TTCCTGCAGTTGTCGCAGATGCGGCACTTCCTGCAGTTGTTGCGGATGTTGCACTGTCTGCGGTTTCAGCATGTCCTGCCTCGGTCGCATATCCTGCGCTTTCTGCAGTTGTCGCTGATGCCGCACTGTCAGCACTTCCGGCTTCAGTTGCATAAGCAACACTTCCACTTGACGTAACATAATTACTATGGGTATGGTCCATACCTGCAGCGACACCATCTGCTGTTGCAGTTGTAGCCACATCCCCATTGGAAATTTTTACGTGTCCGTAATTGGATGTTGTTGCAACGCCATATGCCGTCGATGTGGACGCATGATTTGTTGGTGCTTTTTTAGAGACCTCTGCGGTAAGAGAAGTACCATCGCTCTGAGAAAAATATTTCTCATCCAGAACAGTATCAGGTGAAAATTTTTCAATTTTACCTGTTGCAGTTGCAGATGTTGCTACTTTGATAGAAAGGAATGGGTCATTGGAATTACAATTTACTGCAATTTCACCATATTCCACAGACGTTGTCTCTGGAGTTTTCCCACTTACAAATGAGTGGGGGTTAATAAGATGCTGTGCCATTTATATAAATGATATTTTTTAAAGACTTATATAAGTCAAATTATTTTACTATATTATAAATAGTAAAAAGGAGAGGAAAACACTTCCTCTCCTTCAATAAAAAACAGGTAATTTATGAACTTGAATTATCTCAAGGTTTTCATGAGTTCTCTGAACCTTGGATTCTTCTTCGGGAGTTCCTCCCTTATATATTTTCTTATCTTCTTGAACTGATAATGAATATTATCAATTCCACTTTCCTCTTCAAGTTCGATATAATGTTCCCGTTGTGCTGCATGGCGTAGCCATAAGTTTGAAATCTTTTCACCAAACTCCTCATATAATTCATCTCTTACTATTTCGACGAATTCATCTATTTCTGGTTGATACTCATCATCAATAATATCAAAACCTTTCATGCTATCAATATCTTCCATCTGTTTTTTCCTTTTTAAACGATTTGTTGTGTTTTGTTTAAACGCCACCCAAAAATACGCCTTTATTTTCTTGATGTCAGTGACATCATCTTTATATGTGTTTGCGCATTGCAATAATGTATCTTGAAATACGTCTTCGTCAAATTCCATTTTTAATTTTATAATGTTCAATTTGAACGATTTCTTGATATCTTCGTATATCAATGAAACTTGCCTTAAAAATTCGGGGTTCGGTATCATATGGCCTTAACCTACTTTATTGTTATACAATAAGATTTATAATATCTTCCTTCTTCAATATGAGCACTTTATTAGGCAGCATCTGCCTTATCATTTCGTTCTTCACGTACTGTTTCAAATCAATAACAAGACCATTGTCGTCAATCTGATTTGCATATTCAACAAGAATATCTTGCGGGTTTATATCCCCATTTTCATCTGCGAACATGTTCAGCACATCATCAACCTTATGTATATTTTGTTTCACAAGTACTTTAAGAGTTGCATTTATCATCTTTTCTGATACTGTGGGATTACTAAAATAAGTATCTATAAGTTGGTTCAAAGAACTATTCAATTTCAATTTAATTTCCTGAATTTTCATACCTTTCTACGTTTTTTGTTTCGGTTTTTATACGTTTATAATCGTCAAATGACATTGAAGAATAATGACTTAAATAATCATTAAGTTCCATTAGATTTCGTTTGTTTTCTACCGCCTGTTCTTTTTTTGCTGTTGTTATTAGTTTTTTAAGTGAGTCTATCTTGGCAATTGCCTCGGGCTTGGAATTTATTTTCCATTTCACCCCTCTCATCAATTCCTCCTGTATCATTGTTTGGAGTTGGTTATTTAACTCTGTAAACTCAGCATCCCCCTGAAGTTTCTCTATAACAGCCTCATCAAGTTCTTTCATCATACCATCAAGTTCCCCAAGATAATCTTTCCCACCTTCACGTTCCCCGGGGTATTTGTTATTCAAAGTCTGTTGCATCTGATGATATTGAGCAAGAGCACTATCAAATTGTTGTCGTGGGTCATATTCGGGCTGCGGTCTCATTGCTTGTCCTATATTTTGGTATAGCAAAGGGTCCTGACTAAATACAAAATTATTCATTTTACACTGTTTTTAATTTGTTATTTGGTGGTTAGAGGAATGTCCCCACTCCTCTAACCTGTGTTTTTGCATTATGCACCTGCTGCTACTGTGGTGCAATTGCATGGGCTGTAACTTGCGTAGCCTGTTACTGTAGGTGTTGAAGGAAGAACCACTTCACCTGAAATCATCTTGCAAGTACGTCTTGCGAGGTTGAAATCTGCAACAAGAGCCACATTGTCAATCTTAGAGTTGATAAGGGCATCCTGATAAGGACGGATTGCAGCCATCATATCTACCTTTCTATCAACTTCACTGATTTTAGCACTGAGTTCATCTTTGTTATCCCTCTGACCTTTGTAAAGTGCGAAAGAGTTGTCAACATTGAATTTGTAAAGGCTGAAAAACTTCTCACTGAGGTCTTTTTGTCCGGCAATCTGAGCCTCATAATACTGTTTTGTCAATTCAATGTAATCAGCCTGCTCTTTTCTTTCATTGTAGAGTTCACCGTGAGGTACTCCTGAATCTGAAGGACATCCGCCGAAAAATCCATTAAAAAGTCCGTCTTTCATTGCTAAAATTCCGCCAAGTGCTGTGCCTATAATCAAATATCTTCCATATAAGTCGTTAATTTATATGCGTTCTTTTACGAACTGCTGTATATTTCTATACAGATGAGACTATATCTTCATCTAAGTTACCTTAGAGCCTCCCATTTCCACTCACTTGAGTGTACCCTACTCCATTACATTTCTGTTGTTTCGGTAGTCGTTGAACCTTCAAAATCGTCATATTCCCATTTATACCCTAATGCCGTATTATAATGCCTTCCTGATGGTGAAACATATTTTTTATCTCACTATTTCCTTTAGGTTTTCCTAAACTTAAACCTGCTTCTTTGTCGGTTTAATTACGTTTGGATTAATTGGACTTGACTTATTTGCTTGGCTGCTGATTGTCTTCATCATTACATGTTAAGAGTTCCCAGCAATTAAGGAGGTTTTATACGAGCATTATTAGTTAAACAGTTTACCCGTAGTCAGGCCTGCGTTTGCCTTTGCGTTAGTCGCCCATTTTTGTTCCATTACTTCTGCCATAATACTTTTGTGTTTTTAATTTGTTATTCGTTGGTTAAGCGCTTTTCCAAAATAAAAATGCACGTAAATCATTTATGGGTAAAAATGTTTTAAAATATCTTAAAACGCTGAAAATTAGACACTTATGATAAAAAAAATGGCGTAAACCGTCGTAGTTTACGCCAAAATAAACAAAATTGAAAAAATAATAGATTTAATCTAAAAAATTAGTTTTTTATTTTATTGACAACGATAAAAATCGACATGCCTATATTATATAATGTAACTAAAATTAATAGAATTATTTCTTGTGTCGTTGACACTTCTGATTTGATATAATCAAAATCAATGAATTCTTTTCTTACCCAATCACCGTTTTCGAGGCATGACCTTAACATTTTGGAATAATCCACCAAATCCAATGAATCGGTTTCCATGAAATATGATTCAGTCTTTACGTCCAAAACGGGGGCATCACACCATGAAAATGCATTACACCACTTTACTTTAAGGCTATCATCAACACCAATGCATACAACGAGTTCGTTTTTATTTCCACCTTTCCAATATGACCGCTGCAATTCCGATATCTCAAGGTCTTTATTTTGGTAAACAAGGACATAATTTCTGAATTGATATCTTTGTCCATAGTAACCATTTATATACTTGATAGCATCAATCCCTTCTTTGGAAATTGCAACTTCACTGATAACAGGGGTTTGGTCATACCAATCAAGTTCTGGATATCTATATAAACCAAGAGAATCAACATCTTTTTCATCTATCTCAGTGAAATTAAATATCGACCTACTGTTCTGTATTTTATTTTTATATCTGTGGCTGGATGTTAAAGTGCAAATTGTTTTTTCTCTCCCGTCCCAATAATAATCCTGAGCATCACCATCAATACGATAATAATCGCGTTTCATGTCAACGAATTTCATTGGCGGATTCCCAAGTTGTTTCTTAAACTTATTGAAATCTTCTTTGTAGAAAATTGTACCTTCATGACCATTTGCATCAAAATACGTCCACTTCTCAGGATGATAATCTCGGTATGAACAATCATAATATTCGGTTGTATAAATGGTGTTACCTTCCGAATCAGTACCTGACGGAACTTCTCTTGAACAAGTCCGTTCAACCCATTCATCCCACTCATCATAATGACGTATTTTGGTAACATAGGAACCAAGATATTCTATATCGGTTTGATTTGCGGATACCATTATTGTCCTTGATAAAAGAAACAACAATAATGAGGGGACGATAAGAATAATATATTCCCACCAAACACACTCTTTCCTAAAGAAAAGAAGAAGAAAAATGGCCGTAATTAACGGCAATGCATAACAAATTATCTCCATATTTTTCAAAATTTATACAAATATATTACAAAAACCATGCCAAAAGACTATTTATATACAAATAAATTGAATTTTTATTATGGCAACAATATCATTAAATGAAAATGAACTCCGTGCTTTGATTAAAGAAAGCGTTGAACAGGCTATGCTTGATGAAGGTTTCTTCGACAACATGAAAGCAGCATGGCAAGGTGCAAAACAGGGATATAAGGCACAGGACACATTGGATAAGGGAGTGGAAGGTTTCAAACGCCACCATGATTATGAGGACCTTCAGAAACAAGCAAACCCTTTTGGCCCGGGAATGGAAAATACTGCTCAGGAACAGGCAACAGAAATCTATAGACAATATAAGGAATACGCAACAATGGCAAATAGGCTTCTTAGCAAATATAATAAAATGGTGAAGACTTATGGCCTTCAGAAAGTAGGCAAAGGGCAGGTTGTCGAACCAACTGCAAACCCTAATTTCAAAGGTAAAGGAGTTCCTGTACAAAGAAAATCAGCATATGCTGTAGGTGGAAAACAAAACCCAGGTACTGCAACACTTCGTTAATCATCAATAAATAAAGCATAAAAGACCGTCAATGACGGTCTTTTTTTATAGAATGACATAAATAAGAAGAAAAAACTGAATCATAATACAACACAAAAATATAGTGAAATCATTACAATCCCTAATTGTTCGATAAACATTTACTTCATCATTGTAAAATTCGCCATCAGTTTTACCTGTTTCCCATTTACTTCTTAATGATTCATAAATTTCCCTCAGATAACTACCTTTTCCCAAATATATAGCGTTAATAATCAGATACAGCAATACCAATGAATTTGCTACGAAAATAAATGTTTCTGGAATGTTGATAACACCTTTTAAATAAAAAGCCAAACTCCCTATTTCAGCCAAAATCAGCAGAATTGCAATATATTTGCCAAGTAGTATGCCATCCGCAATAAGTTGGGCATGCAGTAAATTAGATGGGCAATAATATTGACGAGATATCATCAATGAACTACGCTCATAAATGTAATACAATGTTACTACAATACCAATAAATGCACAAAGCCATAAAAATGTAGTAAAAAATTCCATGTTTTTCCCTTTTAAAATTAGCCACCTAATCTACCACAAATATCATGCCAAACTGTATTAAATGTTAAAAAAGGTTCACATCGTCATCAAGGCCTGTTTCCATTACAACCTTGCTTCGCGTTGAACTGATTACCGTGTATTCAATCACATCCTTGTTGGAGATGAACCACTTGCTCGGAACTGTGGTAAGCAGAACATTATGTTCGCGAATTATATCCAACATCTTCTCCTGTACCTTAGCAAATTCAGTTCTCTGAATTTCAATGCTCTGCATGAGGTCCTTATAAAGACTTGTGTCAAAGTTCGGATTTGCTTCCTGAATCCATTTCATAAGGCTCCCATCTCCCTGTGAATACCTTCCTTCGATAAGGGCCGGATAAATTTCAGCGAACGCATCCTTATATTCATTAGAAACCTGTGCTTTCTGCTGAAGAACCTTCCACATCTTATCATGAACACCCTCAACCTTTCCACGCTGAGCCTCTGCCTGTGCGCGAAGACGAGCATCCTGATTGTTGTAACTAAAATACATTCCCAAAGTTGTTACGGCACCAATAAGAATAATCACCGCAACTGAAATACCAATAATTTTTTTCATTTTTTTATCTTTTAATTTGTAAATAATTCAGGATATTTGCTAATAGCATTAAACATTTCAGACGACATTGACTTCATATCGCTATTAATAATCTGTGTTTTTACACTTTCAAAAGCCTCATAAAATTCTGCAGGCTCAATGATTACAATTTCAGTGTGCACATCAATGATTCTTCTGTCATGTAAAACATAAGTCAAAACGTCCCTATTTGTAAGGAAACTAAAGCCATATATCTCCCCTTTAATCATTAAAGATTTAATTATCCCACCTGATACACTTGGGGTTGCATATATATTGGCTTTCTCGGCCCTTATGTAAGCATCTCGTATTGGAAGGTAGATGTAAGTATATCCATCTTCACTCCTATTGGAGTCAATTACCTCATTTAGGGCTTCCTCCCATTTCTTACAAAACAAAATACGGTCCTGATAAACGTCAGATAAATTTTTTAGAATTTCATTTTCATCTTCTTCACTTCTCTCGAACCATTTTTTAATATTCTCAAACATATTTATATGTATTATTTTGTGTAAATGTGTGTATATAAGTAAGTAAAAATGTATGTCGAGAGGGTGGTAGTTTACCACCCTTTCTTATTCCTTATCAAATTTAAAATTTCGATACACAAATATCCAAAGGCATAAAAAGCCCAATCCTACCATAAACCATATACTTATTTCCGCAAGAAATACAATAAGGATGCCAAATGCCCAACCAATGAGCAAAATCAATATAACCGCTATAAACGATATTCCTAATCTAAACCAATCCACATCTATGTTGTTAAAATTACACCACTATAAGCACAATGTCTTATGCCAAATTCAATCCACTCAATTAGCCTAAAACTATTTCCTGTTCCATAATGACGAGCATGACTATTAAGTTCTGTTTCTTGGAATATTAGACTATCATAATCACATCCACAAATGTCGAATTTTGTTCGTTGCCCAAAACTGTCTGTTTTTTCAATAACTCCAATCATTTTAATGTTACTTTATACTCTCCAACTAAAGTAGTTGTAATATGATACCCCATTTTCTTTAATAGATTCCTTACCTTTAAGGTCATATATGATGTATAATAATGACCATCTCTATTAACTAATCTTATTGCTCTGTCCAGCTTATTAGCTTCGTTTGATGTTAAAACATTAGAATCAAGGTACTCTCTACATAAAGTCCACCAGTCTTTTTCAAGATATTCTTCTTTAGTCAAAGACCCCACCGTCCTTTGGAATGCAACATCAAAAGATAATTCCGAAAATCTAGAAATTACATATGTTCTAAATGACGATTCAACATCCCATTTGTCAATATATTTCTTGCAAAGTTCATTATTGCGTTCTCGAATGAAAATACAAGCAATTTCCTCATTAGTCGGGATATTAATCATTCCCATTTCAATGCATAAATTTATGGCTTCACTATAATCATGGATACCCATTTCAGACATCAAAAATTCAGCAAACAAACTTTCTTTAGTTATATTAAAATTTCGCATTATCTTATATCTTTAATGTATTCAGGGTTAATATATGAGCATATAATTGGATTTCCTCTATATGACTTAATATCACACCAACGCTCATGAACGTGATAACCATTTTCATCCTTCATTACATGAGGAAAAGGAATGCATTCATATTCTTCTGTTTTTCCCTCATATTCCACAACCACCGTTCTATGACAGGACCTGTCCATAAGGTTAGCCAACTTAATCCAAGGTATAAGGTCTTCATATTCACTCTTGAGATTATAATATTTTTCTTCTTCCCCATCATATTTGTCAATATGGACTTCTTTTCCCTCGACTTCAAAACGAATATCAGTAAAAACCCACTCAGGGGGATTATCCCCGTATTTTTCCTTAATGCGATAAAGAATTGTTGTCATTGCGTCCTGAGGAATATGGTCACGATAATCATGAACCTGCGCATGTCTTGAAAAATTCATTATAGAATTGATTTCCCGACGTATATCATGTGCCATAAAACGTTCCCTATCTTCCGAAAAGTGACCATATGAATTACTTGCAATATCTCCAGCGTGAGAGTGCGCTGCAATACTTTTTCGACCAATACAATATCTGTAAGACATCCATATCAGGTTTTCATAGTACATATTATCCCTAATCTCAATCTTAAATTTATCTTTCTTTTTCGCCATAGTCATAAACTTTATGCTCAAATATTATTTATGTTCATAAAATATGAACAATGCAAATATAGTGAACAAAAATTAAAAAACAAAATTTTTCTATATTTCTTCGTATTCCGTTTTCGGATATACTTCAACCATATTCTCCTGAAGCCATATCATCAATATATTGAAAGTTTAATTGTATCAGGGTATTCACCGAAAACATACTTTGTTACCGGGCAAAGCCATAGTTCATCCCTATATAGTCTACTCTTGACAAAATATGTTGCGCCATCAGCGTCCTCACGAAGTTTAATAAGTTCTGCAGATTCTCCTGCATTTGCTTCACTTATACAATCACTCTCATCGGTTCTAAGACCAATTTCGTATTCTCTTCTTCCCTCGGAGTACAGTTCCAACATTGTATCGGCACCAAAAACCATTTGCATATCATTTACGTCACCCTCATACAATGGAAGGTCTACAAACCATTTAGTTCCCAATTTTACAAATCTAAGTTTAATCATAACATCATTTTATCTTAAATTATACTAATCTCTTCTTTTCAAGTTCTTCAATAACTTGTTTGGTCTGTGATGGCACTGTAATTGCTTTTCTCTTGGATTGTTTATTTTTCGTTGTTGGATAATACAATATAGGAGTGATTACCCTCCTTCCATTATATTCTACCTTAAACCCTCCGAAAAAAGTAAAACCAAGGTCATATTCAGTTATCACAGTCTCGATTTTTTCGCCCATTTGGTTTTCATATCGTTTATTAAGCACATCACAATATTCGTGCATTTTGCTATACATACGTTTTTCTAATTCGTTATACTCTTGATACATTGCATGAATGTCACTTAAAATTTCTGCAGTCTCCATTATCTTAATTTTTATAGTTTTCTTATATTACAAAAATCATGCCAAAACCATAACATTATTTCTAATGTTTTTTAAACCAATCTGTATTCCCACATTTTATGAATCGATGAAAATATAACATTGCATTTTTTTCCACATATTTTAATGCTACTACCGATTTTCGCCCAATAAAATCAAACATCCATTCACCAAATTCAATCCCCCATTTTTCAAATTTGTTTTTTATTTCCTTCTTGTGCTTTCGGGCCTCGGGAAGAACTTCATAAAAAGCATCATAATAACGTTTATATGGTTCACAATTTTTTAAAACTCTAATAAAATCATTTCTTGTATAATCTTTGCGGTCCCCCAATTCCCGTTCAATATGTGGGGTTGTTTCGGAAATTATTGCTTTCATTTCCTTTTCATGACATGCATATAAAGCTCGTGCAAATCTCATACTGATATCATTATCACAATTATATTCAGCAATAAACTTCGTAAGAGGCTCATACCATTCAGGAAGGTCGTTAACCAAAGGTTTATTGGGGATTTTTGAATTCAAGTTATATTTTGCCTGAGCGACGAGTACATATCCATGATTCAATTCGTGAACCGCTATCTCATATAATTTTTGTCTAAGTGCATCATAATTTTGTTTAAGAACATCCATACGTGATATAAAATAATTGATTGATACATTATCAAAATCAGCACCATTGAATGAACCTTTTGTTGGGCGCACGTCAATTAGCATATTACCAACAAAATCGTCTTCAGAATATTCTATATTAATTTCAAATTTTTTAAATATTGATTCTGAAAATGAATCAAATACACCCCTCCTATCATGTGTTTTTACCATATTAATTGCCTTATCAGCAATTTCCAACGCCAATGCATATTGTTTCGGAAATTCCCCTAATGCCTCATTTATTAAATTTTCAATCATAATTAACCACATATTATTTTATTATAATCAGCAATTTCCTTTAATTTTTCTCTTGAAACAAGCACGTTTACCGGTTTCTCAGCCAATTTTCTTGAACAGACAAATCTACAACCATTTATTTCAATATCTCCCTGAGGTTCCTTGACATCTTTTCTCATTCTATCAGCCTTGATATGAAGTTTCCTGATGTCCCACCCCAAAGACTTAAGATAATCGATTAACTTTTGTTTATCAATTAACGCAATTTCCATTTCTTTAATATCGTCAATGTCTTCAAGAATGTCATAATCGGCTTTATCTATCCAAATACACAGAAATGAATTATTTAATTTTCCTTCAGAAATCAACCACCCATCAATTAGTTTATCACCTTTTCCTAAAAATGATAGTTCAAACGCAAATGTTTGAAGCCCTTTATTGATGTACCTTATTGCAGCTTTTTCATCACAAACGTATTGTTTACCACCCCATATGAATATCACGTCAATACCTTTCAATTGGCGTTCTCGGTCTTCAATCCTCTCATAACTTTCAACATCGCAATAAAAATGTTTTTCAAGGAACTTGGATACGATATCAGCGCATTTCTCATCTTCACGCCTTATCTTACTATTATAAGCCATAACATATATTTTTGTCTCTTATAAATCGCTACAAATATACACAAAAACTTTGATTAAAACAAATAAAATCAATGTTTTCTTATTACCAAACTATTTATAGAATAGATTAAATTGCATATACAATGGGACAAAATGTAAAAAAATTGACAGAATCTGATTTAAAATATATTGTTGAAAATTGCGTAAAAAGAATTCTTGTAAAAGAGGGGGTTCTTGATAAAGCCGGAGAATGGCTTAACGATAGGGCTGATGATTTCGAGCGAGGTTACGGCCTTAAAGAAGGTAAGCCACAATCAATTGAAGACGTGTTTGAAGGTGATGGATGGAAAGTTGCTGCTGTAAAACAAAGCAATAACGGTTATACCTACTATGGTGTTAGAAGGGCAACAGGTACATGGGGAGCACATAACGGAATCCCTGCTGAGGAAATGGTAGAAGAACTTAATATTTTCCTCCAAGACAGTGGCCAACAGCCAACTGCAGAATATGTGGGGACACATCCGACTGCAAAATACGTGGAGGTATTTAGAGTGAAAACAATTTAAAAACATAAAAACCCTGTGATTAATCACAGGGTTTTTTCATATTTATGACCATGAATTTTACGTGCATCTTTTATAAATTCTTCAACAGTTTTTCTTGTCAGTATACAACTATAATTTTCTTGTATAAGAGATATTGAAAATTTTTGGAAAAACCAATATATTTATAATAATTTTTACAATTATGATTGATTTTAGTAACTTAATGTTAGAGTATGCTAAATGTTATAAAGATAAGAGTCGTATCTACATGATACAAAATTTTCTTAAAACATATGATGCAACCCAAAAGAAAGAGGTTCCTTTTACCCTTTTTCCACGACAACAAGACTTGTGCCGTACATTAGGTGGGGGAAACAATGTTGTTACGACAAAGCCGAGACAAGCCGGCATTACAACCACCTCAGGCGCGTTTATTGCTTGTGAGATGTGCCTTGCTGATAAAGAAATGCCCCAAACCGTCCTTGCTATTGGAAATACATTGGACCTCGCTCAGCAAATGCTTTTTAAAATCAGGGATTTTCTTCTGCAATTTCCATTATGGATGTGGGGTGAAGAATTCATGGATTTAGGCTATGATATTATGAAACCACCCCCAAATAAAAACGTTATTTTTAATGTTTGCAATGGTAAAGAATTAGTCCTCAAAAATGGGTGCCGCGTTGTGGCTCGTTCATCAGGGCCTGATGCTTCCCGAGGAGTCGGTGGTGTTTCGTTCCTTATCTTCGATGAAGCCTCATTTATCGAAAATGGCGCTGATGTATACGCATCAGCCCTCCCAACTGTCTCTACCGGTGGTCATATTATTATGATTTCAACACCAAACGGTAAAGACCAACTCTATTATAAAACATGTGAGGGGGCTAAAAAGAAAGGTACCAGTGATTGGAATGGTTTTGACCTTGTGGAGATGAAATGGTTCCAAGACCCTCGTTATAATAAAAACCTTGAATGGTATCGTAGGAATGAGGAAACTAATGAAAATGAATATATTAAAGAGCAAACAATCGACGAAAAGGGTAATGTAAAATATGACCCCGAACGTTGGGCTGAACTTGAGAAACAGGGGTGGAAAGCAAGGAGTCCTTGGTATATTAAAATGTGCCAACAGTTCAATTTTGATGAACAGAAAATTGCTCAGGAGTTGGATGTGTCCTTTCTTGGTTCGGCGAACAACGTAGTTGACCCGCAGTATATTGAAATGCAATTGAATCTCAATGTTCAAGAACCTAATCAAGAATATAAAGACCCGTTGATTGAAGATACTTGGATTTGGAAACCACCTATTATGGGGCACCGTTATATAATGTGTATAGACGCTTCCCGTGGAGATGCTGCCGATAGAAGTGCATTGGAAATGATTGATATGGATGGAATTGATGATGAAACAGGGCAGCCTATATTGGAACAGGTATTGGAATATCATGGTAAAGTGACAGGTGATGACCTTGGCGAAATTGCCTATAGATATGGTAAGATGTACGGTGATGCATTTGTTGTTGTTGATTGTATCGGTGGCGTTGGTGATGCTTGTATATTGACGCTTATGAGGTTAGGCTATAAAAATCTTTATTACGATGACCCAACGCTTAAAACATATACCATGGCTAGGGATGCTTCAAGTTTGAACTTAACTCCTGACGGAAAACTCCCGGGATTCCATAGTTCTTCAGTGCGTTTCCAAATGTTGACAAACTTTGCTTATATGGTTAAGACGAATGCGTTTAAAATACGCTCAAAACGTGTTATTAGTGAATTGGAGACTTGGATATATAAAGGAGACCAAGGTAGAATTGACCATATGGATGGCGCTCATGATGATACACTCACTTGTCTTGCTATGGGATTGTTTGTAATGAAATTCTCATTTGAAAAACTTGAAACTGTCAAGAAACAGGATGCTGCAATATTAAAAGCGTGGACATCATCAGCACAATTAAATAATACCTATGGAAGAGGCTATAACAGCAGCACAACAATTAACATTGCGCCGAAGCCTAATATGCCTTTTTATGGCACACAAACAGTTCAAAAGGCTTCAAGTAATGTTGGTGGTAATTACATGTGGTTATTTGCAAGAACTAAATAAAAAAGGAGGGATAATTTCCCTCCTTTATTTTTTAGAAAATAAATAATATGAGTTATACCGTTCTCCACGTTCAGGCGAATGAAATGAAACATCCCACCCATATTTTCCATACAAACCTTCAATATCCCAACAAAACAATTGGTCACAGAAAGAACGGTCATCAAGCGGTCCAAGATAAGCGTTAACAATTTCATCAACTGTCACCTCGCTTTCTTGTTTATAAGAATTGTAATTTTTCTTAATTAGTTGGTTAATTGAATCTATAACCTCATCAGGAATCATTTCAAGCACAGATTCCTGTAGTTGACTAAATGAAATCGGTTCTATCTTTCCCATACTATTCCACTCCTAAAAATTCCTTAAACTCAGTAAACGAAATTGGGTTTGTGGAAGTCGATTTACCGCCATTGAAAAATGATATAATGACCTCGTTCTTACCACCTACCTTAGTAATAACCCAATGTTCTGCAGTTCTCATAAGTTCACCCACTTCAGATGGCCTGAGGTCCTCTAATGCAGGAAGATGCTCATATGTGAAAAGCAGCCTATCATTATGCTTCATGAATTCATCAACAAGTTTATTTCTTGCAATGAAAAAATCTTTCGTCTTTTCCTCAACTTTTCTTGCAGTATTAACAAATTCATCGAAAATACCTTTGGGTGTTTCCTTCTGCATTGTCTTGAAGTCATCGAGACTCATTGTTCTTGTAAAATTCTTTGCCATAATCAAATTCTTTTATGTTCTTGACAATGCAAATATACAAATATCATGCCAAACAAACAAGTTTAATCAACTATTTATTATAAAATAATATGTTTTTTATGAAAACGGGAAGAGAATATATACAAGAAATGGTTGACAAGCTCGTTAAAGAAGCGATTAACGAGACTTTTCTTGGGGAAAAAGAGAAAGAAGGCAAAAAAATCAAATATCAGGACGATGATAAATCAAAAGATGACGATTGGAGAGATAACCGCAAGAAAGAGAATAAAATCGCGGATGCCGCTTCAAAACGTGCACGTGTAATTCAATGGCTTAAAGACGATTCAGTTAATTGTGCTGAAATTATGCGTAAACTTTGGAGGCCTTCAAAGAAAAAAGAGGATGCTGCAAGAAGTTATTTCTACAAATGTCGTGATGGAGAACTTAATGATACCGGAGTGCCATATTCATTTTCAGACAACGACATCAACAGGTTATATTCAATTAAGAATAATATGCTATAATATAAAAGGGAGCAACATTGCTCCCTTCTTTTTTAAATAGCCTTCTTCTTATAATAAGAATCATACCTACTACGCAATTTCTCGCATATCGAAGTTTTAAGTTGGCGTATTCTTTCCTTAGTCATACCCATTTCATCAGCGACATTTTCCATGTCCTTTTCCTCACATCCAATTCCAAACAGTGGCTTTATCACCTTTTGCTCTTTTTCAGTAAGCCCACTCAACATAAGACTAACAAGAGCCTCATTATATTCGGCAGTCACTGTTTTCTCATAATCGTTATATGAGGATGTTGCGTTGTTGAACTCAGGTGAGTCCTCAAAAAAAGATTCGCCGTCATCCAATGTTGAATTGATTGAACTATATGCAATGTCATATAAGTCACCAACATTTTTAATGGTCAACCCATAAACATTTTTAAGTTCCTCAAGAAGTTCATCTGTGGTTGGATAACGCCCATTCAAAAGGAAAAACTCATTCTTCAACTTATTAGCCTTGCTATAAGTCTTATAATAGTTTGTTTTCTTAATCGGCTGATGCTCATTAAGTATATATTTGTTAAGGCGTTCTTTCATCCAAAAATTAGCATATGAACAAAGTCTGAAGCCTCTCGTAACATCAAACCTGTTTATTGCCTCAATGAAACCGTCATTAGCCACATTTACAAGGTCAGTGACATTTTTACCATTGGAATACTGTCGGGCAAAAGAGAAAATATATCTCTGATGTGACATAACAAGTTTATCCATTGCAGCCTGTTCACCTTCCTGTGCACGTGTTATGAGTTCAATTTCCTCTTCAGCGGAAATCAGTTCATAATTCTTAATATCATCAAAGTAACGATGTAGATTGTTCGTTCTCTCAACCTCTTTTACAAATACACTTTTAATCATTCAATATCGTTTTAAATTTTTTATTAAGTTTTCTTATCTTACCGCAAATACCATACCAAAAAGGTAAAATCAGCCACTTTGTGGCTGATTTTTTAAAGTTCACCACGAAGATATTCTTCAAGTCCCACATTTGCGAGGGCTTCCAAGGCAACTCTACCTCCATCAAGGTCATGATTTCCACACTTCTTGCAAGGATTCTTAAGAGCCATAGGCTTCAGCTTAATTGTCTCCACTTCAAAACCTTCAGGGAGCGCAGCCAACATCTTCTCGTATGCAGGCTTAAGTACCGCTTCATTAACACAAACATAGCCGTTTTCCTCTCTGCGAGACCAAAGGCAATTAATGCACATCTTCTTTAAACCATATGCGTTAGGGCACTTACCCTCTACAAGTTCGCTTCCGCAAATAACACAAAATTCACTCATATTAAATCTATTTTTTAAATTATCGAAAATATACTACAAATATCATACCAAATTATTAATATCATTAATTTCAAAAATTGTTATCAACTAAAGTCATGTTTTTACCCATTCTATATATTAGTGATTTTATATTAGTTAAATTTTGTTTCATAAGTATAACACTTTTATTTCCAAATTATTCATGTTTTTTAAAAATCTATCACTTTCTTCAATCGCCAATTTTATTCGTTCAGTTTTTTCATTACATAATAGTAAAATATTATATTGTGTTTGTAAAATATTTTTACATTTCACTGTCAATTCTTTTACTTTTTGCTCATTAACAAATTCACTAAATACGGATAAAATTATATTTTCAGCAATTTCAATATCAGAGTCGCCATCCTCTTTAGCATATTTTTTAACAATATTAATGCCATTCAAAATATATTCTTCACATTCTGATATAATGCTTTCGCATAAAGCAATATTGTCTACAATAAAACGGCCTTCAGAGTCTGCAATAATTCCATGTTTATTAAACATAAAGGCATGATATCCATGGCATTTCACATAATATTTTTTCTCCATATTAAATCTATTTTTTAAATTATCGAAAATATACTACAAATATCATGCCAAAAATTCTTAATATTAAGAAACTCGTTCCCAATTAAGTTCATAGTCTAGACACTTATATGTACCTGGTTGTAGTCCACCCTTCATACAGAATTCATGAACAAGGCTCTCAATGAATACAAGATTCTCCACAATATACTCATAAAGCCCATACATATATTCCTCAAGTTCCTCAGGGTAACGTCTTCCTGTTGGCTCTAATTCTGTGCCGGGAATAGCCTCACCCCATTTTCCTATAATAAGAGCAACATCTTCAAGGACATAAGTTCCGCCGAAAAGGTTATATTGGTCAATTGCCCAACCTATATGTGAGTGGGGGTTGAACTCATTGATTTCTTCCATAAGAACCTCGTTCTCCTTCATATAAAAATCCCATTCATCATGTTTTGTGGATAACTTATTTTCAGGTTCCATTTTATCAACAAGATTAAGACGCCTTACAGTCCTCTTAAGTTGTGCAAGTTTTTCTTTATCATCGAAATCAAACGCTTCCACCTTAATTGCTGAAATTAGTTTCAAGTGGTCTTCGGTTAATGTAATCTTTTTTACTGCCATAATTTTCTATGATTTTATACTAATAATATAAAAAAATGTTACACAAATGTCAATGTTATTGCTTCAAAAGCAATTTTTGACTTATGAAATCTGAAAATTTGACTTTAGTCTCCCCATTGGTTAAACAAAGTTCATTCAGTTTGAACTTTACCTTTCCATCTTTATAACACCATCTAACTTCACCTGTATTATGAAGATGATTATAATCGTATATCATGAAAATGATATCTCGTTTAGGAAGATGCGGGTGCTGTTTCACAAACTCATCCAGAAGATACTGTTTATTGAAAAAATTTGCTCTATCGTTTTTTAAAGAAATGTTCTTATTACCTAAAAAAGTCGATATCGGTTTAACCTGTATATATTCTTTAACAACACCATCTTTTTTAACTATGAGGTCAACGCCATATTCAGAATCCATCACACCATATGTTTCTTCAACATCATAACCTTTCTCAGAAAGAATCTTTACCAATTCTTTCTCAGGTTTATGACCATCAAAAGTTTCAATGATGACATGGCAAATAATATCATCAAAAAATTCTTCCAAAGTAAATGTGTCGTCATTAACAAGTTCTTTATAACGTCCGGCCAGCATTTGAAGATGCTCTATTGAACGTCCGTATTCTTTATCCCCCTTTAAATTCTTTGGAATATAATTGGGGGTCGGTAGATAAGTTGTGTATTTATCGAAGAAATCCTGATATGAAATAGGTTTTAATTTAGCGTATAATTTGCTATTATCCCCCACATATGGTTTAGGGGCGATATTATCTTTATATATCTGATTATATTTTGCCAACTTTTTTTTCAGATTCTGATAATACTCAACACTTTTAAGAATCATATTATTTCAAATAATTTAGTGTTTATTTGGCACGTATCTTCCATATTTTTCCAATGCCTTCTCTCGTGCCTCTTCAAAAAGTTCACCTGAGCATTCAGTAAACTTATAGTATTCTTCAACATCACATCCCAAATATAAGTTACCATCATCACCAAGATGAAACATATTCTCAGAAGCAATATTCATTTCTGTTTGTGTTGTTAAACAACAAAATTTATAATCTTCCTCCGTTTGTTCCTGCAACCATATATAATCCTGAGGCATCCATTCGCCATCAAAACTTTTATCATATCTCTCATATAAAAACTGATATGACTCAAATTCTTGGACACATGGTAAACCAACAACCTGTATGACCGAACCTAAAGAATCACATTTAAATGTTTTTCCCAAAAGATAATCAAATTCTTCCCTTCTAACATTGAAGAACGAATCATTGTCATCGGATATCATAACAATATCTGTTTCAGCCTGTGGTTCAATATTGTCATAAAAATCAGTACTAGGAGAAAGATAAAAACCTGTCAACACATACTTACCCTTATCAAGATAGCCTTTAGGGACAAAATGCATCTTCCCACAAGATTCCTCGATAAGTCTAACAACATCATCGTTAATAATTTTTATAACGCCGATGGCATCACTTAAACATGTAATGTGTGGGTCATGCACATCAGAATCAATTAAAAATTCGTTTTTCTTATCCACCATAAACAACCATTGTATTATTATCCCAATCAAATGTCTTATAAATAAAAATCATATCAAAAATGGCAAACTTATACATCCATGAACTACTTACGAGTTTTCTATCAGATAAATCAATATTGAAATAGTGCCTTTCACCATCATCTCCTAAATAACTACTCTCCCATTCTCTAATTTCATGCTCCCATTCCTTTACCAATTCAACAGTAAACCAATGCTTTGAAAATTCTTTTTCCTCAGGATGCTGATATAAGTCAAGAGATGCTTTCATATAATCAATTATCCTCTGTCTGTATTCAAGAATAATCATCTTGAATCCTTCTTTGGTTATTGAATACACATCAACATCATCATGTTCGAACAAGCATTTGATTTCTTTTTGAAAATCTTCATTCTCCCCTTTTAGTTTAAGCCAAAATTCAGTACCGTTGTTATGACAAATTACCTCGCCGTTAATTTCAAACCACGGATAACCGTTATCTTCTTCAACTTTTATTATCGGTTCATCCTTATCCGCTTTATACCAATTAACCCTCCAACCCATATGTTCCTAAAAGTTCTTCTATTATTTTTTTATCAATTGCATCCGAAATATTTTTTGTCTGTTCGTTAAGAATATCATTCTCTATTGTTTTTTTCCATTCAGCATCCGGGACATATTGTTTTACAAGATAACAATGAATTACAGATTGCCCGTTACAATAACGCTGAAATTCGTCTCCTTCATTTCTACAACCTTTACAATGTTCTTTTCTTAACTTTTTGACAAAATCAGTCTCTGTGTATATCATAATTTTTTTTATAATTGAAATTTCGTGTTTATATAAAAAATATCTCCCTGTGGAGGTGAAAAAGGTTTCACAGCAATTTCATCGTATTTAGGGAATCTAAATTGTACAATTGGATAATATCTTTGTTTTTCATTGTTTGTTGTGTCGGAATACAATTTATCAGTTTCTATTTTATTTAACAAATCATATTCCTTTTCAACCTTAAACTCCACAGTACCGTCTTTTTTGACACCTCTAAGATACTTTACCCAATCCACTGTGCATTCTTCCACCGATTCATAGCCATAGTCACCAACTAATCTTGCTGTATTGATATGATTGGATTTTTCGAACTTCTCCCTTTCTTCTTTAAAAACTCGCTCAAGTTTTTCTTTTGTTTCACTGTTCGTTACAAACGAATAATATGGTCTGCACTTTTGAGGAATCTTGGATAACGCATCATCTATTGCCTTCCGACATTCAGCACAATAATACATTGAACAACCTTCCTCAGTACCATACTCAGGGCCATTACCATATGTACAATATGTGTATTCTTTTTGACAATGTTTACATCTTAATCTGAAATGCTGCATACTATTAATCTACATTTACACTCAAATTATATAAATCAGCAAAATCATTAATAACAGTTTCTATGTATTCCCTTCTTCTGTGATAATGAAGTTGATTGTTAATATCATATTCACAATACTTATTACCGCTTCTCTCGTATAGCCATCCTCTTAATTCTTGAATTTCATGGGCTTCTCTAATGAATTCCCCATAGTCAAAACTGTCATCATTCCTTTTAGATTCCAAAAAACGTGTAATACCCTCCACACAAGGCAATACTTTTATTTCAGAACACCATAGTCCCTTGGTGTTTTCATGTTCGGATTTTTTTTGATAAAACTCAATATCAAACATCACATCCCTATTCCCATAATATATTTGATATACCATAACTTTACTCTGTTTTTTTATTTTGTTCATTTGCATATTCATACCCTTGAATGAACATCTCATAGCAAAGCGATTCAATTATATCGGCAATTTCTCCTGCTTTTCTTTGATTTTCCATATACTTTGCCCTATACTCTCTCGCACCTCTCATTCTATCGTCAATTGGATATATTTTATTTACTATCGTTTCCTTTACATCATGAAGTTTTGTCTCAAGATTTATATCATAAGGTAACTGAAGTTCATAAAACTCTTTATTAAGAATATCGATACAATCTTTATAAGCCTTTATTTGTGATTTCCTATCAGTAAAAGGACAGGACAATAAATCATTTTCTAAGAAACCAATACGATTCAATATAACAGTTTTCATCTGTTCTGCCCTGAAATCATTTTGCAGCCGTTCACTCAATATTTCTTTTACATTCATATTACTTTTATAGTTTAATCATTTGTTTATCAAAACATCCATAATCAATGTTTGAACCATCATATTCCCCCCATTCATCCTCCCATTCACTTGCCCAAGCTTCATATTCCCAAGGCATTTCATTTTTAATAAAATCAATTGCATCATTATAGTTTTTATCTATAACAATTTTATGCTCAATGTCACCTGAACCTGTTTTTAATACATAACTATAAATTTCCATAATTAACTACTTTTAATTTTTATTATTACTTTACCTCCCAAACTTTACCTTCAAGTTCCTGATTTTCACAATTCTCTAAAATGTTAAAAAGGTTTGTCTTCTTAGCCTTCTTCTCATTCTTTTCAAAAACCCAAAATGTTGAAGTATATTTTCTTGCATGCTGTTGTGCCTTGTACTTACCTGCAGAAATTAGTCTTGCTTTTGCTTCAAGAATAAACTCATCCTTAACATAAAAACCAAGTTTCTGAGCAGACATGAATGCAAATGGTACAGCCCAAATTTCCAAGCCACCCGAAACTGTTGATTGCATTTTAAAAACACAGATTCCTCCGGGTTTAAGGACTCTATAAGCCTCTTTAATCCACCAATATTCATTTTCCATAAGTTCACCCACAGGATAAAAGGATGAAAATCTCTTGGCTATCAATGATGAACCTTCTTTGTTATTAACAACACTTGGACAAGCCTTAGGAGAAATCACAAATGGAAGGTCAATGACAATTGATTCGATGCTTTCATCTTCCAACGGAAGTTTTTCAAATGGGGTGATTTTACCAACCCTATCAAACTGAGGGAATACATCAAAAAGGTACTTTGGTTCAGGAATATGATATTCTTCACCTTTTCTATCTTCATAGAATTTCAATGTCGAGGCCGTAATATCACAATCAAATGGTTTACCACCGTTATGCAGTGTCATAATATTATACAATATCTCTTTTTGGTCATAAGAAATATTGCGTATAATCGTACTGTTATTAAACTCTTCTTTTGTAAGTCTTGCGTTATCTTCCATATATTTAAATTTTGTGCAAATATAGGTTTTTTTCTCCAAAAGACAAAACTATTTATTAAAAAATAAGTTAAGTCATGTGGGGAATTTTAAAACAAATATTCTTTATTATATGGCAGTTACCACAGGTACTTGTCGCATTGGTAATGTGGCCATTTCTTGGAAAGAAAAAACTGATTAGAAAAGAAAACTACTGTTGGATTTATGAATGTGAGGCGATGAGAGGTGGTATTTCTTTGGGTTGTTTCATTTATCTTTCCCCAAGTTGCGCCAAAAGAGAAACAACAATACGCCATGAATTGGGACATGTAAAACAAAGCCATTACCTTGGGGTTTTATACTTGCTTATTATAGGCCTCCCAAGTATATTATGGGCTTGGTTAGGAGATGACAATAAATGCTATTTTTCGTTCTACACAGAATCTTGGGCAAATAAACTTATGGAGTTGGAAGTTCGAAGTAACGGACGAAGATGTTATCTCTATCTACCAAAAGAAAAGGATGCTTAATTTAAGCATCCTTTTCTGTATACTCAACGTTTAAAATTAAAGGGGAGGTATCAGCATAATCAAAATGAAGTAGATTTGATAAATCCACTCGGTGAAAACACATGTCTTCAAATTTTCTTTTTCTTACAACTTTTCCACAAGGGTCTAACAAAAGGAATTCAAAAGTAGTTAAAACATCTTGATTATTTTCAAATTCAGAAATAATTGCATCAATATCATCTTCCGTACCAAGACTAATACCAAATTTTAAAGATGCATTCCCAAAACTAACACTAGTTATCCTTAATTCAGGTATTTCCATTCCCTTGGTTGTTCTTAACAACCATCTATGGTGCGTTAAAAAAAAATTATTTTCATTTTTTCCAATTTTTAATGATTCCATTTTTTTTAATTTAACATTTATTATGGATTGGCATATCAGGTTTAAGATATTGAAAACCCTTTCGCTTTTCCGTCTCAATCAAACGTAGAAATGTTTGCTGATATTCCGCTGAAAGGAGCCCTCCATTATAATACACACAACCGTGTACCACTGAAATTTCCATACCCGCAGGGACTGCCATGTTTCCAAAACCCCATTCTTTCTTAAAAACATATTTCTCAACATCGTTTATGCTACTCTTAGGGGCAAATGTATATGTCTTTATTCCGTTATTTTCCGTTACCATTGTTCAAAAATATTTTAATATTATTTTGTATATTGAATTCGATAAGTAGTACCTTTTGCAGCCATATTATATGAATCCACTAACATTTCAGTGACTTTTTTCCACTTATCCTCAGCTTCACTGAAATTACGTTGTTTTATCCCCATAAAAATCTCACTCTGAATTGTGGCCAACTGTGCGTAAAGAATATTAAGCGGCGAATAATAGTCATCAATCTCAACAGACCCTTCACAATCTACACTAAATGTGGTCTCCCACTCTTTTGGAGTATTTTTAAGTTCTTTATAAGACTCAAACTTGGCATATCTTTCAGCCATATCACGTTCAAATGGGCTCTCCTTTGCTTTAATATCATCTAAAATTTCTTTAACACGCTTAGAATCGCTGTCAGTCCATTTGATTTTCAAACTGTTAACCTTTTTCTCTTCATTAGCCTTGATGTATTCATTCATCCTGCGTATAAGTTCAATATCGTAATTGTCCATAATTAAAAACTTTTTCTATAAAAAGATAATTCTATTAAATAGTTTTGTAAATAATTAATCGTGTATTAATGGTTTTAATTCTCTGTTTTTCAACGCTTCTTTAAGTGTGGCAACAAATTCCTCAAGATTAATCTTATCGTATGTACCATCAGGCTTAAGCCATAATATTCTTCGAGCAATGACTTTCAGCCCAACCTTTTCGAGACAATTCTGATATAAAGAAAGTTGTAACTTATATAAGTTCAAAGGCATGTCCAACAATTCTTCAAACGGTACAAGTAACTTCTTTTCTTTGAAATTCTTATAAAGATTCGCATTTGTCTTCCAATCCATTACTATAAGCCCACTTTTGTCAGGTTTCTTGCCTTCCAACTCCGCATCATAATAAAAAAGAATATCAAATGTCCCCGAATAACCCAAATCAGCGTCATATACCTTTGTTTCTGCCATAATAGGAATAATGCACTCCGGAATATCCTCATAGAATTTCACAACAGCCTCCTCCTTAGGGTCATAAGCAACAAACCCCCCATCTTCAGTTAACCTATTCTTATAATCAGGGAGAATCTTATCATGTTGCCCTATCATATAATAAAAACAAGATTCCCCAAATTCATGCCTAAATGTACCCGTTGTACATGCTTCATTGCTTATTTTTTTCCATGATGCCAAAATTTCATCGGCTGTCATTCCATAATACTTGGACTTAGGATTATTGAAGTTGCGTTCATAAGTCTCCTGTGCCTTTATCTTAGAATCAAAATGTTCTTGAAAAAGGTGGGTTACATCTGAAACACAAGTCATTGGCTTTCCGTTAAGGAAATATTTATGTCCATCTTCAATAAAGACAAGCCCATTAAATGAACTGCGTATTTTCTCTCTTATTTCTTCATATTTCGGGTTATCCCAAATCCCCTCCCATTTATTGTTTCTATATAACGTTCTCATTCTTAATCTTTTGAATTTTTTCTTTTATCAACCGTTTTTCAAGTTTTGACTTTATGATGTCAGCATGGCAACTGAGAGGTTTACAGAAGCAACCGAGATAGACATCCTCACCACTTTTGTAAATCTCATATATCTCATCAATCGCTTTGGTATAAGCAATGTTGGAACCATACATGATGTCAAAATAATCCGAATAACGGTCAATAGCCTCTTCCCTGTCTTTTACCACATATATCGCTTTTGTCTTACGGTCCTTTATATGTGTGTAGGGATTACCTAAAACAGAGCCCCGTCCAACATAAAAACTATTTGGGCCATTATGCGTTTCCACTCTTAAATTATAAACGTATATCATATGCAATATTTAACTCACCAATAACTACATCATTCTTATATGCTGTAATAGAGGCATTATCCCCCGGTTTATAATGATAGATACAACAAGCATCTTGAATAATATCTCCTTTCACATCAATCCTATCCGGTTTATCTCCCCATTTTACAGTAAACGGAGTTTCTACGGCATATTTAACTTCTTTTATTTCAAGTACACCCACAACATGTTCTTCGCCTAATGTTAAATCTATTTTAAAATTCCCCTTTTTCCCTTTAAGTGGTATGGTATATTTTAAAAAAGTTTCATTCACAGATAACCACTTTTCTTTTGCGTCTACAATAATCTTATATTTTCCCCAAGTTAAATATTTGACATGTATTTTTAGTTTTTCGGAACTTTGAGTGAAATCTAAAATATTTTTACAATACCAATAGTCTTCAAGGACATATTCTTTTCTACCCCCTTCTTTTGGTAAAGTTATTGTTACAATACTTGTATTCATATAATTTTTTTATTATTCTTATTAAATCCAATTATCAAAATCCTCATCAGAATCATCTATGATATAATCAAGCGCATCGAACCTATTAATGAAAAATTTAACATCTTCTCTATTGAAATATTCCGGATATTTCTTAAGCAAGACTTCCAAATCAAGTTCATGATAAGCCCTTTTCATATTTTCTTCAGTAGGAGTTAAACATGTGTCAAAAAAATCATTAAGATATTTTTCAAACTCTTCTTTCGTTATTATTTCATATTCATCATCAATACTAAACTGTATGGTATTATATACATGATACCACCCGTCACCCGTTTTATCCAAACAGATTCCTTCAAATAAAAAACGTGTTGTTACAGGTGATAATAGACGAGGGTTCTCCCGAACAGGGGTACCAATCACACCACCACCCGCATGCGTAATCATCATATATTCGTTTTTCCCTTTATTGCTCCGATTTATCTTAACATATAAAGGGTAACCTTGCGATGCAAAATCATCTTTCACCTCGTTATGCCACTCTCGATATAAATCATATCTTTTATGTTCAATAAGAGCAGATTCATATTTTAACTCTCTTAATTTCTCCAATCTCTCTTCTTTTGTCATTATGCAATCCTCCCTGACAAATATAGTTTTAACATATTATCCTGAGGTTCATAAGCCTCATCAACATAAGAAACATTGGCAATTGCAGTACCATCAACAACTTGTAGTTTATGATTTCCTGAATGTATATGTCCACAAAAAACATACTGTGGCTGTTTTTCCTTAATTGCAGCAGCAAGAATTGGACAGCCTGCATTACGTTTGTATGGTGTGCCCCAATCAACATATCCGTAGCCTTCAATATCAGGTGCCGAATGGGTTATAAGAACATCAAGGTCTTCAGGAATTTCAGCAAATTTCTTCCTTAATTTTGCATCAGAACGCATAAAAGCCCAATTACCAAAAATCTGACAATATGGGGTACCGAAGATTTTTAAATATGATGGCATACCTGAACCGTCATCAATATATTCAAAGCGGTATTCTTTATTCCTGAGAACCACAAGACGGCCATTAGTCAACATTGAAAGCCGTTGATAATCATCCTCATTCCAACGTTCAAAAACCATATCATGATTTCCCGGGGTCATAACCACCTTACTCCACACATTTTTAAAAGGGAGAGACAGAATCCATTCAACAAACTCATTTTCCACCCATTCTTTTTGAAATGAGAAATAATGGTCATGCGCAGGAACCACATCACCACATATCAACATGAGGTCAAATTCCTCAACAACTGTAGGTAAATTACCATGTAAATCTGATGTAACAATTGTCTTAAACATTATATCCTCCAACCAAATTTAGATTTATCATTATTAACTTTCACGAGAACTCTACCTATTTTATGTATAAGTTCGTTTATACACTTTTCCACTTTTTTAAGACTCCATTTGTATTCTTTAAGAATCTTCTTCAATTCAATATCATTTTTTACATCATCGAATATCTCAATTAACTCAATATATAACTTACCGACTTCACTGTTGCTTATGTTGCTATAATCATATGGGGGCGTTGCAAAATTATCAACCATACAATACGAATACAGCCCATTAATGAAGCCATCCTGTTCAGACTTAAGACAACCATAAATCAATCTACCTACCTTATGGCGTTTTTCGTCAGACGATTCCATATCATTCCTCATCTTGGCATATAACGTATTGCTTGGAATTGTTTTCTGAGAACGAAACTGCTGCAAGATATGTTCCAATTCATGTTGAATCACTTCAACCGCCTTTTCCTTAACAATAGTACCATTAATACCATATAAATTGATATTACATATTATATGATATCGTCCAAGATATGCAGAGCCACCTGTTACCAAACAACTTTCCCCATATTTATCAACTTCTTCCTTATTAAGGAAATTCCTATATTGATAGGAAATTTTAAACTGATGGTCGTCAATTTCAGCACCAACAGAACCTCTTTGGATGGTATATGAACCACCATCTTCTTTCTCCCTGTTTGGTAAATCATTGACAATCGTTTTAAACACCCTTACAGCCTCATCATAAACACCTTGAAGAACGCCAAGTTCCTCTTTCACAAGAACTCGTAACTGATTTTCGTTTATAATCAGCCTCATGTTCTTAATATATAAACCAAGTTATACGTATGTCAGTCGCCTTAAGACATCCATATTGCTGTTCAACCAAAGTACGAATTCGACAGATTTCTCCATAAATCCTAAGAAGAAAATTGAATTTTTCCTTGAAAACATATTCATTGAAATTATCATCACCAGTTTCCTCATCATATATATGAAAACCAATATTTTGAAGAAGCCTGTCAAGTTTCCAATTTATATCCTTAAGTTCGTCAGCCTTCATTAATCTCGGCACTGTATCCAAGAAATGTTCTTTCATTTCCCCATATGCCCCAAGAAGGTCAATAAGATAAAAATAAGAAGGTATTGATGCATTGGACGCATAATCATTATATTTTTTTACCAATTCAGGTGAAGCATCCTTAGGCATGCCAAGGTCTGATTCAATATATCCAAAATTATATTCTTTATTCAATAGGAAATCCTGAATTTCATAATCCTCCATAAAATGAGTCGTATCCTCAATATACCCAAATTCAATTGGCTCCTCACCCTCATCAAGATACTCTTTCGACATTTTCCAAGTAAGGTCTTTAGGAAATGCCCCATCTGCCTCGCAAGCAAGGTAATCATCACGACGAAACTTTCTAAGGAGTTCCCATTTTCCACCATTACGGACCTCAATCATTGATACAACATATGTACTCATAAAACCAAATAATTTTTGTTGCAAAGATAGTGTTTTCTTTTGGATTAAACAAAAAATGTGAGAAATTATTTTTAACTAAGTGAGTTGTTTACTTGATTTATAACTATTTATAGTTATAAATCAAGTGTATATTTTAATAACGAAAAGTAAAAATGTAAAATACATATGGCGACGGATAATAGTAATGCTATATACACAGCAGGAGAAATGCAAAATACAGGGAAGTTCAGTTTCAACACAACGAACATCAATAACGCATCATACATACCAAGTTTAGATATGTGTCCAACAAAAGCCCAAATTACTGCAGCAGCAAAAACCGGTTATACTTTAACAATTTCAACAGCCTATAATGCTAAACAACTTGTACCAAGCAAAGATTGGTCTATGACAAAAAACATTGGTAAACTAACAATTCATTTTTATACTAGTGCGTTAACATCAAACACAGTATTAAATGGATGGAGATATACAACTTCAACCCTCCCCTCGTTAAAATATAGCTCATTGGAAACAGGTACATCTATTTTTTATTGTTCACCAGGTACTTTAAACTCAACTTATACCACAGGTGCGACATTAACCCTTAACACAAGCAAACACAGTACATGGCCAATAGGTTCTTACCTCTGTTATCTCGTATACATTTGTACAACTCAGACTGGTTATGCTGTATTATCTGGATATTATGAACCATCGGAAGCAAGTCAGTTAAATTCAGGAACTAACGTTGAAGCACTTAGGAACTGGTCAATACAAACCTTTACTTTTCAAGAATTTTATAGTTAATATTGAACATTTACTTACTTATTATATACTTACACACGAAAAAACGGGACCTGTCGTGAGACACATCCCGTTTTATTTTAAAATCGTCTAATCTTATCCAAATATCCCTCAGATAATTCAATGATATTTGCTTTGTTAGCAAGAGATTTAATAAGAAGTTGATTATGAAGAACAACAATAATTTGCACTGTTTGTGATGCATCAACCAAAAAATCCCTCAATGCTGCAAGATTATCCACATCAAGCCCCTCATCAGGTTCATCCATAATGAAAACCGCTTTCTTTGGGAGTGTATCATCATTAAAACCGTCAATAGCCTCTTTCGTTTTCTCAACAGCCTTTGTCCACATATCATTCATCGGTTTTTTAGGAAACAAAGAATCTTTGGTATATACCCCCATTTTTTCATTGGCCTCAATGATTGCCATTTTAAGCGTATTTATCATTCTCTGTCCTTTGCTCATTTTTCCTTCAGAAAAAAACTGTGCAAAATCACGGAAATTTTGAAAATTGTAACCGCCTCTCTTATTTTTCACACCCGTATCATCCATTCTATGAACAGGAGCATCATAATCATTGACAATTCTGAACATATCCTGCGGCTTATAAGCGGGGTCAAACCCTGATGAATCAGGATAAAAAATCTTTACATCATCCCAAAACGTATATTCATTATTGAGGCCACCACGAGCAAGCGTCAACCTTGTTATTATATCAACCAATGTCGTCTTACCACAACCGTTTTCACCAATAACAAGATTCAACCCCGGTGTAAACTCAATCTTCTTAGGAAGAAGTTTTCTTTTTTTCTCATTTTCATCCTCACTAAGATAATAATAGTCATTAACACTATTCTTTGCCTTATAGTTAATTTCAAGTGTTTTAATCATAATCAAACTGCATTATACTCACTAATACTCTCAATAAGGTCTGATAATGTCATAAGAACATATTCAGGGTACTTCTTTGAAACAAAATTTCCTGTCTTAGGGTCAATATCAGCAATTGCCGATATGCTCTTAGGTATATCCCCATCTTCAGCAAATGCTACTTTTTCATCATATGGCAGGGCTTCAAACGCCTCATTGAATGCATTACGAATTTCATTAATACCCTTTTCCTCTTCCTCAGCCATTCTCCTATCATAGTCAGCCACAATTTCCTCCCAATTCATAGAACATTCATCAATGAAAGGAATATCGAACTCAGGATGGGCTTTCCAAAAACGAATCTCCTTATCTTCCATTGTCATCAACTGTTCATATGTATCTTGGTCGCCTTCCTTATTAGGTTGTCCCGAAGTAAGTACTGATTCTTCCTCGGTAAAATATGGACGGTCCTCAGGATTGGTAATAAGAATACGTGTTCTAATATCTTTCGAGAAGCATACAAGAAGAGGTGTGATTCTCTTATTGAACATGTCAATATACTTTGCTGAATTATATTCCTCACCTTCCTGACAATATACATCTGTTTCAGAATCAACAATATTCTGTGGAAGAAGTCGTGCGTTAAGAATAATCTCATCCTCTTTCTGAGCATATGGATAGGCCTTTGTTAAGAATTCATTCATTGTAAGGGACTTGTCCTCTTTCTTATGCGCCTTGAACTCCTTTTCAATTTTAGTGGTTACATCCACCTTCTCGTGTTCACCGTTTGATAAAGTCTGATATTCATAATATTTAGCCACTTTCTTGACATCAGCCTGTGACTTGCTTTTACCTGTATTTACATAATACAAAGTCTCACCCTGCTTGACATCAAGCCCTTCCTTAATTGCCAATTCCATCCATGCCTGACGTGACTTAGGCCTACCTGCCTTAGTAAGCGTCTTGCAATCCTTAATATAATCTTTAATGTTCTTTTTTACCTTACCCTTGGATGCAATATCCTTAAGCGGAATCTGATAATTGTATATCTTTTCTATATAAGAATAATATTCATCCAAAAATCCTGAGCCATTGTTCTGCAGAAGCAACCTGATACCTTTTTCAAGAAACTTTGAAATATATATAGGCATTTTCTTGGATTTAATGGTATTACCGACAAGTTTCACATCATTAGGAAATGGATTTTCCGGGAAATAATCTGCGTAATTTTTACGTGAGAAGTTGATGGTCGAATCAACAATCTCATCTATGCCGAGTCCCATCTTTCCTCGCATATAAAGGTCATTGAACTCAGCGACATCGGCCTTGAAACCTGTATATTTTTGCCCTTCTACGACATTTCTATTTAGTCCTTTTCCAATGTAAGGGTTTTCGTCAGTATAACGATACTCTGACGGGAGTTTGAAGTTAAATCCGTCAGTATTTGAGATTACATTTAGTCCCAACGCATTTACAATTGTACCATCACATGAAATATCATAAACGTAATCATCTGTTTTTCCCTTTTTCTCTACTTTAATCATATTAAAATATTTTTCATTAAGTTTTTGCAAAAATAAAAACTATTTTTCTTTTTTCCAAATATATTTTTTGGGAATGATATACAAGTTACACTAAAAATGCCATAAATAACTGAAGTCTATACGAAAATGTCTGGACTTTTTATGATATTTATTAAGAAAAAGTAGTATGAATTTACAATACGTTACTGCTAAAAATGTTAGAAATAATTTTTATAGTGAAAAATAAATATATATATGGAAAACCGAAATATAATACAACATCTACGTGGAAATTCACCATTATCAATTGGTAAAGCTAAAGAAATAGGAATGCTCCAAGGAGAAATTGCCATTAAACATGGTGTTAGCGGAGACTCAGAACTTTATGTATTATCACAAGATGGTGAAGCATTAGATATATTTGTTCCCAAATCGTATATTGATTCAAAACTGTTTTATGGTACACAGGCAGAATACGATGCGGCATATGCTGCTGGTAAAATTGCAATAGGCGCAATTGTTGTCATTATAGATGATGAAGAAAACACAAATGGCGCTTCATCTAAATTAGGTGAGGGTGTAATTGGAGAAATGATTTTAGAATAAAAAATAAATAAAGAGATGATTTTATATATTAAAGGTGCTAATTTTTCAGCATCAAATATAGGAACACTTAGCACTTATATTGTGCAAAAAACTATGGGTGCAGGTATATCGCACAATATTCCTAATTTTATTAATAGAAACGAGGAAAACGTAGTATGGACTGTTACATTATCACAAGATTATATATTTGGTGAATATAGTATTGTTATGGGTGGTGAGGTAATAGAACCAAATATTCAAGATAATATTATGACTATAACAATTCCAGTAGTAACCAATAACATCAGTATTTCAATTGCAAGCATTTATGAAAATAATGGAGATGGAAGTGATGGACAAGAAACAGTTATATTGTTAAACAATAATGTTAATTTCTCAGATTTAAGTGTTTCATCATATGGTCCTACTCAAGGTACAGGTGGTTCTTCATTCGTAGAAAGATGTGCTCTTTCAGGAGGTACATATGTAGATTATGTTGATTTTTATGTTATCACACCTAACAAAACTTTCCCTAGCGAACCTATAACTATTCCATATATTAAACTATATTTTGTGGATGCTGAAACAGAAACTGTCGAAGAATTAGTATATGACCAAGCAAATCAATCATCTATTTTATCTGATACTACCGAAACAAATGGTTATCAAATTATTAGATGTCCTATTAAACGTACATTGCAAAAAAATATTCATCTTGGTATTACAGTAAATGAAGGTTATAGTGATTATTCATCATTGTATACTATCCCTTATGTAAATTATACGACTTCTAATAGTATACTTGGTAAACCTTATTTTGGTACAACAATTGTTTTGGGACAAACAGTTGCAGGAAAAACTGCTAATTATTATTGTCCTATGGTAATTTATGGTTATTAAAATATAATTTTTTTCAAAAAAAAATAATTGACATGGGTTATACAAAACAAGGGTTTGTGAAGGGAATGACATTAGAGCATACTCACCTTATTAATATGGAAGATGGAATAATAAGTGCTTCACAAGGAGGTGTAGAGGATATTTATGCATCGTCATATGGTGTAGTACCTGGTGTTGTTGATATGAGTAAAATGAATGAGTTATTATCAGCAGCCAATGGCAAAACTATTAGGTTTAATGATGGTGAATATATTTTTCCTTCGCATATAACAGTCCCTTCTAACATATCATTTATCGGAAACACTAAAACCATATTTAAATTATCAAGTGATAGTGCATCTAATATTCTTTTTTACATCGTTGGTTCGACTAATGTGACAATTTCAAGAATGTTTATTGATGGCGGGGCATCTAAAGTGCAACCTACGGGTAATGTCGATGATATTCTTGATAAAACAAATTCAGGCAATCGTTATGGTATTTGGTGTGAAAAAACCAGACGTGTTAAAATTACTGATGTTGATGTTTTAGGATGGGACATGTGTGGACTATATTGTGCAGACAACGATTCAGGAGGGGGTGAATATGGCCGTTTCTTCCATACTATAGAAGTGACACGTTCTAGTTTTTATTTTAATTATTATGGTTTGTGGTTTGCTCAATATGGCGAATATAATCAGGTGGAATGTTGTAATTTTGGTGACAACTTTATTGGTGTTCTAAATGAAGGTGGAAACAATATGTATGTTGGCAACATGTTTTGTAACAATTATTGCGGTTTTGCTTTGAATGGGGACGGAATTACTAACGAGTCACACGGAGGCTGTTATAGTTGTACTTACAACCATAATTCAATTACTGGATTAGGTGGCGGTGTTGCAATTTACATGAATAAAAGCACCGTTGGATGGAATTTTACGGGACAAAATATTTGGTATGGTGCTGTTACATTAAAAGATTGTAAAGGAGTTATATTTAATGGAAATATTTGGGGTAATGTTCAATTTACAAGTACACATTCAGAAGGATTAAAAAATCAAAATATGGTAACAAACACATACTTCCATACCAACCCAAGTGCGGTGTTAAATGGAAATGATGGTTCGACATTTTTTGGACCTTATTTACCTGGGGGTGTGGTTAATGAATAACCACACCCCATTTTATAAAACAATAAAAATAACAAGATATGGCAACATTTTATATACAATTATCCGATAAATTGCTTAAAATAGGTGATGATGTAACTAAAGAAACAATTCATAAGGCTTTGGGGTATACTCCAAGTAGTTTTTCGGGTAATTTTAATGATTTGACTGATAACCCATTCGCAATTACTGATGATGGGGAATTTAATATTGTTGACGAAAATGGTAATATAGTAGCAAAATTCGATGATAAAGGTCTGCACGTTATTGATGTTGAAGTTATTTCTGAAGATGGTATTCATAAACTTTCTAATAAAGTAGATAAAAATTATGTAGATAATCTAATTTTTAATGCTAATGAAAATTTACCTTTTAAAGAAGATGAATCAGGCTCTTTTGATATTGCGGATTTAAATGGTAATATAATTACCAGCATAGATAGCAATGGTGTTTCTTCTGTAGAATTTAATGCACGTGGTCATAAATTAACTGAAAAAATTGATAATAATATACTTGAAAACCGTTTAGATGATTTAACAACAACTAATTTTTCTTCAGGAGAATATGTTGATATTACTCTTAAACAAGAGAAAGGACGCATTACTAATGTTAAAATTAGTGACACTAAGTTATCAAACGCAATTAAAATTGATGAAGACCCCGCATTTCAAATATCCGATAACAAAAATAACATTGCATTTAAGGTTGACGAAAAAGGGGCCGAGGCAGTGGAATTTCGTGCAGGTAAACATTATCTTACTAATAAAACGGAAAGAACTTACGTTGACAATGAACTTTTAAAACTTCGAGTTGATACTCAAAAATCGATAGGGAATATTAAGTTTTCTGACTTAACTGAAAATCCATTTAACGATTCAGAGGAAGGTACTTTAAAAATTGTCGATAATAAGACTAATATAATAGTAACTATAGATAACAATGGCGTAACTTCAACTGAGTTTATTGCAGGAAAGCATAAATTAACTGAAAAATCAGATTTAAATTATGTAAATAATAATTTTTTAAACATCAACACTTCAGTTGGCACATTAAAAGACAATATCCAAAATAATGAAAAAAATATATCATCTTTAAGTGATGATGTAGAAACTTTAACAAATGAAGTTTCTTTAAATACATCTGCTATTACTGAATTGCAAAATATAAAATATGCTTCTTCATCAAGTAAAGGTGGTGCGGCTGATAGTGTGGCTAATGCACTAACAATTAAAGCAGGGTCAAGTAAAAACTTTAGTATCGACATTTTCAATGGTAGTTCTGTGACAACAATACCGCTACCAACAAAAATTAGTCACCTTGAAAACGATTCTAATTTAACTGATGACTTTAACGATGAATTTCATATTATTGATAATGAGGGCAATAAAATTGCGACATTTAATAATTATGGCTTATTTGTTTCGAAAGTTACAACTGTAGAACCTATAATTTCTCAAGATTTTATTGCAGGAGAACATAAGTTGTCCAATAAAGTTGATAAAAATCATATCGGTGATTCAGTTAAAAATGTTTTATTAACAACAAATGATTTAACCAATGAAGAAAAACAAACAATTAGAAATAACATAGGTTCTGTAAATAGTTTTGAACAGTATAGTAGTGATGGAGGAATTCTTAACGAGGAACAGTATAGAATAATGTCAAAATATTTATATACCCCATTTATGATTTCTTCTAACAGTGTGACTACAATACCAGATGAATTATTGAATGAAAGTAAAACAAATTTTTTCTGTGATTGGTGTTGGAATATAATGAGAATAACAGGTGGTGAACCAATAGTTGTAGTTGAATGGGACGACTATGATAACCCAACTAAGTTTAAAGGTCTTTTGAATGGAGTTACATATGTAGTCAATCGCACTAATTGGACCATTGCTCCTGAAGACTATTCGGGGGAATAGCATAGACCCCGAAGATACATCAACTAATGATGAAAATGAAATCATAGAAGGAGAATAAACAAACCCAGGATTTTATCCTGGGTTTACTTTTTTAACTATTTTTTATCATTTTCTTTACATATTGGAGACCTGCAACAATGGTTTTCGAGTACGTAACCCCCTCCTTATAATTCTCCATGAACGAATCGTAGAAAATCTTCATATTCTCCTTTGTTGTATTGAAAATAACGCAGTTTATCTTGCCATTAGGATTGTTTGCCGCATCAATACCAATTTGTTTCCAATCATCATACGGGAAACGCTTCTGATTAAGCCCCTTTATCTCGCCCTCATAATACTCCAATTTCGTACTTTCATTTATCTCACTTGGTTTAATCTTAACCTTATCAGAATTGAAGAGGCTGTGGTCCTCAGTTACTTCCACCCTCATATCACCCTCAGAAACCTCGTATATTGGCTTATCGCACCCATGACGATAAATGTATTCAGGTGAAACCCAACCACTTCTACAAAGCACTTCAAACGGCTTTTCTGAATAATCGTATTCCCTACCAAGTTCATCTACTTTAATAGCAAATGGATTGATAAGCGTTTCAACAGGAAGAATGTCAATCAGCCCACTATTTTTCCAACGGATAAATAATGGCGTGTCAGGAGTGAAAGAGTCACCAACGATAGGTTTATAGCCAAGACTATTAAAGTGAGAAATCATAAGGCGAAGGCACATACGACCTGTACATGTTGTCCTCTCAGCACATATCTTGCTTCCCCATGGAAAAAGATTCTCGGCCCCGTATGACCCGAAAAAGCTATTACCTAACACCTTCATTTGAAGCTGTTTTTTATCATTTGCTGATTCCTCTTTTTCCACCAATTTCAATTTATCTTTTAACTCATTAAGTTCATCATCACTACCACTAAAGTTTTTTATACGTTCTTTTAGTTTATCTATTTCTTTTCCTGCTTTTTTCTTAAGTTTCTTATATTTCTCACGTTCAGTAAGCACATATTCAAGGAACTTAAGCATTGAATCCATAAGGTCTCTACCATGAGTAATTCCCCATGTAAGAATAATTGACGGATAAAGTGAGTTAAAGTCAAATTTCGCAACATTATCAACAAATCCTACTGTGAGAAGTCTTGAGAGACCACCTGTAAATGTTCCACCTTCACCGAACTGTGGGATTGCGAGACCGTTTTCATATGACCAAGCAAGCATCAAACTTTTCCACTGTCCCGCAGTTCCCATTGTACAACATTTCTGGTATGGGACCGGTAGCATTTTACATATAAGAAAATTGGTTGTATTGTAACGATGTTCTACCTTATCACATTCCCAAAGGTCATCAAGAAGATAACGTTCAACAATGTACTTTCCTGTGGTAGGTAAATAACCGGCCTTAATTGGTTTATCTTCAGTTACTTTATACCAATCACCATTTTCATTATTCAATGCATATGTGTTAACAGTATCATTCCATGTATCTGAAATCTTGTCACCCGGTACATAGACACGGTTAACCTTTTCCATCTTTGAATACTTGGTAACGTACTTAAGGTCAGCCTTAAGCATATTACTGTCAATTGCCTGAGCGCGTCTTACCGCATGGAGAGAATCTGTCACAATTATTCCCGGAACGATTGTCTGCTTGAACTGTTCCACCTCACCACCAAGTTTAAGGACTGTATCCTTGGTATTCTTTCTAATAACATCATCACCAAACATTTTCATCTCCTCACAAATGTACTCAATTGGATAGTCAAGTTGTTCACATCTTGTGATAATGAAGTTCCAGTCGAAGTTTTCTCCATTATGTGCCGTAATGACGTCAGGATTAAAATATTGAATCATTGAAAGGAATACCTTAATGTTGTGCAACTCACTTGCATCACGTTCTTCCTTTGTGTTTCCTGTTACTGTGAGGATGCGTTCAAAATCAACTTTTTTACCCTTATACATCACAGGACGATTAAAACGCACACCAATCTGATTGATTCTATTATATCGAGGGTCGAGGCCTTCAGTCTCCAAGTCGAATATCATCCTCAAGAGTTTATCATAATCTTCATACCCCTTAAAGAATCGTTTTCCTGTGGATATCATGAACTGTTCCTGTGGAGTTACCACAAGATACTGTCTTTCATCTGCTTTTGAAACGAAATTCTCATTTTCCTCTTCTTCTGAGTTATCATCAGCCTTTGATTTCGAATATAAAGGGTTTTCGGCTTCTTTAAAGAATTTTGAAAATCTCTGATATGACATCGGCCTTTTTGCATAGAACATGAAGATATAGCCATTGTCAGCGATTTCGGGAACCACTTCACCTTGATTATTCTTTGTATCAAGGACTTTTATGCCAATTCCAAATTCACGCATTAGGCGTTGCACTTCAGAACGGTCTCCATTGCAAAGTTTCTCACAGGCTCTTCGTGTTGCCCACACGAATGGACGGAATGGTTCCATCTTGTAGTGTTTAACGTCATTTGCGTCCCTGTAGAACACTTTTATTTTATCTTCATTGTACTTATATTCAAGATTTACGATACGTTCCTGAGGGTCGGTACCATTAATAAATGAATTGATTACATCGGTCGTAATCTCTGTTTTTCTCTGAGGTTCAAGCATAAATTTTAAATTATATTTAATTGTTATTTTTGGTAAGGTTAAACCATAATCACTATGGTATCATTTACCACCATATAATAATATATGTGCAAATATAGAAATAAGGTTTGAATAAAACAAAAATAAAGAGTCTTATTCAAACTCTTTATTCAGGTGTTTTTTTAATATAAACAAATATTCAGTTGTATGAATATCTCGTTCTCTAAGGTTTCTGCTGCCTCTAAACGCAACGTAATCAATATTTTTAACTTTTAATTCCCCATATTTAGAAAGCATTTCTACCATTTCCTCATAAGAAATAAACCCTTCATTGTTATATGATATAATCAAATATTTTGAATCAATATCACTAACAAGTTCTTCAAATGTTTTTAGGGCGTCATTTTTCTTATTATAAGACGATTTGTTCCAATCATCAGGTATTCCCGCGACTTTACTAATGTTAGAACCTATTTCATTCTTTATAATAGTATTAAGCATGAAATAATTAGAACCATATGGATGTTGATTATATGGTGGGTCTATATAAGTTATATCAAGCCCTTTAAGATGTTTTACCAAGACATTAGCATCCTCTTGAAAGAGACGCACATTTGAATTATAATTGGAAAACACGGGTTTTTTTAACTCTATTTTTCCCATTATACGTTCAAGGGCATTTAAACCGTTTGTCAATCTTCTTTGTAATCTTATCACCAATATTGTACATATAAAATAGTGTTTTAAAATTATAATTTAAGTTACGACAAAAAACGTGCCAAACTATATTATCATTTCATAAATTTCTAAAATTGCAGATGGTGGGATATTATCTTTGGTATAAACTCCATAACTATAATTGGGGTCAAGATAGAAATCAATGTTTTCAGGAATCTTACTTACATCAATTATTAACAAACAATGCTTATCCTCGTCCTGTTTTACGGTTTTAAGTTGTTTTGTAAGGCTGTATATATCATCAGGAGGTGTATCTTCAACAAATAGGTACACTCGTTCAGGATAAGAGAATAGTGGGTTTTTAAATCTCGGTGATAAACCTATTTTACTAATCTTTTCAACGTTCTTTTCGGAGGTAACATGATATATTCTATCCATACTCCTTACATACTTGTTTACATCATCCTGATTTTTAGGTTCAAAGTTAAGATATACCCAATTATCAATATACGGATAATCATTTTCAACAGAACAAAAATAGCCACATAAATCCATTGCTTTCTTCACTTTGTCAATGATGTTCTCATTGTTAGGTATGATTACACGAAGTTTTTCAACTTTGTTATTACTGAAAACCTCTATCTGACTATCATCAAAATCATATAAATCAATGATATATTTTCTCGTTTTCTCTATTGGATAGGTTCTAATTAGGCCTTCCTCCAAGAAATTTCGTTTTTCATGAATCGCAATGGAAAGAGGGTTTCCATAAGAAAAATTCTCAATCACCCCTCTTTTCTCATTCCATTTCTTGATTATCCGCTTGCTAATCATATGTTATTTATCTGTTAACCTTTACAAGAATATTTCTCTTAACCTTGCTTGGAATCTCATTCTCAGTCTTAAGGATGTTAAGAATTGTGTCATATACCTTCTGATAAACATCCACCCCAACAGAATCATAAGGCATTCCCACCTTACCATTAGAATTGAACTCATGCATGTGGATATAGCCATTCATGATATCATATCTCACAGAGTGAACCCCTTCTACAGTGGTATTTCCCAACCATTTATTATAGTTTGCAAGCGAAATGGTTCTGAGCCCATAATTTCTCATAATTTCCTTAATTGCTCCACGCAACTGATACTTCTCATAGGAAGTATTGGTCTTAGCATTCTTCTTTCTCATAAAATTTTTCTTTTAAATTAGTAAATACAAATATATTGATTGTTTTTGAAAATACCAAAAATATTAGTGTTCGATTTCAACTACGGAAACCAATTCAGTAAAATAATCATAATCAGTGCGGGATGATTGTGTATTGTCTTTCTTTGCTTTATATACCTCAACCATTATTAGTGAGCCCGCTTGAATACTAACACCTTTCCAAAAGCCAACCAAACTCCTTTCCACCGTGTAGTTACGATATGTCACTTTTACCCATTTACCAATAAGATGGTCATATTGTCCGCCAATACTATCTGCATATTCCTTTTTAATGATTTCCTTCTTGGACTTTAACTCATGTATTTTCAAGTCAATATCAGCCATCCTATTTTCAAATTCCTTCTTTGTCATCTTCTTCCTGTTTTTCTATTTTATATTTCTTTTCCAAAAGTTCTTTGGTCGCCCATAGAATCCCCTCATTCAATGCGGTTTCATAAGTGTGATAAAGCATATCCCATGCATCAGAGTCAATAAGTATGGAAATTTCATCCGCTACAATAAAACAATACCTCTTCAATGAAGGCATATTTGAAACCTCCACATCAATATTAAACGCCTCCCTCAACCACCTCTGAGCATCATAATGAGTCGGAGCATCAATATTGTCGTATCCAAGACAATCATCAGGCAATGAATTATGAGAAAAAGAACAATCTTCAGCATATGAACCCCTAAACTGAGAAGAAATTCTTATGAGTTCTTCACCTTGACGGGTATAGTATCCAAATGTTCTTTCATTGAAACCCAATTTCTTAAGGTTTAAACTACAATCTTTTGAACAAAAATCTTTATTAGACAACATATTATTTTTCTTTAATCGAATCTAAAATATCTTTAGCGAGTTCAGTCATTTCATTCAGACTCTTTTGAATTTCATTGGGCTCATAACAATCCATAACAACGTTATCCATGACCCAAGTACTCAATTTTGAACCATTTTCTTCCGAAAACTTTTTATATCTTTCAGGGTAAAGGTCACAATAATGTTCATAGCCAAGAAACTCGTTCCACACCATAAAAACTTTTCCGTTCGAATCAGTTTCTTCGCATCTTTTCATAAGAGACCTAATCTGTTGATGAACACATCCACCAGAACAATTACATCCTTTACATGCCATATCTTTTACTATTTATACAGGTTTAACTTCGTAATTCAAATCAAGCATATCTTGATAAGATTCGACCATTAATTTGTGTTTTACCGCCTTAGCAACCTTATGTGACTCGAAAACTCCTATACATATTCCATTCTCATATACTGCATGAGGCTTAGGCTTAAACATTTTTCTTTTTTCTTCTTTATTCATACCCCATTGCTTTTTTATAATCATCGTACATTAATCCAAACCTAACATCAGTAACATCCCCGGATATATAATCAAGAGCAAAATCCTTAAACCATTCAAAAGCCCTTTCCTCACCATATACAGCACCCTTGCAAAACTCATCCATCATTTCATTTTTGCTGAATTTTCTCATATCCAAACCAAGGCCCGTATTATAACTTTTAATTGATTTCAATGCAGCTTTAAACCTCTCAGGAGTTCTGTATTCTCGTTTATCCATTACTCATCAAAATTTTCAAAATTCGTACCATATTGGAACGTGTCCCATTCTCTCCCAAAAACACTGAAAAGTCCATTGTCTTTAATCAGGAGTTCAATGATTTGACCCTCATCAGCCCAAACATCATAAGCCGAACACCAACCCATTTGGTCTTCAGTTGCACGATATGTCTGACTGAAAATTTCATAAAGACGCATTTCTTTATTCACTGATTTAGCGTAAGACAGGGCATCAGCAATACATTCACTATTCTGTGGCAACCCAACGTGAGGCCTCCATCCGAAATCATATTTATTTAGTTCCCTCATCAACGCCCAAAATGAAAAATCGTCACGCACATTCACTGTCATCTCATGACCATAAGCATTATTATAAGGGAAAACCCATTTTTCTATGAACCCCTCACAATATAAAGGACTGATATCATTATTAGTACTATATAAATCGCCATATACAAGGTCCTTAGGAAGACTTACTATGAATGCGTCTCCCGGGGTCTTAACAGTTACAACCCACCCATGAAAATTGTCTCGACAAATTACAGTAATACCATTATTAAGTCTAAACATATATACGGGAAGTAAGCAACTCTTGCTCATATGTGATGATACGACAAAACAAGGAGTTTTCAAGAGATTAGTACATATACTATCCCTAACAAAACATTCCTGTTTCTCTGCAGATTTCTTCCAAAGAAGGGTATCATCAAGGTCAAAACTTCTCTGTCTGTTTAAAATCAATTCATTAATTCTCATAAAGTTTTTATTTAAAAGTTTTCTTATCTTACTGCAAATACCGTGCCAAAGTAATTAGTCCCCAAAAATATTTTCACCTTTGTCAAACTTTCTTTGCTTATCAGCAACATCTTCCCTAAAATCATCCCATTCGAATAATGTAGGAATATCCAAATTATCAGGAAACCAATCCATCCAAGAAAAAGGATTTCCATTAATTATCCACAATGGTCCTCCAAGAACAATTGTTGTAAAAAAGATAAAAATACCCAAAATCATGGTTATTCCATTGCAGTCAACTACACCCACCTAAAGGAGGGTGCTTGACACTGCCTCGTTAGAGGCATGTCGATTGGGAGGTTGACTGCTCCCTGCCTGTAAGGATAACCAATTGACCTTCAATTGGTAAAAAACTCGATACAGGGTGGTTGGACCTTTGTCCGATATTAATCGCAGCATTCCAATCTGAGTCAAAGACAACTCCGTCAACGCAGATATATCTGCGACCACGGCGCTCTCCATCACGATTATTGGTGCGACAATCCATCTGACTTGTATACATCGGAGAAACTGTTTCCACCTGCTTGCCCGCAAGTGGTGCCTTGTAAGTCAATATACGTTTAAATTCATAAAATGGAATCTGAGATAAAGCATTGTTATGCTTCGCTCTCTTGTACCCCTCACTGGTACGTGAAGTTTTCTTTTTAATCTTTGTGAGGTCTTCCATCACAATGATGGAAGCATTTGTACTATTAATGAGTACTTTACTTGCACGATAACACATGTCCTTAGAGAGGTTGCGTTCCTTGTTGCGAACTTTCTTAAGGTGGCGCTTTGCTGATTTGGTACCTTTCTCTTGTAGTTTACGCTTAAGATAACGGATGTCCCTACGCTTCTTAAGATATGTTGTATCTTTAAATGCCTTACCCTCTGAGGTAACAAATATCATTCTTGCACCGAGGTCAACACCTATGCACTCCTCAGAATGTAATGGTTTTTCAGGTACTTCGAAGGGTACTGAAAGGAAGAAATTCCCGTTTCTATAGAATATTGTAGGGTCATATGCCTTATAAGTACTAAGCATTTCTTTTGCCTTAGGATAGACATTAAAAGGTACGAAAGTACGTTTGTTTTTCTGTGCCCCAGTAATGGTTATTCCTTCAGATGTAAGCACTCCGTAGAGGCGTTTATCGAGGGTCATTGTTAATGATTTTCTCTGTGGTACTTCAGCGTTCTTATGTTTGTTTGCTTTAATTGATTTCAAAGCAGACGCTGCTGCTTGTTCGCACTTGATTACCATCTGTGAAGATAAAGCAGGAAACTCTGTCCTAATTACGTTATAACACGCCTCGTGTACTTTTTTAAGTGACAGTGTTATTTTGTTATCATGTAGAATACGTGTACACCTATTGTACGCATCTCTTGCACATACAAGAAGATTGTACCAATGCGTTGCATTGGTATCATCCATTATTAGAGGTATGTTATAGGTTTGTACAATCATAGCATTCACGTATGTGATTTCTATATATAAATATTATAATAAATTAAAAAGTTTTATTTTTTTTTAAAAGTTATATATTTACATTAAGAAAATAATGTTTAACCAAAAAGGGTTTAATCGTAGTTCCTCTCCACCCTAAAGGATGGAGTTTCCCTACGATAAATTTATATGAAAAAATAAGGAATTAACCAAAGTCTCAAACCGATTAATTTCAAATGTGTTTTAGTACGTTCTGTCATAAAATCATAATTTAACATTCTCAGGGCAAATATACAAAAACCATGCCAAACCTAAAAAAATTCTTTTTTTTGCTACTTATATAAAAAACGGGACCTGTCGTGAGACACATCCCGTTTACTTCTATTATATCAACATTTAGTCGTGAAGAATCTGTTTACCCGTTGCTTCAACCTCAACATGTCCACCCTTAAGCGAAACATTTCTATCGGTCTTAGCATTAATTGTGTGGGACTCAAGAATCTTAGAAAGGTCCACGCCTGTCGCATTGGAAACCGTATCAAATGTCTGTTTGATGACCATTGGGACATTTGCTGATACGCCTGAGACACCATTATTATCACCGCCACCATAAATGGTAACATTATCAATTGACTTGATTGGTTCAGCAACGTTCTTGGCCATGTCAGGAAGAATACCAACAAGCATTTCAACAATTGCAGCATCATTATACTTCTGATAAGCGTCGGCTTTCTTGTTCATTGCTTCAGCCTCAGCCTCACCCTTCTTAAGAATTGCATAAGCCTCAGCTTCACCCTTAGCCTTGATACCGAGAGCCTCCTGTTCCATCTTAAACTTAAGTGCCTCAGCCTCCGCTCTCATAGCCTTTGCCCTCTGCTCAGCCTCATATGTCTCTGCTTCAGCCTTTCTCTTGCGCTGTTCAAGTTCTGCTGCAGCCGCAACTTCCTTATGATACTTATCAGCATCAGCCTTCTTATTTACTTCCGCCTCAAGAGTCTTCTGCATGATGGCAATTTCCTGAGCCTTCAATTCCTGTGTCTTGGCAGCCTTTTCAACCTCCGCCTCAACCTGCTTTGCATTGATTTCCTTGCGTCTTTCAGCCTCAATAAGAGCCTCGGCAGCATGTGCCTCAACGGTCTTCACCTTAATGGTCTTTGCCTGTTCCTGCTTCTGAATTTCATATGCAGCATCAGCCTCAGCACGTTTGATGTCTTCCGAAATCTTAAGTTCTGACTTCTTGATTGCAAGCTCATTGTTTTTCTCAGCAATCTTCGTCTCCGACGCAACACGTGCATCATTTGATTCCTGAAGAGCCTGAGCCTCTGCTACCTTCACATCCTTTGTGGCCTGTGCCTTATTAATGGCAGCCTCCTTAGTAATCTTGCATGTATTATCAGCACCGAGAGCCTCAATAAGCCCCTCACGGTCAGTTACTGACTGAATATTACATGAAAGAATTTCAATACCCAGGCGTTCCATATCAACAGCAGCCTTCTTCTGAATCTGATTAGAGAAACCATCACGGTCTGTGTTAAGGGCGCGTAAGTCGAGTGTTCCAACAATCTCACGCATATTACCCTGAAGAACATCCTTCACCTGATGAGATATCATCTCAGGAGACATATTAAGAAAGTTCGCACTTGCAAGCCTAATCCCATCTTCAGTTGGCATAATTCTAACCTTTGCCACAGCATCCACATCTACATTGATGAAGTCTGAGGTTGGGACAGGGGTTGTTGTCTTTACATCAACTGTAATCTGTCCGGTATAAACCTTATCAAGTTTCTGAAAGAACGGAATCCTAAATCCACCTGAACCAATAAGAATTTTAGGCTTTTTAGTAAGTCCTGATATAATATAAGCAATCTGTGGCGATGTCTTAACATAAGACGCAAAAATAAAAAGGACAAGGAATGCCACAATTCCAATGACCACATAAGTAAGTGTACTTGACATATATTTAAAAAATTAAAAATTATTTCCTATTTTTCTTTTCATTCCTAAGTTCAACAACAGTCATAACTGCGTAATTAGCAAGGTCAAGAAGAGTATCTTCAACGGATTCGTCCTTTACCTGAATCTGTCCTTTCTCATAAATGTTTTCAAGACGTTCCATCTTATCCGACAGCCTTAACAAGGCTGTAAGAAAACCCCATTTCTTAAATCTCTTATGGAAATTATTTCCATAATCGGCATTCTTTTTAGCATGAACAACGTCCATTTCATGCAGAACATCATTAAAGTAATCAACATATTCATCAGAAGCAGTTTCTTCTACAGGCAATTCAACGTAATCACTTCCATAATCTTTTGCAAGATTATCACCACTAAGTGTAAAACAATCGTAATTCTCCATTTCTTTTTTTTTTCGCAAAGATAGAAACTTTTTAGTAGAAAACAAAAAAACTCCAACGTTTCTTGCGCAGGGAACCGTTGGAGAGAAAAATGATATAGTGTGGTTAGAAACCGATGTGGCGGTTATTTGACGATAAATATCGTTCAAAATAAAAAAATCGCACTATTTATTATAAAAATTGAATTTATCATGGCATGTGCTTGTAAAAATAGTAAAAAAAATGTACAACCGGTAAAACAGGTTCAGAAAACCGTTAATAAACCAATTTCCCCAAGAACATCTCAAAAAGTAACAAAAACTGGAAAAAGAGTCATCATACGTCGCCCCATTTAAACGTATTTTTCAAGCCACCTGAATTTAACTGAAGGTCTCCACTGTCGCCATGTTGTGTTAGCAAGATTATATCCAATAAGGACCTTTCCAACGCATTTCATCTTCACAGGAGCCTTTACCCAAACTTCTCTTGTGAACTCAGCATCCCATACCTGTTTTTCAGTTGGGATAACTATTTTATCATCAGGGACCGATTCAATATTCTCAGGAACATGAACATACATCTCTTCGTATGCCCCATCAAAATTAATACCGAGGAATGCACCTGAAATGGTTTTAGAAAAGCATATTCGTTTTGTCTTTTTATCCTCAAGTTGTTCACATTCATAATCGCCTATAATGATATTATCAGGCACTCTTGGTTTAAATACTTCACCGTCATGATTTGCATGGCTAAGGTGATATAGTTTATTAATTTTTCTCATGACAATTTTCTATAAAATTTTTCAATTCTGCTTTCTTCAATAAAAAACACTTTATTGGTATTCTTTCCAACTAAAGTCAACTCTTTATCATTAATTTCAACCAATTCAAAAACATCGTCAGAGTAGCCTTTGGCTAAATAACAATCCCCTACTTTATGTTCAATCCCCATATTTTATATGTTTGGTTTTAAATGGCAAAAATCCAAAATAGCAATCTTTGCATAACAATGTATGCAACCACATAATAGGATTCCAATAGAATATATAGAGAAGTCCCGTTTTCGAACTTCTCCAATATATCCCTCGTTTATCAACATGGTCATAAACCATTGGTTCAAAGTGAAATCTACCCATATTTCTACTTCTTTCTGATTACTGAATCAATAAGGCCAAATTCAACAGCCTCATCCGCAGTATACCACCTATCCAACTTACAAAGTTCTGCAATTTCGTCAATAGGCCTGTTTGTATTTTCCGCAAGAATCTGATAAAGAGTATTCTTACACTTCTCCATCTGTTCATACTCAACACGAAGGTCCTCAGCTTTAATCCTTCCAATCCCGGTTGATGGCTGATGAATCATAACCTCTGAATGTGGGAGTGAATATCTTTTTCCTGACGCCCCCGAAGACAAAAGAACTGCAGCCATTGATGCACATGTTCCCATGCAATAAGTTGAAACATCAGGTGTTACAAAATTCATGATATCATATAACATCAAGCCACTTGCGACACTTCCCCCAGGGGAATTAATATATAGTTTAATATCTTCGGTTTCATCCACAGAGTTAAGGAACATCAACTGTGAAGCAAGGATATTAGCACTATCAGAAGTAACCTCAGTTCCAAGGAAAAGAATACGGTCCTTAAACAGACGGCTAAATACAGACATCTGCGTTACATTCATCTCACGTTCCTCAAGAATGTATGGCTCCACGTATCCACCATTGGTTCTCTGAAGATACTTATCATATTCATTCAACTTATTACTACCAATACCATACTCTGAACGAGCAAAAAGTTCATAATCTTTTCTAAATTTATCCATATTTTTTTTTATTAAATGTTAATCAATATCTCTTTATCTTCCTCAATATCAGTTTCTGATTCGATTATGAACTTATAAAAACCATAATCTTCATTTTTCACTTCAACAAGTTTATATGTGCATTTTTCAACATCCCACACGACATATCCGTGCCCATAAATGCTTTCACCGTTATTCTGTTGAATCAATGAGCCACAGTACACAGCCTTAACACCATTCTTCTTTATCTCCTGATGTTTATGTATATGTCCTGCAATAACAAAATCAAGGCCCTCAAAAATGCTTGCATCAAGTCCATTTTCAGTCACTCTATTGGTATGAGATACCGCGCCATTAATATCAGCATGAATTACACCAACATAAGTCTTGTTTTCCCCATATTCTGACTTAGCCCATTCAATGTCAGGGCGATTGAAATCATCAAATGATGAATAAAGACACCAAACAATGTTATCATCCACATACATTCCCGAAGTGTATTCAGTGTAAGAATCAAGATAAACCACATCTTCATTGCCTGCAATTTCTATAACAGGGGTCAATGAATCAACACGAGACTTATTGTTCATTAGAAAATCATGATTTCCACAAATCACAATTACCTTTGCCACTTTAGATAATGAATTTAAAAACCATGATACCGCAAGATTAGCCTCATTTGATACTGTTATCTTATTTTCAAAGATATCACCGGCCACAACAATTCTTACTTCATCCCTTTCAAATCCACCATCTTCCATATCAATATGACATTTATTAATGAATTTGTTAAGCATGTCATAAGTCTCATCCATTCTTTTAAGATTGCGGATGTGAATATCCGCACAAGCAATAATTTTCTTTACCATGTTGCAAATATACAAATATTATTCAAATCAGCAAATCAATTTCATCAAATTTTTTCGCAGATTTAATTGTTTCAATAATTCCTTTTTTCCCCAAAGCCTCATATACCTCACCGAAATCTTTATATTCATTGAGTTCAATATACTTTATTCTACCTCGTAATCTCCCCACATTAAGAAGATTATATATTCTCTTCGTTTCTTCTATAGTGGTATCCGAATCAAGACATATTATAATATCAGCATTGGCTTTGGAATACAGTTTTTTATATAATTCACTATCTTTCAACAAAAATTTACCGAGCATTGAAATAGCATTATTATAATAGATACAATCAAGAGCACCTTCAACCAGAACTATATCGGCATCGAAATTAATTAAACTTTCTTGGAAGACTATTTCTTTTTTATCAGCATCGCAATTCTTGTATTTCGTTTTCTTTTCGTATCCGGAAAAATCTCGCGACACCCAATAATTAAGGAACCCATATTCATCATAAGACGGAATTACAATCCTGTTTCTCATTGTCCATGTCTCACCATCCCATTGTGTATAGCCTATATTGAAACGGTCAACGATATCCTGCGTTATTTGGCGTTTTTCGAGGTAATTTTTAAGTTTTTTACTCTTAAGTGATGAAATATCTATCTTGGTATAAGTTTCTGGCAATTTAAGTGTTTTTCCATTCTTATCTGTATTGCCATATATCTCATCCATATACGACGACAAGTCGTACATTTTACTCTCTCTAATGGATTTTATTTCTTCCTCATATATCTTGAATTTTTCTTTACCACCATATCGTCGTATTAAATACGAAAGGTTCCCCTTCCCGTCACAAGCCCAACAATGATACTTGCCAATGGCAAATGAAACCTCAAGATTATATTTCCCATCGGGCCCACCTTTTTCCTCAGCACAATCCATTATGCAATTGAACTGATACTGTGAACACCCTTTCATGTATCCACCCTGCTTTGATTCACCTAAAATTGAAACTAAAATATTATAAATCTTCTGAAACATTTGATAAAAAATTTTTCGCAAATATAGTGATAAAATATTAAAAAAACAAAAGGAAGACCGAAGTCCTCCTTTATATTCACTTATTTTATATACTCTGCCATCAATATGTGCCGCAATCAACTTCATCATAGGTCCTGATTTGGCCATTCACAATCAGATATGATTTATAATCTCTGTTTTTAACTCTGACTGACATGCCATCTTCAAAACGTTTTGTTTTTGTTGTCTGAGAATATCCTGTATCGTCCCTCTCTACCCCAATCTCAACAATATAATATGTTGCGGAGGTTATTCCGTTGGCATCTTCACCAACGAGGTAACGGTCACCCGGATTCAACATGCTGGGTAATGCGGACACAATATCAATAACAGGTAAAAGTTGCCCAGTTGGTTCTGTTATAAGATTATCACCGAAATACTCTCTCCAAGTGATAACTCCCGTTTCCGAATCAACCGACTTTACTGAATATCGGGTCCAATAATCCAACATATTAGCCTTAGCCAATAAATTATACCCTTCCTCAGTACCTCTCCAAAATTTTACCATGTTTTTGTTTTCTGCCATTTTGCCCAAAAACTTACTCGTTTTTATTAATGGCCATCCCCCCATAGAACTATCCTAATGGGGGGGGGGTAGCCATTTATTAATTATTAATTCAGAACCTCTGCATCGTCGCCGTCATAGTACATGAAACCATAAAGGCCTTCACTACCTTTGACAAGTTCGATGTGTCCTGCAGCGACTGTCTCATCAGTTGCTGTTTCAACCTTAACCGAAACCTTAGGGTTGTTAGGGTCAGCGTTGTTTACTTCAATAGCATTGTCTGCGGAAGTAACTGAATTCACACCACCCGCAACAGCAGCGCGAATGCTATCCTGAATACCCTGAAGGACTGTTGAAATCTTGGTATCTCCTGAATAAATCGCATCACCTGTTGCGCCAGTAATATCACTACCGAGAGCAATATCCTTAGCAGCAATTTCGAGTTCAGCAACCTTACCCTCAGAAACTACAGCATCAATACCATTAACCTTAACAGCCTCAATTACGTTAACCTGAGCGCCCTCAGCAATGTTATTAAGTTTCTCCTCATAAGAAGCCTCAAATTCATTGAAACCGTCTTTGGTTACGAAAGTATCGTCGCCATACTTCTTAGCATCAGCAAGAACCTGAGCGTCAGCAGCAGCCCACTTCTTATCAATCTCAACCTCACGCTCATCGGTATAAGCCTTAGCGTCAGCAAGAGCCTGAGCAGCTGCGCCTGCAACCTCGTAGTTTCCTGCAAGGCCATCAGCATATTCTTTAGCAGCCCTAAGAACCTCATTATCAAGTTCAGTTATCTTATCAAGGAATGCTTGTGAAACTGCAATACCATTAGTTGTTACCTGAAGATAAGTGTTTGCAGTCTCATCAACCTTTACCTTGAACGTTTTACCATCAAGAACAAGGCCATCACCCGCAGCATAGTAATCAAGAAGGTCTGTTACATCCATGCGGATATCTTCTTTACCTGCAGCAGTATTGAAGGTCAATACGAGATATTTCTCACCGGCCTCACCTTCTTTAGGTCCATCAAGAACAGCACCTTCAAGCATACCATCCTTAATGAAAGCAGTTGCATCAATTGATGAAACAACCTCACCATTAATTCCCTGGAGACGAAGCACTGCATTCTGTTCATCTGAAGCCGGAACATAAGCAAGAGTAAGAGTTGTTTTCAATTTATCTCCATCAAGGGAAATAACTTTTTCACCATCAGCAACTCCCTGAACCGGAGCAGTTGGAACAATAACATCAACTGATTTATCAGCCTCTGCTATCACAAGAGCCTGTCCGTTAACTTTAACGACCTCAAGTTTGTTAACCTGAGCACCTGCCTCGATATTACCAAGTTTAGTACCCTCATCATTAGTCATAAGACGAGAACCCTCAACCTTATCGACTTTCTTACCAAGTTCACCCTCTATTTCAGATTTAAGAGCAGCATCAGCACCTATATAAGCATCATGGTCAATTGCTTCAAGAACCTTAACGCGCCCATCCATAGCCTCGTCCTTACCATCGGCATAGTCTTTAGCGTCAGTAAGAGCCTGAGCAGCCTGTTCATCAGCATAAGTCTTTGCTGCATCCTCAGCATCGGCAATTTCTTTGTAAAGTCCTGTAGCAGCATCCTCGCCTGCAGCCGCTTTTCCTATTTCAGATTCAATACCTGAAACCTTAGTCTTAAGTTCAGCAACGTCAGCGTCAAGATTACCACTTGCAGTAGAAGCTGCGAGTTTCTGAAGTTGTCCCTGACCGATTACAATATAAGGAGCAGCGTCATATTCAACAGCAGCACCTTCACCTTCTCCGTCAGCATCATACTCAGATTTAGTCTTAACATAGATAACCTGACCAATATTATCATCAGTTGCAAGAGCAACTGCATCCTTATATTCTTCAACAGCAAGTGAACCATTTCCTGAACCTACGGCAACCCAAGCGTCTTCTGAAGTCGAATTAGCCGCATCTTTAAGCATGTATACCTGTCCATCTTCAACAACAGCAACAAGCATACCGTTATATTTCGCCAAACCAAATGTATCATCAGCAAGCAAGTCAGCAAATGACTGTACTACTGTTCTATCATCAAGTGGCTGTGCACCGGTAGGTTTAATTGCCGATGCGAAGTTTATCATACCATTAAATAATTTTGCCATATCCTAAAATCAATATTCTTCAATTATTATTAAGCCACTGTGAATTTAACACGGTTAGGTCCTTCAGTTGAAGCCCACTCATAAACTGTATAAGTCACCTCTTTACCCTGAATAGTTCTTGTAACAGTACCGTTTGCGACGAACTTATCTTTACAATCAATAGCATATTTCGCTGTAGTTGGATTGATTGCCATTGCAGTTGTTACCTTCCAAGCACCAGGGAGGAAAAGACGGTATGGTTCAAGGCCCTGATTAGCAAATGAAACCGCAAATGAAGTATTTGATTTCATAAGAGCCAATTTAGTACCATCACCTGTTACTGGAGCAGCGAGGTCTGCCATAGCCGCACCAGTTGCATCTGTAGTAGAAGCACTAACGCCATTGGTATATACAGGATAAACACCTGTTACAGTGAATGTTGCAGACTGATTAGAAGGGTCTTTTTCAACACCTGCCTGAGCAGCAATTGCAACTGATTTCTTCTCCTCACTTCTTCCACCAAGGTTTGAAACGATATAATAAGAAGCAACTCCATCATGTGAACCTGTATGCTTAGGCGCATCCTCAGTTACTACATACTTATTAGTTCCTTCAACAGCAACAAGAGTACATGAAGCAAGCTTACATAAAGAAGCGGTAGCGTCTTGAACTGTTGTTGGGAGTGTTCCTGTGAAACCGGTAGAAGCCGCTGAAAGTTCATAAACGTTGTTATTCATCTGTGAAACTGTCCAAGCACCTGAAACTGAAGTTGCGTCTACAACATCATCACCATCAACAGTAGCAGAATAACCATGCTCAAATCCACTTACTTTAGGCTCAGTCTTAGAAATTGAAACTGCATTTGCTGTAACCTCACTGAATGTAATTGCCTGTCCAACTTCTACAAGCCCATTATTGTTTCCACCTGTTGCACTAACAGTTGGTGCTGAAATTGAAACACTATAACTTGGAGTATTCTTTGAAGGTACCGGATAGATTTCAACACAAAGAAGAGCCTTAAGAACTGCCTGAAGGTCAGTACCTGCAGGGATGACACCATCAGCAAAAGCAGATTTAACTGCATCAGAAGCAAGAGGGCCACCCTCAATTGTAATAGATTCCTTAAGAACTGTCTTATCAACTGTCATATCGTCAACAACAAGTTCATTGGATTCGTTAACTGAAAGGAAGTTGTTAGCCTCAGCAACCTTAACATTGAAAGTCACACCATCCTCAGCGAGTTCGAGTGCGGTACCTGCATTGTAAAGTTTCGCAAAATCAGAAACCTTAATCTCATCAGTCTTAGTTGACTCACCCTCAGTCTTCCAAGTGAAAATGATATATTTCTCACCATCTTCTTTAGTTTCAACTTTAACATCCTCAAGAACGCTGTCTTTCAGGAAATCAGTTGCATCAAATCCTGCAATTTCCTCGCCACCAATTCCCGTAAGAGAGATTTTATTGTTCTCATATTTAAGACCAATTGTTGATGAAAGAATACCGTCAGCAACATTAAGAACTTTGTCGCCTTCAGCAACATTCTTCACCATAATTTCAGTAAGTGAATCTTGAAGGTCCTTAATATCACCTTCAACTTCGTCGAAACGAGCAGTAACCTTAGCGAAAGCAGCAGCAAGATTTGCAAAATCCTCATCCATTACAGTGATTTTGCCTTCACCATCAAGACTAACATTTACAATACCTACCACCTTAAGAAGGGCTGCAGCTACATCAGCGCTCTCGTCATCAAGAGTGGCAATTTTATCAGCAAGAGATTCAATCTGTCCTTCCTGATAACGAGCATAGTGCTTTGTACCGAAATAAATGTCATAAATGTCGTTTCTTAAATCATTGTCATCCTGTACGCCCTCAGTGTTGGCATCAGAATCAACAACTGTTCTAACGAACCAAATATAACCTTTTCTATCAGCTGCAGCAACCTCTGCGAAAGTCGTACCAAGTACGGACTTAATACCTTTAAAAAGTTGTTTTGACATATCTGATTATTATTTATTCTTATAATTCCAGTTTATTTTAACATTAAATTAATATCTCTTATAAATAATAATATTATTTTAAATATTATATTTTTATTAAGATATTTTCTTACTTATATTAGAGAATTTCGTTTTCCAAATCATCACCCGAAAGAGATATGCCCGTTGAATAAAGACCATCCTCATTAACAACCAAAACATTATCTTCAGCGTTTGAAATCTTCACGGAAAGTTTCTTATTCTCGTCTTTCTGAATTGTAATTCCATCAACAGCAACATCACCCTCACCACTTGTGATTGAATCAAGCCTGTCTTGAATTGTGATTACATCACCCGAAATTGTCTGAATCTTAGCGTCAGTGCTTGCGGTATACTCATTAAATGATTCTTCCAAAGTCCCAACCTTTTTAGAAACATCTTGAATTTGCTGAGTATTGCCTGAAACCCTTGCTGAAATTGCTTCAATATTCTGAGTATTTACTGAAACATTTCCTGCTATTGAATTGATTCGTTCTGAAAGGCCTTCATCAGCCTTTTTATAGGCTTCATCAATTTCGCTGATACGGGTTTCAACCTCAGTAAGGTCAACATCCGGAACTGAAGCGGAAATTACAAGACTGCCATCAATTTCTTCTACAAAAGCAATATTATCACCTGCTTTAAGTTTGTCAATACCCGCAATCTTTTCAATTTTTGAATTAAGGTTTGAAATACCGTTTGCATTTTCATCTGCCTTTGATGCTATATCCTTAATGCGTGAATCAAGATTTTTCAATTCACCCTCAACTGCATCAACACGCTCCTCGACTTTCCCCAAGTCAATAGAGCCATACTTCTCCCAAGAATAATCTTCAGTAAGAATATACTGTGCGGGGCCCTCACCAAGGCCATCATCAAGTACCATCACAACCATACCAGGCGTGTAATACTTGGCCAATACAAATGAACTGATTTTAGTCAGGTCTTCAATATTGGCGACAGGTGCAACCTTAGCATCAATATAACCCTTACCAGAGTATTTGAATTGGTCTGAATAATTTATAACTGCCATCTTTATGCGTATTTGATTATATAAGTTATTGAATCTTCTGGAATATCAATCACAGCCTCAGGAACTGCAGGGTCATAGACAGCAGAAAGTTCTGTGTCGTTAGCCGTCTTATACCATACATGGTAAGCAACGCCATCAATTATTGCATCATGCTCCCTTTTATTCCATCCTTCAATAACAGAATCGTTTGTGGAAGCAGCCAGAATATCAACAACCTCACGGTCAGTGATGATTATAATATCCTGAGCATTATTAAGAAGAACCTCAGTTATTTCAGCAGGGGACATTTCTGCAAGACCCTCTATTGCAATAGGTTCAATATCAGCAACAAATGTCTCAGTTGCACTTTCACTCTCCATTGTTATGCTATCTATAACAGATATTGCATCAAAAATTTCTTCATCTGTCATAGTATCAATATGCCCTTTCATGGCTGCAATTTGATATGCAACTGGGAAAACTACCGGTGCATTAAGTGTTATCTGATACTTAAATTCCTCATCCTGATAAGTTTTCTTACCTGCAAGGGCATCGGTTTCAGAACCACCAATACCATAGTTTTCAATAGAGGCAATATCCCCAAGCCCGAATTGAATTCCTGAAGCGCCTGAAGTTCCTTTCTCTATTTTAACAGTGTATTGTTCATCACCATTGTAAGAAATTGCCACATACATATCAGAAGCAGTCGTTCCCGCAAACATAACAACAGCGTCACCATTCACTATCTCAAGTGACATTGCCTTGGTTTGTATTGTAGGCGTTGTATCTCCGGTATTAGAATCAGAACCGGAACCTGAACCACTACCGTTGGTAATAAAAATAGTTTTTGAATATTCTTCTCCCGGAAGGTTGCAAAGGTCAATATATGCACCATTCCAATAATGACGTTCCTCTATCCTGTTATCACCCTCCCAAAGTTCACCGTTTGGGCCGATTGAATTTTCACGTATATCTCCTAAGTAACTCATGGTATACTAATTTAATTTCTTATAAATAGGTAAAAGACTAAGAAAAAGAAGCCTCTCTTATGAAAAATCCAAAAGAAAGACTTCGTGCAAAAATATATCAAGATTGACTGTAGGTTTCCTATTCAGTAGTCTTACCAAGTTCAAGACGTTTATCATAGATATTACCCCAAATCTTTGTTGAATATCTAATAACGTAGCCGCCATCAGTTTTTTCAATATCAGGGTTGAATATCTCAGGTTTTTCAATTCCATAGCGATTAACATTAATGTATGCTAATGCACAAATCAAAGAATCACAAGCATCATAATTTTCTTTTTTAATCTCCCCTTTACCATTTCTTGACCATTCAATATCAGGATAAAGGTTATTTACAAGGTCCATCATGATGACTTTCTTGTCAATATCATAAGGATAGGCACCAAAAAGAACGAGATTATTTGAATTAATATCTTTCTTTATATGTGCAAGAGGATATTCCTTTCCCTTTTTATTATATTTTCTTATTGAACACAACTCAGGGAAAGAAAAAGCACGAGAATCATATGATGAAATAAATTTAGGGACAATACCAAGATGATGATATATTGCCTCTGAAACCATACCATTGAATCGTATAAGTTTACCGACAGTCGAAATGTTATTGGATGATAAGAGAGGTTCCTCAATTATAACATCAGTTATACCAAATTCTTTTAATGGTACAATAAATTCATTCTCGAAAATTTGTTTCTTAATAAACAAAATCTCAATACCACTAATATCTTTAGGCACTTTAGGTGAAATCTGAGTGATTTTTACTATTTCAGGTTTACTTACACCGTCATCAATAACAATTGATGCCCCAATGCATGAGGTACTAATATCAAGTCCCAAGATGACACGATGAATTTTGTCATCTTTCTCGGTAATTCGTATATTATCTGCTTCAGTCATTCAACATCTTTTAAAGAAAAATAAGTTAAAAAAGTTTAAAAGTAAAGTTGTTAGTATCAAAATTTATCACTATATTTGCAACAAATATTTTTGTTATGACAATTGACATTGAAAATAAATTACATAATGACATAAAAGAATATTGTAGAATGAATGGTTTGGTGATGAAAGATTTTGTCAACAAACTTCTTAAAAAATCATTTACTGTAGAAAAATATGGGGAAACCCCATTTGGGGAGGTTTCATTAAAACCTAAAATTCATAATACTGAAGTAGACGGGCGTTTTTCTGATGTCCAATCAACCACAATACTCCACGAGCGAAACAATTCAATAAGTCAAACTGAAGTGGTGGAAAAAAAAATTCAAATTGTAGACGAACCTAAAACCATTTTTAATGATGATTGTGATATTGAACGTTACAAAGGAGAGGTCCCGAAAAATTATTATGAAGAAATAAAAGTAACCCAAAAACAAACGGAAAAAAAAAGTAAAAAACGTAAATTATAAAATTAATGGCTAAAGATTTGAAAATTGGCGAAAACGCCAAAATAACAATTGAATGGAAAGTGCTTCCTGTTGATTTTTCAAAGGAAAAAGAAGAAAGTATCAGAGAAAACGTCGCAAAGAAATACGGTGTTCCATCAAAGAATGTAGAAATTGTTCCTATTTTTATCTCCTTAAATAATAAAGGAGAAAAGGTTGCATTGACCAATGACACAATACAAAACATTCAGGACCCTAAATTTCAACAGCAACTTTTCCAAGCATATCTTGATGAAAACAATATCGAGGATTATGATTTTAATGAAATCATTAAAATCGACAGTCATATTAACTCCCTCATAGATTATGAGGTATATGATAAGTTCAAGAGATATGAAATCAAGTGGTTAAAGTGGTCAAATTTCCTTTCTTATGGAGATGATAACTTTTTTGATTTTACAACTTTGAATGGTTTGGTTCTTCTTAATGGTGAACCTGCTAATCAGAGCGGTAAATCTACTTTTGCATATGACCTTCTTCATTTCGTACTCTTTGGTAAGACAACCTCGGGTAAGGCTGACGACCTTGCAGGTATCTTTAATAGATATCGTCCGGAAACAACAGAAGTTAAGGTTGAAGGTTGTATTGAAATAGACGGTGAAGATTATATCATTAGGCGCACACTTACTCGCCCCGCACATAAAAGACGTACAGCAAAAAGCAAGGTTACGCAGAAGGTGGAATATTTCAAAGTCGTCAACGGTGAAGAACAGGTTCTTGACGATATTGAAAACATGGAAGGTGAGAATAATGTTCAAACAACTAAAATCATTAAAGAGGCTATTGGTAACGAAAAAGATTTTGACCTCGTAATTTGTGCTAATTCCGACAATCTTAAGTCTTTAATTTCCCTTAAGGATACTGAAAGGGGGCGTCTTCTTTCTAAATGGATTGGTCTTCTACCTCTTGAGGAAAAAGATGCCATCGCACGTGAGAAGTGGAATAAAGAAATATCAAAGTCACTTCTTTCCAACATATATAGTCGTGAAGTGTTGAAAACTGAAATTGATGCATTTAATCTCTCTATCGAAGATAATAGTAAAAGAATTGATGAGACTAAAGTAAAACACACTGACTCTACCAAGAGATGCGATGAATTGGCTAAACAAAAAGAAGCACTTCTTTCAGCCAAGAGAGAAGTTGACTCCTCCCTTACCAAAGTAGATGTGCATACAATTGAGCGTCAAATTGAAGATGTCACTGAGAAAGGAAAACAGACAAAGGCATTAATGGATAAAACGAAAAACGACCTTGATGCAATTGCTAATGTTGAATTCTCCGAAAACGAATATCAGGACCTGCAAAATAAAAGGGAAAATCTTGCTGTTGAAATAAACGGTATTAAAAATACAATACGTCAACTCCGCGAGACAAATAAAAATCTCGCTGCTTCAGAGTATTGCCCCACATGTAAAAGAAAACTTGAAGGGGTTAATTATAGCGCAACAATTGCAGAAAACGAAGAAAAAATTAAAACTCTTATCAGTGATGGGGAGAAAAAGAACGGGAAATTAAACGAAATTAAGGAAAATATCGTTAAAATGGACGAAAATCGTCGTCTTTTTAATGAAAAAAGTCGTTTATCAATACTTATTGATAAGTATGATGCTGATTTAAAGGTTCTTAGACTTAAACTTAAAGACCTCAGGCAGACAATGAAAGCCCTTGAAGACAATAAGGCTGTAATTGAAGCGAATAATAAGATAGAAAATTCACTTAATGTCCTTAATGTTTCATTAAAAACTGAAGAGGGTATTAGAGATAATCTTCTCCTTCAAATAAATGGCCTTGAAAATGAAAATAAAACTCTTCAAGACAACATTAAAAATAGAGAAAACATAATTTCTCAGATTGACAATGAGGAAAAAATTGTCAAGACGTGGAAAATATATCTCACTCTTGTTGGTAAGAATGGTATTGGAAAAATGGTTTTACGTCAGGCTCTACCTCTGATAAACGGAGAACTTAAACGTCTTCTCTCAGGAGTTTGTGATTTTGATGTTGAAGTTGTCATTGACGACCACAATGATGTTGCGTTTAATCTTGTAAGAAATAACACCGTTACAAAATTGTCAGGTGGTTCAGGATTTGAACAGACTGCAGCGGCATTGGCTTTGAGAGTTGTTCTTGGGAACATTTCGACATTAAGCCGTCCGTCAATTCTTCTTCTTGATGAGGTACTTGGTGGTGTAGCACAGGAAAACTATGAAAATATCAAACTTTTGTTTGACCGTATAGTAAAAGATTATAGTGTTGTCCTCCACATAACCCACCTTAATCAGATTATAGATTGGCACACGTCAATCATAACGGTAAGAAAAGAGAATCAGATATCGTCAATTAGCCAAAAGGCTGTTTAAAATAAAAAAAGAAACATGAGAATGTAATGTTAAAAGATTTTAATAATATCTATGACGTAAACGCAGGATATTATTTTAAAGACATAACAAACACTAAGCCCTTAACAAGGGCTGAAGAAAGAAGACTCTCAAAAAGATGGAGAGAAAAAAAAGATGTAAATGCACGAAATAAGTTGGTTCAATCAAATCTGAAATTCGCTGCAAATATTGCGAAAAATTATAAAGGGCTTGGATTATCATATTCTGATTTAATTCAAGAAGCGAATGCAGGGCTTTTTAAGGCTGCAGATAAATTTGAACCTGAACTTGGTAATAAATTTATATCTTATGCAGTAAATTGGATTAGGGAGTCGATATTATCAGCCCTTAAGAAAAGAAATTCTCTCCCCTCAGAAGAATTGCCTGTTGAATACAATGAATTGGAAACCTATGAGGAGGCTGATTACATTGATGAAAAAATGAGTGATGATATCTACATTGAAGATAACTCTGAATCTGAAAGAGAAAAGGATATTAATACAGTTGTAAACCTTCTCTTAAAAGATTTAACCCCAAGAGAACAATTCATTGTTACTAAATATAGCGGCATTGGTGAACGCAAGCCTAAAACATTAGAAGAAATTGGAAATGAATTGGGATTAACTAAAGAACGAGTTAGACAGATATATGAAAAAGCAATGAAAAAACTACGTGTTTCGGCACTTGAGAATTGCTTTTCTAAAGATATTTATAAAAGATAAATTTTGTTTTGAAAATGGTTAAAAAGAGTACAAAGACAACTGAAACCCCTGAGGTTCAGTCTGAGGTGACATTAATGGAACAGCAGATACAAACTGAAATTGAAACGCAAGTTGAAAATGAAATTTCAGACATAAAAGAACAGATGGAAAACCTGCAACCTGCAGAAAATGTTATTGAAACAATTATGGCTTCAGAACCGGAGGAAGTTGAAGAAATTATTGACAATGAGTTAAAAAAAGTAGATGAACTCGTTGCAACAGTAGCGGAAAAAATTAACGAGATGGAAGAAAAATATCCTGAAATCACAAAAGTTGTTGAGAAGGTTAAGAAAGCGAATCCTCGTTTTACTAACGTTTGGAATGGCATAGCATATTAAAAAATATTAATAAAATGGCAAAAAGTAGTTATTCAACCGCATGTGATATGCTTGATGCTATACGTCGCGGAATTGTAGAAAATACGGAGGCAAAAAAAGGACTCATCAAGGAAGAGGCTGAGGCACAAACAATTGAAAGTGCGATTGCAATAACCGATGACCCTAAATTCGGTGATAATGTTCTGACAAACCAAATGAATCAGTTCTTATCTTCAGTTGATAGTGGTGCACAGTTTACTAAGCCAAATGAAGAAAATCCTGCAGATAGTCCACTTATCTATATGCCTGAAACCGGTAATATGGTTTTTTCTGGAACAATACCAAGCCTTAATAATTTAAAATGGCAGTTTGTGTTGAAAAATAACACAGGCGATGGTTGTTTCATGTGGGCCGATGGTTTAATTCTTAATAAAGAAAACTTAAAGACTCTCAATAAGTTAATGGGATTTTATAATAATTGGAAAACCCAATGGCAAACATCCGCTAAAGAATTGGAACAACTTGAAAATCTTGTTAGGAAAAATTAAATAACAAAAACCACTCAGAAATGAGTGGTTTTTTAGTTTTATATTGCTATTTATCAGTAATAGAAAAAGATAAATGAAAAACTGTAAAAAACATATAAGAGAGGAGTTCGACAGAGATGATGTCATGCAGTTAATCAAGCGTGATAAAGAATTTGAAAAACGAATCAAAGAAATCACAACTGATGTGGTTACTGACCTCTTTCGTGTGCTTTGGCAAAGGAAATCTTCTTACGAATCAGAACTTAAGAGATAATAAAACATGAGAACCATACTTATAAATGAGTCTCAGGTTAATGCCTTGAGAAAAAATATTGAGATGATTAATGAGGAAGTCACCTTCTTCAGTTTCATGTCTCATATCAAGGCGTATCTAAAACAACTTTTAACCGACCCCATATATGCAAAACCCGATGCTTTTCTTATTGCTAATGGGTTAGATGGTGAAAAAGCATTATCATTGCTTATTGATAACGGGGTTATTATTAAAGATGAAAAAATCGACAGTTCAGGGGATAAAGACCAATTTACAATTTCATACAAAATCCCTCGTCAGAACTTTGAAAGAAAAATCAAAAGGCTTTATACTAAACTATTTGAAATCAACATCGCTGATGGTTGTGTAATTAATGAGGAGGATGGCGGTGCAACATCTGCAGATGCTTCAGGTGCTTTTGAACAGCCTCTTTTTGGTAAACCACTCAGGCGAAAAACAATTTACGTCACACAAGAACAATATGACAGGCTCCAAGCATTGAAAGAGGAGGCTGTAATGGATACTGCAATAGGTGATTTCGGTTATGATGCTCCACCTTTTGAAAAGGATGATGACCCTACATACAATCATAAGGACTTGATTAAAACTTCTGTGGAGGACGGTAAAAAATGACACGATTTGACTATTATTCCAATATAAATCCTGATGCAGCAAAAAAAATAATGAAAATTGCTGAGGAACTTGAGGATGAAAAGCAACAAATCATTCCCGATGAAGAAAAAATGAAAAAATTGGTTTACAGACAATTTATGGCGGGAATGGAAATAAACACAGGACAAGGTAGAAACTATAAATTATATTAAACTATAAACAATGGACAAAAGTATTACAGTAGGAAGGATGAGAGAACTCATCAAGGAAAGTCAAGGCCAATTCAATCCTGTAATTGGAGATGGCGTTGAGAGCGAAAACAAGAAAAACAATGAAAAGTCCTACAAAGATGCCAAAACCAAAACTGACGCAAAAGAGGTGAAAGTTAAACATGATGTTCCTAAAAAGGAAGATAAAAACAAAACAACCCTCGATTACACATTCAATTCTGACCCGGGTAAAGAATATAAAGAAAGGGTTCACGCGCAAGCCAAAGGTTATACAAGCAAGGCTGAAGAAGAGAATGACATTGAAAAAAATGCTGAATTTGGTGATGATTTTTATAAAGTGGCAAAAGAGGCAGGACAGGAACTTCATCAGAAGGAAGAAGACTTGAAAAAATCAGGGTTACAGGCTCGTGAACTTCCTGACGGAACATTCAAAAAGGAAGACATGTATGAAGAAAAAAGTGTCAAAACCGTGAGATTCAAAAGGACTGAATTCCTTACTGAAGAACACATGATGTCAAAGATTCCTGATGAAATGAAAATTGAAGGACGACGTTTCAGGATGAAGGATATGAATGACCAAACATATCTTCTCGAATGGACTAAAAATCAGTACAGTGGTAAAGAAAGTGCTGTCATTCTTGAACACACTAATGAAAAGAAAGTTAACGAAAGTATTGAACGCATGAAAGCACTGTATGGTTTCAAATTGGGTGAAAAAACAACAAGAACAACTTCACAAGGAAGGATGTATGAAAATAATGATGGGGTGCGTGAAACCCTGAATAATATAAGAAATTATAAGAAATAAGGGTTATCATGGAAGAAAAGATTGACAAAGGGTTAAATTGGTTTGAGAAAGCACTGCAGATTGTTGAGAAATACAAATTCAAGACAATTTTTAAGGCAGTTATCTATATATTGATTATTGCAGCAACAATAGGCTTCATTAAAAACCCAACATGGATTTTCGAACAATATCAAACTTGGTTGGACAAACAACATGAGGTGGCAATGATTGACCGTGAACATATTGATATGAAAATTCACACAATTATAGAAAAACTGAACTTTAAAACAAATAGTGCACGTGTCTTTATTCTCGAATATCATAATGGTACTGAAAGTGTAACGGGTCTCCCTTTTCGTAAATGTTCTGCAACTTATGAAGCAATAAATGTTGGCGTCATGCCCATTGCCCATGATTATGCTGAAATCAATTTAAGTTTAATGCCATTTGCAAGCCACATGGCGACAACAGGATATTGGTGTGGGGATATTCATGATATGGAAGACATTGACCGCTCATTCTGTTATAGACTTAAGGCAAGCGGCGTAGAGCATTTTACGGCTGTCACCATTGAAGGTGTAGATAAACCTCTTGCGCTTCTGATTGTTTCCTATGATGAAAGATACATTGACCATAACTGTGATGAAGTAAGAGAAAATATTAGACACTGCGCTCTTGAACTCTCCCTTTTGTTTGAAATCAACCAACAATACGGTGAACGAATTAAAATATAACATAAACATTTTGTATAAAAAAGGCGGTTTAAAACCGCCTTTTTCTTTTAATTATTCTCCTATTTATTGTTATAAAACTAAAAAATATGGCTAACGCTGAAAAATTAATGCCACTTATATTGAAATGGGAAGGTGGATATTCTCACCATCCTTCAGATAAGGGTAGGTGTACCATGAAAGGGATAACAATCGGAACCTATCAAAAATTCTACGGTTATTCAAAAACATGCACCGACCTTAAATGTATTACTGATGATGAATGGCTTGCAATTTTCAAAAATGGATATTGGGACCCCATGTGTGGAGATTCCATTAAAAACCAAAGCATTGCTAATATTATTGTAGATTGGGCGTGGATGAGCGGTGTTAAAACAGTGTCAAAAAAAATACAGAAAATATTAGGCGTCAAAGATGATGGGATTGTAGGACCAATTACAATGTCATCATTAAATTCAATGGAACAGAAACCTTTGTTCGATAAGATTTACAAAGAGCGCGAAAACTTCTATTATAATATATGCAAAAATAACCCAAGTCAAGAGGTTTTCCTAAAAGGATGGTTAAATAGACTTGCTGATTATACATTCGAGGAAGAAATCCCCGAAGAAAAAAAAAATAACTGAAGAAAATGAAGAAAAACATGAAAAAAAACATTTTATTGACTATATTCGTGAGTTTTGTAATGCTTGCATCTTTAGGAGGATGCGGAACAATAAAACATGTGCCGGTAACCGATAAAACCGATGTGGCAACACGTGATAGCATTATTTTTCGAGACAGCACAAGAGTTATTGATTCTATTATTTATGTGCAAATCCCTCGTGAAAAAGTGATGGATATAATTTCACAAATCGACACAAGCAATCTCGAAACAAGCGTGGCTAAATCAACTGCTTATGTTGACACAACCTCGTTAATGATAATCCATTCTTTGGAAAATAAAGATACTGTTATATCTGAGAAAATCGTATATAAAGATAGGTATATTACAGAAGAAAAAATTGTATATCGTGATTCAATACAAATAAAAGAGGTGCCTGTTGAAGTGGAGGTGGAGAAAGTTAAATATCCTAAAACTTATTGGTGGCTGCTTGGGTTCTTTGTTATTGTCGTCGGAATTGGAATTGTAAAAATCTATTTAAAATTTAAAAAATAACGACAGGTGCTTTTAAAAGCACCTGTTTTTGTTTACTATAAACCATAAAATAACTATTTTCATTATAAAATATGTTAAGATATGGTGACTAAGATTTTTGTTTTTATACTTATATTCGCAATCCTTAATCTTATCAAAGAAGGATTTATATTCTATCGTTCATTACGTATGGGAGAGTCTGACATGACAACAACACGACTTTGGGGTATAGGTTTGTCATTGGCTTACATTTTTACAATAATCTTTACAGGAATTGGATTCTAATGGAACTTAATGATAAAATTGCAAAGTTGGGGTCAAGGTTCAGAAAAATGAACATTGCTGAGGGAATCATATTCCTTACTGTGGATTTTCCTAAAGAGTGGAAAATAAGTGAGAAAATCATTGCAAAACATGATGTGAAAGTAATGCCCACAGAAGATGGCGTTGGATATTATTTTGCAGCGACACTTGCAACAGGAATTGATAAAATTTTTAATGCAATTGATGAAACAATTACATTTAATGAGGTTGCGGGTATTAAAAAATCACTTTTCTTGGAAAAGGTAAACGAACTTCAAACAATATTCGAGGAAGAACCTCTTGATGTACTTCAAACAATAGAATTCAAATATAGAAAGAAAAAACCAAAAAACACCCGTAAAACTGAAGAAAATATCGAAGATAATAATGAAAAAATAGAAGAAGGTGAATCATGTCTAGCTGGTTAATTGTTCTTTGTTATTCTATAATGGCTTATGGGATTTGTAATATTATTGTTTTTGGGTCCGGGCCATTTCGTATTTTTGAAAAATTAAGATATTGGAGTGATTACATTGATGAACATTTTGGTCAACTTTTTTCCTGCATGATGTGTCTTCCAACCAATTTAGGAATTGTATTATCCATTATAAATTGGTTCCTAATTCCAATTGCATTTACACCGTTTAATATCATGTTTGGTAGTGTTACAGGCCTTTGGTGGTTAGCGGCTATTTGTGACGGAGCATTCACCTCAGGTATTGTATGGCTTATTCATCACATTGAAGAATATTTTGAAAATAAGGTTATAACATCAGGAGAAAAAGTTTACGAAGATGACTGAGGAAATGAAAAATGAAATCATATTGAACGAGGTTTTAAGAAAGAACGATGAAACAAAAAGAAATAAAGAAATGAATTCGTTCGCAAAAGCCTTGAAAAATGGCTTAGGAGAGGAGATAAAGAAAGAATTGGTCAACCCTTCAAAACCCAATAAAAAGGCGGGGAGAAGGCTTAAAAGACAACGTTTTTGGGGCAAATTAAAAGAAGATTTCAAGATACTTTTCTTTAAGACGAATAAGGATGATAATGAGATTAGTTATGAATAAAATTCCTAAGGGTGATATTCTAATTAGAATTGCTGATTTGCTAAAATCAGAATTTGAAAAAGAAATAGATTTCTCTATGATGGAAATACGTTTTAACGTTGGGAAAAACATGATACAGAAAGTCAATGAAGATTTCTATTATAGATATAATAATGAAGGAGAACCTGAGCCTGCTGATGAAGTCGCAGTTACAACTAACGGAATTACATTCAAATACGTGGGGGAAGAATAATGGCTATAGTTTACATACTTGGTGATTCAGGGCAAGATAATACTTTCAAAATTGGTGTGACACGTGGCCCTGTTGAAAAGAGAATCAAACAACTTCAAACAGGAAATGGTGGAGAAATATATCTTGTGAAAACATATGAAACGCAATATCCATTCTTCGTCGAAAGGCTTCTTCACCAAAAACTGTATCCAAAACAAAAACGCAATGAGTGGTTCAATCTTGACGTTCAAGATATAGTTCTTTTTGAAAACTATTGCAAGGAAATTGAAAAACAGGCTGAGGCATTAAAAGAAAATCCATTCGCGAATAAGTTATTGAAATAATAAAGGGAGGTTTTAAAACCTCCCTTTTCTATATTAAAGTGCTATCATTTTAGTCCACTTAGCGAAATTGTGTTGAATTTCAAGCAAATAATTTGTATTAGTTTCCAAATCAGCAATCGGAATATTTGATAAAATTATATCTGCAGGAAGGGATATTGTTCCAAATGTATCACTTGTCTTGAACAGAACTGAATAACGATAAGCAACCTCGCCCTCAGTTTCCTCATAAGTTAATGTTAAATTGGATACCGGTTCCTCAATAACATGCAATGTATTTGGTTTAATTGTAAGAGTACCCTCCACCGGAACTGTTGTGTCTATAGCCCAATTCACCTGTGAATTAATATCATTAAGGGATGCTGTCATTGCAATAACAGTTGCCCCAAGAGTATTCTCAATTTTCCTCACAGCAGTATTGACGTTATCCCCCATTACAATTGAATCCATTGTATAAGATGCTTCTTCAAGAGTTTCATCAAGAACAATATCCTTGCCTTCAAGAACAACGCCATTTTCTTGGGAAATTGTATAACCATTTACGGTATATGCATCAATAGCCTCAGTCTTTTCATTGAAAGCTTTTCCCTGTTCCTCAATTTTATCAGCAAGAACCTTAAGTTCATCCTGAGTACCGTCAGCAGATACTATATATGAAAGTTTTCCTTCACCTTCAACAAGATAAAATCCCTCAAGGTAAACAACCTCATTATACTCCGAATCCTTCTTGGTCTTAAAAATTTGTCCTACATTGTTTGCGGTGGCACGTTGAACTGCAGTGGCATAATTCTCAACTTCCTGAGGTTTTAAATTATTCATATTCAATTTCAACGAGGAAGTTTCGCCACTTATTGCCGAAATACTATCCGTATTACCTGATACTGTTTCTGAAAGACTTGCCAATTCCTCACTATATCCTGATACAACCATTGAAAGGTTCGCCAATTCTTCTGTATTACCTGATACTGTTTCTGAAAGACTTGCCAATTCTTCTGTGTGGCCACTAATTGTATCAGTAATTACCGATAAAATATTTTCAATCTCAGATATGCGTGTTTTAAACGTTTCAGCAATAACAAGACTACCATTTTCATCAAATGCAAGAATAGTTTCATTTTCACCTAACCTAATTCCAATAATTTGGTTTTCTAAAGAAATGCCATCCCCCGAAGAGTATTGTTCAGTAAACATCTCTGAAACGTCAACCATAATATCCTCTTTTTGGGCGGCTTCAGTAAATGTCAACACAAGGTATTTTACCCCATCAACCTCATCAATATAAACATTTTCAACTCTTCCATCAGCAACGCCTTCAATGTTATCAACAGAAACAGTAAATGCAACAGTCTTATCAGTAACCGGAAGTTCCTCACCATTTACAATGATTTTTTCAATAACGTTAGCCTGAGCATTGGTTTCAATGCCCTGAAGTTTTGTGATATCTGAATCTGAAACAAGTGAGTAACCACTTTTAATATCAACTTTTTTATCAAGTTCAGAATTTAATTCCCCAACGCTTATTTTCAACCCTGCAATCTCAGTATCCACATCAGCATCACCGGAAGCAAGTGACATTGAAAGTTTCATGAGTTCACCTTCACCTATAACAATATAAGGCCCTGTGTAATATGTTTGATTGTCATATACACTATCGTTCTTAACGAATATAATTTGTCCAAGATTTTCGGCAGATGCTTCAATAACTGCGTCTTTATATTCCTCTACTGCAAGTGAACCGTTTCCGGATATTTTTACAACATCCCCCAATGTATTTTTAATGTATATGCTTGGGTCATTCGCATTATTGTTAATAACAAGAATACCTTTATTGAGTTCCAATTGTTCTGTTTTAAGAACATCATATAGAGGATGGTCAGGCTGAACGTCTATGAAAAATTTTGCAAGTTCATTATTAATTTCAGTCTGAGTTGTTCCCGTAACACGGTTTACATGGCCGTGCACAATGTTTCTATTATTTGCCATTGATTATAACCTTTTTAATTATCTATAAATAGTTAAAATACATGTAAAAAACAATGGGGGACCATTGGTCCCCCATATATTTTAACATAAACTATTAGGCCTATTAATATTCGCCACAGTCAATTGTCATGTTAGAAAAATCAATCGCTACTGCAGTACCTGTCTTAACGGCACTTACACCTGTAAGATTAGATACTGTAACACTCTGAACGGCTGTATCTGCGGTTGATTTAACACCTACAAGAGCATCAGCCGATGCAATATCATTTTCAGCAACATTTACAGCTGTAACCTTACCATCTTGCTCAATAACCTCAACAGCAACGTGCTTACCACTTGCAACAGTAGCAGTACCTGCTGTAGCATCAAGTGCTCCTATTGCGTCGCTAATCTGAGTTGCAACTGGAGTCTCGCCTACGAGCCCCTGAAGACCTGTAATTGCTGTTGCATTATTATCAGCCTTTGTCTGAGCAGCGGTTATTGCAGCCTGAATTGAACCCTGTGTAGTATATCCTGATGTTACTTTCTTAAGATTGTCGATATCACTAACCATCTGCGCTGATGAAGTTTCATCACTGGAAATCCAAGCAGCGATTTCTTGCAATGTATCAAAATCTTCTGGTGCCTCAGCAATAACCTTCGCAACCTCTGCAGCGGCAATTTCACGAGCAGACATATCTTCATCGTCACCTACGAGTGTATTAACTTTTGTCTGAAGGGCTGAAAGGTCATCTGAAGTAGCGAACTCACTCATATCCTCAGTTACTGTAACACCTGTGATAACGCCATCAAGCTGGTCAACTTTAACTGTTACATGAGCACTTGAACCTGTTTCAGATGCATCAAGTCCCCCTATTGCGTTGCTAATCTGAGTTGCAACTGCAGTGTCGCCTACAAGTTCCTCAAGAGCATCAATTGCATCCGCATTGTCATCGGCTTTCTTATCAACAGCGCTAATTTGGCCATTAAGGGCTGTTGTAGTTGCAGTTATTGCAGAATCAACATAAGTTTTAGCACTCGCAATTGCGTTACTCTCAGCATTATCCCATGCGTTAACCTTTGCTGATGTAATACCATCAATAACACCCTTATTATCATGGGTATGTGCAGATGATTCAAGTGCTTCAATCTTTGTGCCGTGTCCTGCAATATTAGCAGTATTTGCACTAATTGCTGCAGTATTTGCACTAATTGCGGCAGTATTATCAGCAACGTCCTTTACGAGACCATCAGTACTGTCACCCACAAGTGCTTCGAGGTCAGATACACGACTTGTAAGGGTTTCGCCAGAACCTGCACCAACACCTACAGCAGCCTGAAGTTCTGCGATATCAGCCTCATTGTCCCCAACGCGAGTTCCGAGAGCGGTTAAATCAGCACCCTTAGCGAACTCACTCATATCCTCAGTTACTGTAACACCTGTGATTTTACCACCAGCCTGGTCAACCTTAACTGTCACATGAGTACTGTTTCCTGAAGTACTTCCACTAAGAGCGGCAATATCAGCCTTTGTTGCTGCGCTGCTATCTCTGAAAGTTTCGAGAGCAGTAACTTTACCCTCTGCAGCACTTAAACGAGTATCAATTCCATTTACGTTATTTGAAATTGCACTTGTTAAACCCGTTACCTTATCAAGTGAAGGTATGTATACAAGAGCATCACCTGCGCTTGTCAATACAGCCAACTCAGTATCAGCCTTTGTTGCAGCATTACGTACCGCAATCTCACCAAGATTAAGTTTTGTAGCATCGGCGAGTCGAGTCGTACCGTGTAAATGTATTAATGTTTGTCTTGCCATATATATATGTTATTTAATTTTATATTTCATATAATTTCCAATCAATAGAATCCTTAACTACCCAACCTTCATTCAATACCGTTTGGATATGAGCGATTGCCCCCATATAAAATTCCTGAAGTTCATTCAGGTCTTCAAAAACATGATATTCAGGAGAAGTTGTTTCACCGAACTTAAACTTTAAAGGGAGTGTTGCACCATTAGTCTGCACTGCAAGGTCATATGCTGCCTTATAATTAAACTGATTTTCAGAAGAAAGCCATATATTATATCCTTTCCATTGATAACCATCTAATATATTTTCTTCAACCTTGGTATTGTAATAAGAGATGATAATATCCTTGATTTCAGATTCGCTTGGTTTATGATTAAAACAGAATTCTTCCCAAATCCCAAGATTAGTTTCCTTACCGTTCTTGAAAATTGGCTGATAATCCCATGCTACGATATACTTGTTTTTACCAACAACTTTAATTGGCTTGTATTCGTTCTTTCTGTTCTTAATTTTCATATCAACAATAAATAGTTATTAGAAACCGGATATTTTACAATCCGGTTTCATTTTTTTATTAAAAAACAATCTTTTTACCAAAAATATAATATTTCATGGTAGCCCCTCTATCATAAGCATTTCCATCAAAACACCATGCTGTTTCAGTTCCCTGAGTTTCAGAAGTCCAACATCCGGTAAAATCAATATCCGTATTTTCGGCAACAACAAGCATTTCCTCATATGAAGGGATATAACCTTTTATTGTCTTATCGCCGAAATTATTGTTTACTGCAATTGCAAACATTTCATTCTCAGGGTCAGCAGCGAGAACTGCATTAGTATTTTTAAAGCCATTTGCTGACGACATCATGACATCATCAACATCAGTTCCTTCAATTGCAATCCCCTTAGAACCCCATGGCATTGCCCCGCTTACAGTATCGATGTAATAATCAGTATCGGAAAGTTTCACACAAATGACACTACCCACTGTTTCAACACCTATTTCAGTTTCATAGACAATTTCAAAATCGCCTTCAAATGATGCAGGAATTGTATCAATAACAGTATTAAACTTTTTACCGCCCTCAGTTACGAAACCATTAGCCTTTACATTGAAATTATTCATTGGGAGCGTAAAATACATGGTTTCGCCCGAATATATTCGACGGTATTCATGCCCCTTGTTATCAACAAGTTCAATAACAGTTCCATATGGAATATCTTGGTCACATACCAATGTTATTGCAATAGGTCGCACATAATTTGTGGTATCATTAGAAAGTAACATTGCCGACATCATAGGGTCACTATATATCTTATTACCAATTGTGTTAACAACCAAACCATCAATACCTGTACCAATAGAGTTTTCGCCCCTATATTTAAATATAATTGAATCATCGTTTAATGCAATGTTCAATTTTTTATTGAAACCATTGTCTCTCTTGAAATTCATAATTTCATCACCATTACCATTGGTTATGACCGCCCAACGATAATCAGACTGTGACCACTGTCCCATTTCCACGTTAACCGATGATGTATCTGAAAGCATTGAAAGGTCGAACTCCATAGAAGTATGTACTGGAGAACTAGAAGTTCCACCTTCAAGTTTACCATTTCTAATACCCTCAAAACGTTTATCATAGAACCATCCGTTAGTTGCCATCAGAGCCTTAACCGAGTCATCATAAACACCTTTAGTGAAGTTATATCCCTCACCCGAGAAAAGCATTGAATTATCGCCAAGATAAATCGTAGTGTATTGACCCTCAACAATACCAACCACTTCTCCGTTCAAAGTAATATTCAAATCAGTAATGATATCGTCAGTTGTATACTTATGGTAATCACTTTCCTGAGTAGTTTCAAGACCGCCAACCATAATTATATTGTTTTCATCTGCCGAAAGAATTGCGCCATCCTTAATAATGCGTACGTATCCTTCACTGAAAAGATGGGATATTCTAACGAGTGGTGAGAGAAGATTAATCTCTTTACCATTATCATTCGAAACAAAACCTGTCGAGAATGCTTCATAAGCCTCCGGTTTAACTATAATTTCATCCAACGTCACATTGAAGAAATCTCCATTTACTGTAGTAGGTGGGGTTAAACCATTGAACTTTAATGTTTTTAACTGATTTGACAACCAGAAAGAATTTCCTCCAATTGACTCCAATGTTGAAGGGAATGTAATGGTTTTCAAATTACTTACGGAATAGAAAGTCGAACTTCCAATTGTTTTTATTCCTTCAGGTATAATACAATTAATAGGATAACCATTTTGATAGAAACACTTATCAGGTATTAACGTTTCATTGCTTGCAAAGGCATAGTTATTCCCATAATTTGTGTTGGTGAATAAATTTGTTGATTTATTATTTGTTAAACAATTCAACTTTATGCTTTGTCCTTCTGACCCTTCAAATATGTACTGTCCATTAAGGATAACATTTTCAGGTATAACAACATTGGCTTCTCTTCTATATTGCATTGAATAGCCACACGCATATACAGGAACTGTGTTAATGATATTGGCTGACGCTGTATCTTTACCCAAACGGATAAGAGTTATTGAATCATCATTCACCTCATAGAGGGCACCATCATAAACCTGACATTTACTTGCCTTTGAAACTCCGTCATACTCTGAACCAAGGAAATTGATGTTACGACATCCCTGGAATGGGTTATTATCAACACCATAAACAATTTCGAGAGTATCAATTGATGGAACCGCAAAGTCAGTCAATAATTCGCAACCCCTGAAAGCATGCTTTCCAATATATTCACAGTTATTACCAAGTTCAAATTTCTTCAACTGAGTACAACCTTCACAAAGTTGGGCTCCTATATATTTAAATGACAGCGGTTTATAAGTAGGGTTCTTTTCCTCATCATACCCACTCTGTGCTCCATAAATACTTTCGAGGGCTGTACAACCTGAGAACATCTTTGCATTTGCATAGAAGAAACTTGGTGGGAATGCCACTTCTCTCATTCCACTACACCCTGCAAAGAAACCTTCAGGAATAAGTACCTGATTTACATTACCCTCCTGTGGCATTTGTCCGATAAGAGAACTTGTAAAATATTGGAATTCAAGGAATGATGTAATTTCAGGGTGATTAGCAAAGATAGAAGTCTTCTTACCGCTATAATCCGTTTTAAGGAGTTGTTCAATGGTAACATTAGCAGCCTCCATCTTATTAAGTTTACCATAACCAGTCTCATCTTCCACAATAATTCCCGCATCAACAAGAATGTTATAAACAGGGGCGTTCATTGCTTCAGTGATAATTGTATTAGGGTCCTTAAACCCAATTTCTTTAGTGTTGACACAAAGTTCTAAACCATCATAATCCCTTGTTACTGTACACTGAACCATAACGACGCCATCAAAACCCGCAGGGGCCTGAATGTATGCCATCTCCTTATCAGTGTCAGTAAGAGAAACCTTATTTGCATATCCACTTGAACCGCCTATAATCTCCCATTTTACAGAGAATATACCACGGCCTTCGAGTTCTTCATCATTAACTGATGAAGGGATGAAATCAATCCAAAGTTTATTCTTATCGTCATCATCATACAAATCCTTTAATGACATAATTGACAGTTCTGAAGGGTAGATACGTTTCTTAATTGGGATAGAAAGTTGGAGTGGTATTTCATTTTTCTCATCCTCATATTCTATTGAAAGATTCAAATATGTATAATTGTTGTTGCTCTCCAATACTTTAATGGTGAAATAATCCCTCTTAAGATTATCAGTATTCATTGTAATAATACCTTCAGTAGCCTCAATAATTTTGTTTACTGAAGTACCATCCTCCTCAATTTCGTTGACTGTTGCATAAACAGATATCTCACCACCAAGTTGTGTACCTACTGTTGTTACGTCAATACGGATATCGCCATCACCTTCATAAATGTACGGAACCTCTGTCGCATAAACACCTGTATATGCCTTAATATACACTGCAGAACCTTCCTTGAAACAATCTACTCCAAAAATCGACTTAAGTTGCGCAATGTCATTGAAGGTAAGGTCTGACTTAATCTCAATATTACCACGAACGTTCAATGATGATAACTGCGACTTACCAATTCCCGCCAAAGAGAACAGTTTGTTATAGTTGGTTCTATCGAATACCCAATTGATACCCTGCAGATTAAGATTAACTTTGTTAAGTTCATTCCTATTGCTCTTAACAGCAACCCAATTCAATACAAAGTTGAAATCATTCATAAGGTTCCTACAATTGTCAATTGTAAGGTTATTCAATCTCGCAAATGTCGGGTCTTCTGATACAATACCATCATAATAAATCATTGATGACCTAGTCAATGAAAGTGTTTCAGTTGTTGACGGTAGTTCTACATATTGCACAAGGCAACCATCCGCAAATGTAAAATTGGCAATCGAAGTACCTTTTGCAAATACGTTGCGGATATTAAGAAGTTTGTTAAGTCCATCAAGTTTATCAATATTCCTGATGTTAGTTACGTCAAGAACCTCAAGTTTCTCAGCAACATCAAGTCCACTGAATTTCATTGCAGTACCGTTGTTCACTAAATCAGTTCGTGTATGGTCACCAACAAGAATTTCTTTCATTTTGGTACCGACTGAAGGAGAATAGCAACCGGTAACGTCAATTTCAGTCAACGCACCAACGCAGCCACGAAGGTCAAATGTAGAAATATTCGCAGCACCCATTAGTTCAAGATATGAACCGATATTGAATGCTGACGCAGTTCTGAAAGTATGATTTGTACCTGCAATAAGTGCAGTAGGAGTCATCTCCGTAATAACATTATCATGGCCCCATGCATAATAAACAGGTTCACCTGATTTAATGGTAAACTCAGAGCCTGCAGGGAGGTTTGTTGAACGGAACTTAATAAGTGATGCCCTAAAGTTAGCATTAGCAAAACGACTGTCAAACACGTTGAAACGGCGTCCAAGCCACCATTTTCTATGAGCCGAACGAGAACCCTGCACGTCATAGAGATAATCCTCATAAACGTGAGTTGCGGTGCCCTCTTTATCGACCTTCTGTGTCCATCCCTCTACATAAGTCTTAATATATTTAGTTTCAGCATCTTTATTATAAATGCGCTCACACCACATATCAGATTGATTTGTGTCATATTCTCTCAATGCATTTGCGTATGAAAGGCTATAAAGAGGGTTTGAAGTTGAATCAGTAAGTTTGTTGTCAACCTCAGTCACATGTTCCATGAACTCAACATCAGCCTCAAGGTTGTTCCAAAGTGTAGACTCACGGCCCGCATATACATAACCAGTACCATCCTTAGTCTCACGAGTAATGTAAGGGTCGAAAACAAGACGACCATCATTCTTCACACCGAGAATTGTATCGTTGTCATAGTTGATGAAAAACCAAAGAGAAGGCAATGTTGAATTAGGGTCACTTGTATTAGGTCCTTCAGTTGTCAACATACTATTCTTCACGGTTTGGTCAACACCACCAAAACGCATAAGATAGATATAATAAGCAGCCATCTTATCCATTTCAATATGGTCATATTTCTCCACAGCAAATTTTAATGCTCTGTTGAAAGGAGTGTCATCAACACGTTGCGCCTCATAATATGGAGCAAAGTCAAATTCGTTTTTCCATACATAATATTTGTCTCCACCGACACAAACAAAATCATAATTTCCTTGTTCTACTTCAGGGAGTACATCAACACGGAGAAGATTACTTAACTGCCATGTATAGAAATAGTCGCCACATTTAATATATTCATATTCACTATCTTTTTCAGTAGGAATAACATCAACTTCATTGTATTCAATACTGTCAATAACATCATCAGCAATTTCTGTCAATGCATAACCATCTTTAGTGATTTGCGATGAAATTGATTCATATGGGACCTCAGTATAGAAATTATAATTAGGATAACTAATCTTAAATGTCCCTGTTTGTTTAGTAAGACTTTGGATAATCAGTTTTCCATCAGCGTCACGATAGTAATTTTCTGTTGGCAGTGCTGCCTGTGAGAACGGCACAGCCATACCTGTCTCATTGTCGATATTCAAATAACGACAAGAAACAAGCCATTCAGCAAATCTCCTCAAAGAGTTTGTGTGGAAATAATCACCACAGTCAGGGAAACGAGACTCGAAAGCACCGTCAAATGAACCGTTTACGAGAATACCAACCTTTTCATCATCGTCACCAACCATGAATCCCTTGGCAGTCTTAAAGAGTGCAAGCTCATTAACCGAGTTAAGAAGTTCCCAACATTCCATCTTAGGGTTATCAAGAAGTTCTTTACCACGGAGCATATACCATTCCTGTGAACCGTCCTCAAGATATTTCGATGTATAAAGGTCCGAATCAACGTCAGGGGTTGAAGTGTAACCACCCTCTGACCAAGAACAAGCGTATTCTATCTCACCTGTTTTATCATCCTCTTCACCATGTATTATAGGCTTTTCATTACCAATGTAAAAATATTGAACCTCTTGGTCGTCAATTTCAATACCGCCGGTAAAACCGAAGACATCTTCAGTTGATTTATCGTTATTGAAATTATATTTCCCTTGGAATTCCGGCGCAGCACCACCCAATCTTTCGTAGAAAAGAACAATTGGGAAACCATCGATACATGTACGGACATCATATGGATATTCTTCAGCATATTTTTCAGCCTTTGCCTGTGCTTTGGTCTTGTATCCACCATTTTTCAACACACCGTTCCAATAACGTGCAGTACCTGTATTATGTGATGACGATGACTCAGCAAAATCGGCTTTAAGGCACCAACACTTAACAGGTATAGAACCCTCTTTAAATGCGTATTTACCCTTTGCAACAAGCGCTTCAGGATTAAGATTACTTGCATCACGATTTCCTGGGTTACCATCCAAGAAAATGTTTGAACCAACATAAAGTTCCGTTCTATCATCCTTTGCTGTATAAAGACGGAAATTCTTCACCGGATAGTTCATTGAAGAAGTACCCTGTGGAGTAATATAAGCACATTTCACAAAGAAATTATAACTTGGGTTCTGAATATTGGTATAAAGGACATCGAAGTGTCTTGTTAACTTTTTATTCTTCTTCTCCTGATGAAGGTCTTCAATTTTTTCATTTTCAAAAATCTGATAGAACGTCATTACAGGAATTGATGATTTAAGTTTGTCAGCATCGAACTGTTCCTTATTAGATTCAAGAACTATATTGTTTCGCTCATAAAGGGCTCTCTTCTCAGCACTGCTGTTCCTATAATAAATGAAGTTATCAAGAATTTCAGTACTTGAAAGTGCTCTGTTGTAGAGTTTTATCGAATAAATATTAATACCTGCATCCTTATTTCCTCGGAACATGATTTTTGAATCATTGTAGAAATTTGTACCGGCATCATAAGCGTATGCACCGCAGTATTCACCATTAACATAAATACTCAATATGCGATTACGATATCCTTCCTCATTAAGGTCAGGGGTAATAACAAATGATATGCGGTTACTTTCCTCAGCCTTATATTTAGTAGACACCATTTTAGCATATCCCGAATTCTCCCCATCCCCTGTTACAATATCACGAGAAATCGCCAATTCAGCACCTGCAGCATAGATACTAATACCAGGGGCAAAATTATCACTACCACAAATACGGCAAATCACAGCATCATCGTTATATACATTGGTTGTCTCGAATTCAAACTCAAATGTTGCTCCCTGCAACTTCATTGTTGCAAGTTTATCCTCATCAAATGGTTTGTAATTAATTGTAATTGCATTACCATTTGCGAGTTTAAGTTTACCATCTGACCATCCTGATGTATTTGACCAGTCGAACTCACGATTCCATGCATAATACTCCCCATTAAAAATCAAGAAGTCATAATCTTCATTCTCTTCAAGAGGAAGTTCGTCCACCTCAAGACAGTTATCAACTTCAATACCTGTTGGTGGAATTATATTCCCATCATTATCCTTAGAAGATACGACAACATATTCGTTTGTCGAGAAATCGGTGGTAATTACTTCTTCCTGCCCCAATGCATTAAGATAACGGTACTCCCATTTTGCAAGGACGCTTAAGTCATCTGAGTCATTGCTTCGACCAAAAGCATTAAGATAAAGAACAACGCCTTCATCTGAAGTTGTAAGATTCATATCACTCTTATCAATTTCGATATTTGCTTCCGCCTCAAAGTATTCCTCATCATAATAAGCACGAAGATAGAGTTTCGTTGGACCTTCCTCTAAAAGATTGAACTCCTGTTTCTTGATTGCAGAGAAACTGTCAAGAACGAGTGGGAGGTCTTCAGTAGAAATCTCCATCATATCCATTCCCGGATATTCAATATATGTCTTAACATTACAAGTACTTTTACCATTATAATAAGCAGCATAAGTTATTGCAAGGTTTTCAAATTGTTTTGCCCCATAATAAGTAGGAACCCCACCCTTAGGGAGAATACCTTTAGAGTAATCGAAATCCAACTTTCTTGTTATATAAGGGGTTTCAATTTCGGTAGGAGTGTTTTCAACAATAAATTCCCTATAATAAATTGGGGTGTAGAATGCTTCCTTTGATTCGGTATCAACGCACTTCATGTACATCTGAAGAGTGTGAAGGCCGATATTCATCCAAGCATCGTGTGTTGTGAACACAAAATTCTTGTTTGCATTATTGATAACAGGATTTTCATTACTTTCCTTATATTCACCTTGAAGATTCCCATCAAAATAATAATAAACAGTGGTTTCACCGACACCCTTAAGGTCATATCCCACAGGGATTGAAAGGACGCCAGTCGAATCGAACGCATAACGTTTCGTAATATCAAACCTATCAGTAAAATATATATCCAAAAGGTTGTATGTGATACGGCGCATACTTGAAATACCCGTATTTTCACCGACAACTGTTATTGTTACAACATTTTCGCCTGCAGATATTCTTCCATCAAGATTATATGTCACTCCATCCGAAATCTGATTATAAGGGTAAATAATTGTCTGTGATGATTCAACTCCACTACCGTTCTTGATACGGTAAGTAACTGTAACACCCTCTTGCTGAGGAGCCCCTGAGTTATCCTGTGTCTCAGCCTTAAAACGAATCACATTTCCTGTAGACCCGGCCAGTGCGGACTTATAACCGCCTTCGGGTTCAAGGACCTCAATTTTCATCGTGTAATTAAAAGGAGCGTCAAAACGACCCACAACACCATCAAGGGTGAGGTCTCCAAATGGGGCATCTTCAGTAATGGTCTCCTGATAAGCAGCAAAAACTTCAGCATCCCTACAAAGAACGTAGAAACCACCTGAAGTCGTCTTTACCTCACCAATATAACCTACTTTAGAATTAATGCTTTCTTTAATGAAAGATTGTACTCTTTCTCCTGAAAGAGGGAGATTACCCGTAGAGGCATCACCACCCCAATCGGTCAACATATTTACTTCGCCTTCCCAAAATTTCTTTGCCATATAATAATTGGTATGTTTTTATCTTTAATTTTTCCACGCCTCATCATTGGCCCAACCTTTGGTATTCACCCAAATGCCGCTACCAAAACAAGAACGTATTGCCTGATAGAGGACTACCCCCATATAATAAATTGCCTGTACGGTCAGCCCTTTACCAATACTTTCTTTTTTAGGAGTTTTAAGCCCCGTTAATTCTATGCCATTTCTATAAATCATGCTTCCTCCTCTTCCAACTCAGTGGCATCATAAGTATAATAGTATACCTCAGGATTATAATCAACAGGACCATTGGTAATACCATCAGCACCCGTAACATATCCTGAACCTTCAGAAATGAGAATATCGTACTCATCCTGAGTACATATAACAGGTTTAAGTCTGAGAATTTCCTCAGCAATATTAACACCCGCATTATCCTTTACAACAAGGTCATTTGGGTAAAGAACTTTATAGTCTGGAGACCCGGGGGTTCCCACATAAGCAACCCAAGGGGTTTCAAGCAAGTTAACATTTGCCTGAAACTCCTCCATTGTTGCATAAATTCCTATGTGATTGTTAAAAGCCATTCTTTTAAACGTTTTTCTCTAATATTAAGCACCTGCTTGGAAAACAGCGTCATCAGCAAAACCTATTTCAAGACCATTAACTGCATCTGTTACGTCATAAGTTTTCTTAACACCAATTTCTAGTGCTGTGCCCTTAATTGAATTGTAAATTCTGTTTGCAAATTCCGTATAAAGAGCCTCCTTATATTCATTACTTTCAAGAACAGCAACCTTTTCCTTAAGAATTGCATTCTCTTCAAGCAATTTTGTGAGAATTACATTAACATTGGACTGCGAACTATCTGCCCCAACATAAACAATGTCGGCTGCCCTGTTCGAAGCATAAATTGAGCCTGAAGTTGCAACTCGTCTAAGAAGAGTTTGTCCCGAAACATTCTCCGGAGTAATATCAGTCACCTCATTTGCTATGATTGTTTGTGAAACTATCTGTTTTACCGAACCAGGAGTTTCAAGACTCCCATTAAGCACTTCAACCTTCGCATCAACAGCATCAATTGCATTTACAAGCCCAACATTAGCAACATCAATTGCAGATTGTATGCCCGATACCTTTATACCGTCAGGTGATACTGTAAGAAAATTCTCTGAAGTTGCATCCCTCTTGATTGAAAAAACGTTGTCAACAAGTTGAAGACCGTCACCCGCCTTGTAAACATCAATAAGGTCTTTCACATTAAGGTCAATTACCTCCCCCGTATTGAAAGTAAAACGAATATAACTAACACCATCAATATCAATGAGTTCAACCCCATTAAGAATACCATCTTTAATGAAATCCGCAACATCAATTCTTGAAATTACAAGACCATTCTTACCGATGAGTTGAATTTCATCATTGGCGGCCCCGTCTGTTGATTTCACCCACATCAATGAAAGCTGAGCATAAAGACCGTTTTCATCATTTGTCAGAACTTTATCTTCCGAACTAATTGGTTGTCTAATTTCGTTTGCGTCAACACTAAGTTTACCTGTTAATGCATCAATAACAATAGTCTTTTGGTCAACATTTACAGAAAGGTCAGTTCCAACACCATCGGTAGCGACAACACCAATGGTTTTATTTGTTGACATTACCTTATTAGTTGTAATACTTGCTTTGGCTGAGTCAATATTTGCAATCGCGATTGAAAGCCTATCACTAATTTCATGCTCAGCGCCCATCGCTCTTGATGATTCTGCAGCAATTTCACCACTTAACGCATCTTCACGACTTGTCGCTCTCCCAACTTCAGCATTTATTGCAGTTCTTATTTCGGTATGGTCATTTGTGTTGCTTGCAATTGTTTCAGAAAGACGTTGGTCAACTCCTTCAGCGTATGTTCTATTAACATTAATCTTAGACTGAAGGTCACTTTCAGCACTTTTTGCACGGTCGGATTCCTCATGGAGTAATCCCTTGATTTCATCTTCAACCCCCGTTGCTCTTGATATTTCTGTGGCGATTGCTTCATCTATTCTCTTGACTTCCGAATCAAATTTCTCCTCAATTCTTATTGCATTTTTCTTAATCTCATCAATATTATTGTTAATTTCAGCAATAGCAAGATTAAGTTTCTCGTCCTCTTTTTTTAAAGTATCTACATTGCCAAAAAGAGTTTCAATGTCATTAATCGCCTTTGTATAGTCAATCAGATAATAAGGCATATTATTAAGAATATCCTTACCATCACCACCACGTCCAATACCAATCAATGGCGTCGACTCTTCCGCTGTTTCACCATAAAAGACAACAACAGGCTCAGCAGGAAGGGAAGTTTGAGAATTTGTATTCTTACTGAAGAGATTTTCTATGAAAAGCACCGCCTTTTCCCTTGTATAAGGGAAAGAAGCAGGCATATAATAGTTAAATTGTAATCTATTCTTCATGATATATTAATTTCTTCTTACTCAGTTATAATGTTTCCCCCGAAACTGTAGTCCCCATCAAAATAAAGTCCTTCCTCATCAAACTTTATCATTCCACCTAATGGAAGTTTCACCGAAATTTTAGCCCCTTCAACGGCACCATTTTCATCGGTAAAACCCGGTACTATCACAAGTGTATCATCAGCAGGGGTAACCTTATTTTCACTTATCTGCCTCTGAAGGTCAGCATCTGCCTCATATCTCTGTTTCTCCTCAGAATCAATCCTGTCATCAAGGGCCATGTCCCCATCAATACGAGCCTCAGTTTCTTTCAATAAGCCTTCTTCATTAGCAACGAGCTTCCCATCAAGAACAGCATCTGCTGCAATTCTCTCACTTTTTTCAAGTTCAATTTTCTCATCAAGAACTTTTATTTCAGATTCGTTGTTCTTTATGTTCTCCTCAACATCAGCAATGCAAGTTTCAACAACATCCATTCTATCATCTAAGGCATCAATTCTACCTGAGACCTCTTTGATTACAGCATCAAGTTTTGCGAGTTCTTCACCGAACTCACCCTTTACCATCTCTGCAGTATCTACAAATTCGCCATCAACGAGACGCCACTCATGCATTCTGATATCATCATGTTCAATGACTACAATCGACTCACCTTCATGAAGTTCGTGTTTTACCCATTTTGTGCCATCCCAATCATTTACATAGTATCTGATATCGGAATAGTTTTCCAAATGAGGTTCCCATTCTTTTGAAACGACACCCCCGAACTCCTTATTATTGAAACCAATGTTTTCTTTTGTCCAAATAAGGGTAGTATCGTATTTTTCACGGTCACCATCCTTAACATCAATATAAATTGTTGGTACCGTATTACCATCAATTACCTCAGTATCATAAAGATTAGTACCATTATAATTTTTAACAAGTCTAAGGCTAAGGTAACAATCGCGACCCCATGTATTCTGCTCTACAGCACATTCATCGTTTGAAAAAACCTTAACGAACATATCCTTTTTGGTATCTTCTTCTGAAGATGTCCAAAAAGCAGCCCATTTTCCAAAACCACCTATTGTACTTATACCTCTTCTTTCACCGAAACCGAGAGGATAAATACCGAAACCAAATCTATCGTCAGAATAAAGTTCCTTAACATAAGCCCCATTTTCATTAGGTATATACTGTCCATCCACATAATCATAACGTTCACCTTCAACAAAATCTTCATCCTCACGAATCTTTCTGTAGATAGGTTCCCAAAGTTCATTAGATTTAAGATACTTACCAGCATTTACACCAAGATATTCATTGGCGGGATTTCTCTTATCATCATGCGTCTTATCCTGAGGACAATCCTCTACTATATTAAGAAGTTGGTCCCAATCCGCCTTTGTAGGTACTCGCCATTCACTCCCTATTTCTTCAAGGCGTTTCTGTATAGCCTCAATGCCATCAAGAGGGTAAAGAAGCCCGAAAGAACTAATTTTTTCCTTCGTTACATAACGGTCCCCCTTTGTATTTCCCTTAATAGGAATAGTTTTCCCTTCAATTGTATCAAGAATATCAATCACAGGTTGATATGTTCCGGTCTTTGCTATTGAAGAAACCTGTATTGGACGATATCTCGTACCGTCACCTGTAATTGTAGGATTCCCATAAACATGGAAATTTTTCTCAGAAAGAAAACCTTCAACCTCATTTACAACAACAGGTTCACCATCATCGCCTTTCACCATAGTAACTTTCAACACCCCATTAACCTTATCATACTCAAATTGATAGAGATTTGGGTTATATATGTTAACCGGGAGTTTTTCACCATTGTGGCGTATAATCGTAAGTTCGGTTTTATCTTTTGATACTTCAAAATCAGCAATATCATATCCCCTAAGGAAATTGAAGTTGCCATCGATTTCACCTCCGCTCAAACCACAATTTTTCGTAACATCACCATCATAATGGTTTCGTGGGTCAAGCTTATAGTATATAACACCGTTTTGTGTAGCCATACTGTATTATTATTAATTGAATATTATTCGTCGCCTTATTTGTTTATAAATAGTAAACTCAAGCCAAAACCGAGTTGCGAATATCAGGATAATTGCGGAAACAATTATAAAATCTAAAACTTTTTATATCACCAATGAAACTACCACCAAAATCTTTCATTAAAGGGAAATAATCATCGGATACGATAATGTCTTTCAACCATATTCCATCAACAAGCCCCTGAGTACCCCCACCAATAGAAATATTATAAGGAACCGCCTCCTGTTTTTCAGGAATTTCATCAAGACCTCTAAATCTAAATTCAGGGAGTTCTTTACTTACAAGAACAAGATTACCGTTTACATAAAAATATAGTTTCATTTTTCTGTCACCCACTCCCGTACCACATTCAACACCATCAGAACCTAATATCGAAACTCTAATATTAATAGTTACCCATTCATCCACCTTAACAAGACCCGTAACACTCCTTTCACTCAGAACGCTGTAACCACTCTCAGAATCACAATCATTTATTGCGTAACGATAACTTATCGCGCCATCCTCATCAATCTTAACAGCAAAAGCATTTTCTTTCAAGTCCTTAAGAACATCATATTGGTCCTTATTTCCAACTTCATACTCATTGAAATTATCCGTTGTATAACCTGTTTTTGTTCTGTTGAACAATAAGAATTTATTTTCAGTTTCAGGTTTTGGGACATCAACGAACTTAACTTTTTCAATTGTACTATCCCATGTATCTGTTGTATAACCTGTTTTCGTCCTATTGAACAACAAAAATTTATTATCAGTTATAAGTGTATCTTTTTCTTGTTGGGATAATGAATATCCATCTTTTGTCTTCAAACCTTTAAGTGTATCATCATTAATATCAACATCCGTTTCAAAATATTCCCCATCAAGAGCAAGCCCATTATCAGGACATCCTTTATCGAAATAATCTCCACTGAAGTAATCATCCTCACCACATACATTGGTATTGTATTCCATTTCTTCACCAAAATAATCGGAATCAAAAGGGGTATCCTTTATTATATCCACAGATTTGTTTGCACAAAGATATTCCCCACCACACATATTTTCATATGTTGGTCCGCCTTCAGCAAAATAATCATCCCCCGAATTACTTACAAATTCCTTCTCATCAACACCATAGTAAACCGAAAACTTATTTTCGGCTCTTGTACCCATATAAAAGAAAATTCCTTTATTATTTGGATATCTGTAGACTAACGTGTCATCCCCCACCTCATAATCCCTTCTCCGTAACGTAATCTCAAAATTCCAATCACTTTCAATTACATTAGGCAAGATTTGGTAATCAGACCCCTCAATTTTATAAAAACCTTGAAAAAATCCGCCTTTAAGTGAAACAAAATCATCATTGGCCTCATAAGGATATGAATATCTTAATGTATTCCCTGTTATTGGATACATAGTTATTGCTCCACCTGATGCAGTAAAACTGCTTCCTGTGAAAACATCGAGGAACTCTTTGTTAGTAATCCTATCTTTTTCAAATTTTATCAGACCGTTGTCAACACCAGTATAACCGATATTATTTAATAGAACGTCAGATGTGGTTGCCTCACCCCACATATATGACGATTTCCAAGACCCATCTTTTCCAATGTTCTTAGCATCCAACCCCATAACAATACAAGACGAGAAATCGTAAGCCGAATAACACTCACCTTTATAAAGCATGAAATCATAATATTCATCGTTTCTCAGTTTAAGCCCAAGGCCCCTGACATTATTCTTTTTTATATTACCAAACATTGAAAAATAGTTTTCTATAAATATCCTTTTATTTTAAAGGTTTAGGCTCTTGTCGAGTCTCTTTGTATTTTAACTTTCGACCAACCTGTATATTCAATAAGTTCTTTTTCAAGTTCTCTCCTCCTATCGGAAATTTTATCAAAAGAGCCTAAGAAAAAAATCTGACGCATTTTTTTACACCACGTCTGAAGAAGGTCATAGAAACGCATCGCATCAGAAGTATTCTTACAGATGACAATACCCATATTTCCGTCATCATATTTGATTATAATCTTGTTTTTATATATGAGAATGCGTTCAATATCATAATCTCTAACGAGCCCACCAACAATCATATTATCAAATATCCATTTAAAAGTTTTCCTGTCCGTTTTCGGGCAATGACCATATACCCAAAAAGTTTCTTCAACAAAACGTTCGCATTTGTCATAAACAACCCATTTGGGGTGATTTGTTATATGTTCAACGAGTTTCCCATATTCATTTCTGAGTTTGGTATTCTGTAAATCCCCGTTCCTATTTTTCTTAAGAAGAAGATATTCATCGCGACTATCTTTTAAGGAGCCAGCATTAATAACTTTTCTTCTAAAAATAACTTCATCATTTGATTTTTCAAGAGCATGAAAACACTCGTAAGCGTCTTCAATACTTATGAATTGCCCTATATATTCGTTTTGGCTCCCATTCAAAACCCCAACTATCTTATAATCACAATAAACTTTACGACGTTCCTTCTTCTTTTTGGGAATATATCGTCTTTTCTTCTTAGGACCTCGTTTTTTAGGGCGCCCTCTTCTCCTTACATGCGATTTTCTCCGTTTCTCCCTCTCTCTTTCCTTCTCTTTTTCGGCCTCTTCCGGATGTTCCTCAAGCCATTTTTCATGTTCTAAACGCTCAGCATCCCTCTTTTCCTTATTACGTTTACGGGCCTCAATTCCCGCCTCATGCCAACGGCGAATACACTCCTCCCTCGAAAGTGTATTATTAGTTATTTCTTTGCTATTTTCTTTGATTTCAGACATCACTAAAACGTTTAAATATCAATAAATTATCAAACACACTATAAATATCATTTTTTCGTCAAAAAAATTTGTTTTTTTCCCTATTAAAACCTATCTTTGCAACATTAAATGAAATAAAAATTATGGGAAAGAAAAATTTAACAGTAGCAAGCCCCGAATATGAGGAATTGGTAAAAGAAGTTGTTAAAGAACGTACCGACCTAAGTGGTTACGTTGAATTCAAGGTTTTTAATATTAAGAAATCGAAGAAAGAAGTTACAAAGGTTCAGAAAGCAAATGAAATTGTTGAACTTGCCCTTGACATGGAAGATGTTGTTGTCATTTCAATATATGAAGCAGCCTTTGACCTCGTGGATGACCAAACAAAGCGTCTTTGGATAGAAAACGCTCTCGCTCCAGTACACTATGATATGGAAAAAGATAAAGTTGTAATTGGTGGGGAACCAACAATTACAGTCTCTCTCGGAATGTACCATAAGTATAAGGATATCATCATACAGAAACTTGAACTTGCTGCATTAACTCTTCAACAGATAGAAGATGAAGAAAAGAAACGCAAGGCTGAGGAAAAGGCACTTAAGAAAGCAAAGAAGAAAAATTCTTAAAATAAAAAAGCATCGCCATGGCGATGCTTTTTCTTATTAACTTAGTTATTTTCACTTGGGTCAGTTGAAAACTCATTATACTTTTCAACTTCCTCAATAATTGGTACTTCTTCTCCTATTTCTTCTGCTATTTCTTCTGGAGTTGCTTGATAAAAACCTTCTTTTACATATGATTTATTTGAGGCAATCAAGTTTTTAGCTTTAATATTATCCATCACCACTGCATCCCCTTCAATGTGAGTATTACCATTAACATATAAATCCATTTCTCTCTCAACACCAAAAGTGACACCCTTAAGCGTAACTCCAATATTAGGGAGCGAATAAAGTCTTGTCACCTCCGGCATTTCACGAAGCCCCCCACCATCTACACTAAGATATCCGTCTTGTTCAAGATATCCTAAAAGATGAAATACTTTATCATTTACAGGTTCACCATACCATCCATCAATATCCCCATCTTCCGTGGCACCTTCCTCATAATCATAATCATTTCTATCGCCTGAAACATCACCCAGTGGTACAATCTCTATTTTACTTCCACCACCAACGATAGTGGTTGGCCCATCATTATTATCATTATTATTACTATTATCGATTTTTTCATTAAGGTCATCAACGTAAGATTTAAGCCGCTCAAACTCATTTAGTAAAGTATTATACAGACCTTCTATATTACCAATACGCTGAAGAATTGTCTCTAAATCAAGTTTCGATATCTCGTCTGCCAAATCATCCACGCGCTTACTTAAAGCCTCTAAGTCTGTTTTCTTAGCATATTCTGATAAATCATTAGTATTTTCATCCCCCTTTTCTCCCTGAGGTCCCTGAGCCCCATCTTTACCATTCCTGATTACAAACATATATTCAGGAGCATTTTTTATTACTCCTGAATTAGGGTCTTCCATCGCAGGATTATCTTCCATATATATACCATACACGTCAATATACCCCGGCATACCGGCTCGTACAGTTTCACTTGCAGCCTGATATGTCACACTATTAATATCAACCCCATTATTATTATCATCTTTGATAGAACCAAGATAACGAGTTCCTTTAATACCAACACCCCTTAAATCAGCACAATTTTCAGAATCCACATTAAAATACACGTCAGCACTAAGTATATCGGCATTCCCCAAACCCTTCCAATCAGAAATTGTAGTAATTTCATTTTCCCCAATTTGAGTAAGAGCACCATTTGTTGCGCCGGATATTTTAGCCAGCATAGCATCAAATGCGTCCTGATATGCTGCAAGCCCCCCTTCAGAATTTTTGCCAAATTTATCCTCAGCCGCAGTTCCCACAGCACGTAAAAAGTAATCGGTTAAAGGGGTGTTCGACAAGAAACCATATTCCAAACTATACTTCGCTTCAGGGTTATTTTCTGTTTTAGGCCCCGTACATGCTTCTAACTTGTATGGTGGAAGAATATATGCATATTTATTGGAGTCGAGTCTCCAAGCGTAAGTTACTGCCATTGTATTATATATTTTATCTTATTCGTTATTTAATATTGCTGATTGTAAATAAGTTCTATGATAACAGAATACATCCCATCCCGTCATCGGTACCTTATACTTAAATATCGTCGTTGAAGGGATTATTTGCTTAACATAATGCATTGCTGAGTCATCTATAAACTCATACATGCTGTTCGGCGCCTGTAAATCAGGGATAAATTCAATATATAACGCTTTTGTGTTTATAATTGAATTAGCCGCCGCTTCATCATCTACTGAACCACCCTCCATATTATATGGAGTCATTATTGGGTATTGCCTGCTATTGAAAAGGCCTGTCGAACCATCCCCTTCGTCCCTGCGGTCTTCATAGAAACGAGGTGAGTCTCCGATTCCAACACTCGGTACCTCATGACCCAATTCATCATATTTATTACCCCCCACATGAGAGAGAAGTTGGAGGTTGTGAGTCATTGACAAATCAGTAAAATACCAACATTTAATATTGTCGATTTCTTTCTTCATATTAAAACCAATTGTCTGACCACTAAGATTTTCCATACCTTCCCAATTAAAGGAATCTGTCCACGGGAGTACTCTATCATCGACATAATCGAATTCTTCGTTATCCCTTGCAGGTTTGAACATATCTTCAAAGAATACTTTATATTCTTCTCCGTCATCATATTCACCCTTACCTGAGTGAGGCGCATTTCCAAGATTGTTTTCAACAATACTTTCAAGGTAGAAAACCTTTTGAGCATCCCTTGTCTTACCTTCTTTCAATTCTTCCTCACTGATATTCTTCCAACCACATTTTCTCGTTGGATATTTTCTCCATTTAAGGTTAGGATATCCGGGCTCGTTAGTTGGGTCATCCACAAGTTCCCCTTCTTCATTAAAATATTCCCCATCATTTTCAATGGTCATATTACCATTTTCATCCCTGATAACACCCAAAACCTCATCATATGCCGTATCCTTAAGGATGAAATAATGAGACATTGTTGGTTGGGGTTCCTCTCCTATAAGTCCCCAATCATACTTATCTTGTTCAGTAATGTCATATACATAATAGACATCATTAGTCTTAGGGTATTCACCCACGATATTCAGAAGGTCAGAAATCTTATCTTGAAACCTGAGATATTTAACACCTTCATCATAAACTTTCAATTCCTCTGTGGTTTCAATGTAGACATCACCATATTCAGGAACTGTGGTTGTCTTTATCTCCGTAAGCCCCCACCCACCTTTGGATTCAAAATAAATGTCTGTATCATAATCTTTATTGCGGTCAAACCAAGGTATTAGATAATTGGCTTCTTTACTTTCATACCCAACTGTTATGCCTTCCACAATTTTACCATCATGGTAAGCAATACCCGTTTTAATTGGTTCTTGCGTCATTGTCACAACCTCACGAACAGGTAACCCCTGAAAATCATCAGCATTATCGGAATCAAACGATACTTTTGTTGAGTTTACGCCTCTTACCAAATCTGCAGCCCCCTCTTTATATAAAAGGCTATCTTCATCAGCAACATAAACATACTCAGTTATGTCATATACATTCCTTAAAATATCCTTTCTCTCATCCTCAGTCATATCAGCCCAATGTACAGTTTTCACCACCCCATTTCTGAAAATATCATGGAACGAATGTTCCACAAAATTAAGAGAGTGATATCCAAAAAGAGCAAGAACCATTTCAATTGACCTTTTAGTTCCCTTTGCCGAAAGAATTGCACCTGAATTTAAAAGAAGGCGTCTATAAAATTCATAATTGGCATCCTGAACTGTATATCCTGTCGTATGACTCGGATAAAGCGCCGAAGTTTCATATTTGCTTAATTTGGTAGGGACAGGAATACGAACATCCCATCCATAGTTAGTAAGGCTATCAGACAGGAACATGTCAGGGTTGTTGTTCGCCTCATCATAGGTGGTAGCATTCGCATAGGAAACACCATCTATATATCTCTTCAATTCATCAAATTCCCTACCGACAACATGCATAAAAGCCTTTATTCTCTGTGAATTAGGAGAATCATATTCTTCAGACACGCCATCTTTGTTGACTTTTGTTAATGTCCAATCATATGCAACAATCGCCTCATGGGTCATTGACCGCCATATATTATTTGTGTAGTATTCATCATAAAATTTGGCAATGTTCAACAACGATTCCAAATATTCTTTATAACGTACACTTGAAATATCTATATTCCAATCACCATTACCAGTTTTCGGCCACGCATAAGCCTTACGATAACTCACATTTCCCCTGTTGGTCTCCATAGGCGTATCTAATAGTATTGAATACCCTGTCTTCCTATTAAGAATTGCTGCCTGAAAATCGTCAAGGTCGTTAAAAAACTTATTTATCACCTTATTCTTAGGACGAATCGAAACATTTTGATATGTGCCATCATGGAAAAGGCGTTTCTCCCCATTAATATTGTAATAATAAAGAATTACATGGTTATTTCCATCGAAAGGGGCGCCAAGGTCTATGATTGACAATAATGTACCATTCATAGTGCAATCATTTCCACCCATGAGGTTTCGAGTCCATGTAAGCGGTCCCATCTGTGAACCATTATGGATTACATAATCCTCATAAGAACTACTGAAAATTCGTAAAGGTTCATCAATTTTCTCATCAGGAAAAACAATCGCATCCATGTTTATATTAAATGGATTGTCCACATTGTATAATCGTCTTCCATCAAAATCCACATGAGTATCCATAAGATAAATCTCACCGGGGAAATGATTGATTATCCCACGCACTGATGATTCCACCAATTTTTCAGCAGAGCCATAATAAGCAAAATCAAGAAGTGATGTATAATTTGGCTTTAAGAGTGTTCTTGAAAAGTTTGTAGTTGCGAGGGTTTCATCCTCACCCATACATTTAAGTGACCAATATGTACTAACGGTATCACATGACTCATTTTTAAGCCACGAACCATACTGATGTTTCTTTTTGAGATTGATTCCATCATCAATAACCATTTTGAAACCGTTAAGCCCATATGCAGGAAGACTTCCCGGTGCATATGTGTTCAAGTCGGAAATGGTCATCCAATCCCTTTCATAGATATTTCCAATATTTGTTGACTGATGCAATTGTTTTATTGTATAATTGCTTCGAGTCTTCATGAAACGGTTTCTTGCCATTACTCTTCGGCTTCAATTATGTTATTATAATTCTGTGAGGTATCCACACTGTTTTTATTAAGTTTAATATCATAAAGAGGTTTACCAAGCCTTGTTTTAACAGTATAAGTCTCATACTGTTTGTAGATTTCATGGTCATTGTTATAAACAGTAAACGTACCATTGTCAAGATTACGCACTTGGTCGCCTTCCAACATATATGAAAGAGTCTCAGCATCATGGTCAACCATTTCTATTTCAAACATAACAGGATTAAACTTAGTGTTGGAAATACGTACAACCTGTCCCGCTTCGCCAATACTTGGCATGAGGTTAGCAGTAAAACCATTTGCTGTTGAAGGGGTTACTGTACAAAAAATCAATTTACCATTGCTCGAACCCGCATTTCCTGAATTGGTATATAGAGCAAATTTAGTTTGCCCTGCAGTAGGCACAACATAGCATTTATTACTCGACGTTATTATACGTGTGAATTCTTCTTCAACATCTCCATACTGTATTCTATAACCTACCAAAGCATTATCAACATTAAGGCTTGAATCAAGTTTATCAGCCTCAAAAATAACACCACGAATATCAGAATAATTCTGAAGACTTGAAACTGCATAAATTGGGATTTCTATTTCCTTTGGCTTAATATAAATGGTATATATTCCCTTACTACCGAAAATAGATAACGGAAGTTTCATGTTATAAAGGCCATCAATATTTACCATGCCATCAGTTGTTGCCTTAATAAGATTAGATGTATCCAATTTCTTGAAAGTAGTTGTACTATCATAACTCCTATCAGGTTTATAACTATAGAAAATCTCAACATCCTTATTGATGTTGATATTTGCAGGTTTTACTGTTCCATATATTCCACTCATATCTCCTAAAGTCCAAAAATATTATTCGAATAATTTTCAATATCACTCATTGTATTAACTTCCCCCATTTTATAATGAAGTTCAAAAGCCGATATGAATCCCCTATCAATAACCACATCATCAACATTTTCTATCAACGTTTCAGACCTACCAAAATTATAGTCTTCCATTATAATGATGTTGTTTGATATATCCTCCGTATTTCCCGTATAAGGTATAATCTTATCCTCATTATCAGAGTTTTTACTAGTATTAGTATAAAAACTAATCGTAGCAATACCATCATCAGGGATATCATAAATTTTAACTTCTTTACTACCACTTATTAAGGTTTTATCATTGAAAGCATTGACCTCGACACCATTTTTAAGCATTATATATCGTCTTTCAGGGTCATTGCTGTAATCATACATGCGAAAAGGTATTTCCTCTACATATACAACACCCTCTATCATCTCACCACGTTCAAAACCATCTTCATCAAAACTCCAAATCTTTGTTGTATCATCATAATGAAGCCTGCCACCAATTACATATTTGATAATATCTGTAGTTTCACCTGTCTGAATATCAAAAATCATATCCCCATATATCACCACCTCATCATCAATTATTTCAGTGGAAGTGTTTTTTGGATAACCAATCATATAAGGATTTGTCATTGTCAAACTCTCTCCATCCTCATTTTCAAGTAATACAACAGGTAATTCTTCATCAAAAGTAATTCCATCAACCGTTCTTTCGCAATAACTTACCTTACTATGGCGAAGATACTTAAGTTTACTTGGTTCAGTGATTGTGTGTTTTATAATGTATCTATCTTTCTCCTCCTTATCCGAGATAACATCAGTCACTGTATAAATACCAATATTATGAAAATCAGCGTTTAGTGATAACGACAAAACCATTTCAGGAGAAACAGGTTCACCATTAGTAAGATAAAGGGATTTCTTCCAATAGTCAATTTCTTCAGAAATTCCAAGTTTTTTCCCGCCAAGATAAGTTAAAAATGAATCGCCCCCATACATTTCATAATCATTAACAGCACAACAATCCTCTCCTCTTTTCATCTCCCTCAACATCTCGATATATGCAGGGACCTCAGTATAATACATCATCTCAGGAACATAATTATCCCCAAGATATTTAGAATCAACGATGAATATACCAAAAGCCTTTAAAATAAACTCAAGCATCATCACCCCACCGTTTTCTTCAAACGTCGAATCCCCATAAAGGCCATAAAGATTATCATCATAATCCCCTCCGGCCGGATAAACAGGAATCTTATGTTTTTCACTCCAATCAGGGATATAAGGAATTTTCAACTCTTCACCATTTTTTGTTATTTTCTGATAATAAACAGCATTATTCATTACCCTCCTTAGAACCCTATATTTCTTAACAATATCATTAAATGATATCCTTGCAGCCTTGTCATCTTCAGTATATCCAAAATAAACTTTCAGATTTTCAAAACCCGAGCAACGGCAAACATCTATGTCATAAGGGTATTCACCCCAATTCCCATGGTCGGGGAATACAGGCATCCCCATCTCGTTGTATTCAATTCCAACAAACGGGATAAAACTATGCTGCCTACTCTTAAAATTTTCGGTAGATATTTGTCTTTCAATTACCTCCATTAGGATATTCCTTTTATTCTTGGTTCAAATAAATTCAAAACTATCTTACCATCATTGTCATCAGCAAATGGGAAATGATAAACGTATTGTTTCAATCTCTTATCAAACCATATTTCAAGAGGGATGAGAATTGCATTCTGATAACCCTCAAAATCAAAATCTGTCAACATATTACCATTCCCATCATCAACAACCGGTGTAAAATTCATTGGGAATCCTGCATCTGTTGCTAAAATAATCTTCCCTTTCTCATCACGTGGAAGCATCATAGGTACTGTTTTTCCATAACCTGCATGATTAAATTCCACTTTCATATAAATAGTTCGAGGAATACTTTCCCCTTCAATTTCAGACGGGAAAAGATAAAGATAAAAACCCTCACTTGATTTCTCTGACAAATATTTTCCCTTTACTGAGAATCTTGCACTAAGTCTCAAATCGTCTTCTGTTCTACCTGAGTCAAATATTGGTAAACCTTTCAATGAAATGGCATTATAAGTACGATAAAGTTCACCTGCATCAAGAAAAATTGTCGAATACCCCAACAATTCTTTTTTCAACATTTCTTTCGATGAATAAAACATAAGACGTATAAATGATTTTTTCACTTTCATCTTACTAAACCTAATATCATCGGCTGTAAAACCAAGAACATCAAGTTCATCAGCATATGTGTCATCGAAACCATTCGTTGTATATCTAAGAACATCATCAGTTTCAGTTTCAGTATCCCCTCCCTTTCTAATTTCAAGTCCATTCCAAAGTTGTTCATCTGTCGTTCTCCACCCCTCACGAATAACTCTATTAGTAGCATCGCTATCAAATCTATTTCTGAAATGAAGATTAAACTCAATTTCGTTTACCGGTTTATATCTTTCACCTATAATAGATGTCGCATTCGAATATCGAATAACAGGTATAAATTGTTGTTTTTCATTATCCACAATCTCAGGCACAATAGTGCTTTTTACTGCTTCAAAATACCCATTTAAAATTGCTTGTTCATCATTAAGGCGATATGATGGTTCATGTGTTAAAGGGAGGGACAACTCCATGCCCAAAACATTCTCCTGAAAAACAATATCAGTATTAAAGCCATCTTCATTAATGAACCAATCATTCTTAATGTCAACAAATCCACGGCCCACAAACCCAATTGGTCTTGAACACATTATCGTTCGGGACGCCGCATCTTCTTCATTTGTGGGGTCCCTGTTTTCATCATAAGAAATGTATACTCCGCCATTAAAAACCTCTCCCAAATATCTCAAAGACAAATTTTTAACATCTTTAACAACCGTATGTAAATTATCTTCAAGAAGTTCAATCAACGCATTTTCATTTGCAGCGCCAAAATTCTCAACTTGCAATGTTAAATACTCAGGAATATACACAACAAAACTCTTTTCATCCCTTACAACATAATTATATGTTTTTTCAATGGGACGAAAGCCTTTATCATAATAAAGGCAAAGTGCCCCCTCATCAGGCAAATTATGTTTTCCCACACATGTAACAACAATAGGTAACAACCCATCTTCACCAACAGGCAAAATATCAGCAGTCAAATACTCTATTGGTCTTCTTTGTGCTTTTATATTTCTATTAATTACTAAAGTTCGCATGATGAATTATCTTCTACCATCTTATAATCAACATCAGGTAAATCTTTCTTAAGTCCCGAAACAACAAAATTAGCATAATCCTGAACTCTGTCATAAGTGTATTGAACGCCAAAACGTCCATCAGGGTCCTGTCTACGTACATAAAATCCAATGTTATTATTCATGTATATTGCACCATTGGAAAAAACACGGTTATAAATGTCTGAATTTTGTGTCAATTCACTATCAGGTATAATCTCCCTCCACACTCTTTTTCCCGTTCCATCCGCAAGATAATTCGCATATTCAGGAACAGACTTATTTCGAATATATACCCTCCAAGGTTTTAAATTTTTCAATGTTTTACATGAAAATACAATTTTTCTACCCTCCGATTTTGGTGATACAACACATTCTTTATACTCTTTGTTTGGATAAAGAAGAACAATAACATCATCAGTAGTCAGATGGTATTCTGTGGCAGCGCTTATTTCATAATAGAGTCCATCCTCCGAACGTCTAATTTTGTCTCCATTAGAAAACGGAACAACAGGTATCTGAAGGTCAAAGTCTTTAGACAATAATGGTGAAAATTCACGCAATTTAACTCTATGATGAGCTTTATAAAAATATCCCTCAGGGACAAAGCCATCACAATACACATTATTTTTTTCATTATATCGAAGACCTTGCATTTGTGTGACACTAAACTCAGCCAATGTATTTTCAGTCGCAGATTTACCCAAACTATCAGTAAAATCATTATCATCATATTCAAGTTCATCATAAACCATTTTATATAATGACACAGGAAACATCTTATTTGATGGTGTATTATTTAACATTTCCCTTTGTGCAGTATTGAAACGATGATGAACAGTTTCCAAAATAACCTCTTCAAGTGTAAATGGAGAAAACTCCACAAAATCACCACAAAAAATATTATCATATCCATCACCCGCAACAATATTCCTTTCAAGCGCCATTGGTTGTGAATAAGGTATACCCATAGATTCATGACCCGGGAATTCATAATTAGTTTCCATTATCCCATACAACATTCTTGCGTTATAATTCTTTAAAAGGTCATAATCCATGTGTTCGTTTTCCCCAATTTCAAAATCAAAGCCTGAAGTAACCTCTCCAAAACAATGAGAAAACTCAACATAACTTGGACTTGTCATTCCGGACATATACCATTCAATATAACCCTGATTTCGTTTTATAAAAGTAAGAAATACCTCAGTAATTTCACGCCCCATATGGTCTTTCAACCCCGAAATATCAACATCATCAGAATAAATAATTTGAGCAACAGGGTCCCCATATATCGTCTTAGCAAAACCTGCTTTATTTATTGTCGACCTCAATGAACTTATACTCTTGAAATCCCTGATATAATACTCACATTGTTTTCCATTTATTGTCTTAGCAACAAAAATATTTGATGGTATTCTTATACATTCAATGGTATTACCAATAACATAATTCGTTTCTTCACCCCATCCATCTGCAAGGTCATCATATGATATCGCAAAATAATATTTTTTCATTTCACCATTAACATCACCAAGTGACATGACCCTACACGAAAAACTCTCCTTACCATCCGCATAAAGCACAACCATATCACCTTCCTTAAGACCGTGTTTCGCTTTAGTTCTAAAATGTATTGAACGAGTTTCTCTTGTAATAAGATAATCATAAGTTTGTCCCTTCTTTTCCTGAAGAAAATTTGTCGAACTACCTTTCATTTTCAACGATTCTGTCGTATGCCATATGACCCTTAAGCCCTTATCTTTCTCAAAGAAATCATAAGGTTTACCATTATCATCAACATAGCGTTTCCTGTAAGGATAAGTTATCCTCCAATCCCAATTATACTCTTCACGGTTATTATACTTCTTGTTTATCTTAGGAAGAAGAGAGAAAAGGGTTCTATCAGGGTACATGTCAACGAATTCACAGGCACCTCTATTATTTAAAACCTTATTAATCGTTATATCAACCGATTCCCCATCTTTATAAATCGTACAATTAGGTTCATTAGCATAAGCCTTATTATAAAACCCCAACCAACCATTTTCTTCCTTAAGTTTAGCCATAAATGCGTTTTGAAATGACATGATATTGGAGTGATTATACAAATGGCTCGGTCTATCTTTTGTCTGTGCGGTTGGACTCCCTCCCCCAGGTATTTCTCTCTTATGTGTTGCTATCTCACCATCGCCATATACCAAATAATCTTCAATGGTATTAAATACATTTTCATTTGATATTATTTTCCCATCAATTTTACTTTCGCCTCGTCTAATAGCAAAATAACCTTTTCCTCTAAACTGATGATTATTGAAGATATCCAATCCACAATAATAAGTAAAATTACCAAGGTCTGGATGGGAATATTCGGTATCTCGTATTGCTTCATAACGAGTTATACCCTGCCCAATGGGGTACTTTCTTATACCCCTATCCCAATCTCCTGATTTGGCCAACCCACTGTCACCAAGTATGAAAGATTTTGTGGAACCCTCTTCAGACACAATTTCAGTAAACATATTGAAAAGGATATTAGTCATGTAAGGGCTTACGGTGAAAAATAATTTATATTTTCTCGTCGAATTTCGTTCGTTCAAATATATTTCATATTGATTAATTGTTCCCGAAACATTACCCCCTGTAAACAAAGACTGCTTTGTTGATAATTTGATTGGTACAGAATTCTCAACATTAATATTGTTTTGCCCGTTGGCACTATTTAATAAAATCTTTTGCATCCTAACTCAATTTAAGAATATAATAAACTTTGCCATTAATGTTTTTCTTTTCAGACACAAAAACCTGACAAACGGTATGAGACCTTTTCTTTGTCGTAACTTCTCCCGCCCCAAACTCATCTTTCTCTATATTATTCAAAACTCGGTGCAATGTATTTCCACCAGCTAATAAATGTAAATTGGATATTTGAACCAAGTAGTCTTTATAATCCTCTATTCCTTCCCTATTTATCAAACTTTCCCTATCTGTCACTGTAAACGTACGATTAAATATATTTTCAATACACCTAGTTGTAAATTCAGTATTCTTAGGAGCGAACATATGTACAATATTATTGTATATATCATTCGAAGAAACCGTCTCAAGAGATGGGTTATCATTGACAATAATCTTAAAATTACCCTCTTGTCTAATACCAACTTTATAACCGTTTGTTGCATTAGATGCAAGTTCAACATAACTAGATGATAAATTAGTATTTTTATCCCTTTGAACAATTCCAACATATTTAAAGACATTTCGCCAATAAGGAAGTTTAGCAACATGAACAAGCGTACACTGTCCTTCTTTAATTTCCTTACCTTTGTTAAATGAAACATCCCCATTAAACAATGTAACATAAAGTTTATTTGAAGAATTGCCACATGTAACTAACATCATATTATTGGTATCATATGCAAGAATAAATGTTTTTAGATTACTTATATTATTAAGAAATTCATTATAAGTCCCCATTGAATTTGTGTTAGCAATAAAGATATTATAATCACCTTCCTTAACAATTCGTCCTTCACAATATTTAGTTCCCCATGCAATATCATCTGTTTTTTCATCTTCTGAATATAATGCATAATACAAAGGATAACTACGGGAATCGCCAGACGTCGTCTCATTCAAAGCATGATAGAGATTGTCTGTACCTAAAACAAGACCTTCATCTTCAGCGGTCAACGTAACCACAGAACCATGAGAACTAATTACACCCTTATTAAGTTTCTTATCAACATCATACGCCTCACCTAACAACAGCACATTACTATCCTTAGGACTCGCAGCCACATTAAGATTATGTGGAGTTGCATCAGTATTAAACTCACGATAATCAACTATAGTGCGATAAAGAAGATATTTCTCATTCTCATTCAAGTCTGAAGTAGATGATGAGAAATTATTCCACCACGAACCTTTCTTCTCTAAATTATATAATGTATTATAAGAAACTATTCCTAAGCCATAGTTAGGATTACCTATTGTAAATGTGAGAGGACTACCATCACGCACAATAAATGTGTCATATCTAAACTCGCAAGAATATTTTCCATTTTTCACATCTACCGACCTTATCCAAATCTCATATTCTCCATACCCCCACAAATAAAGTCTATCACCATCTTTCCAAGTAGCCCATTTATTATCAGGATAATAATTATCTATACCATTGTAAACACATTCAAAATTCAATGGATTAGCATCAGAATCATACCCCCCTATTCGTTTAATAACCACACGATAATACTTTATATTACTTGAGTCCCCCACGATTTTAAAACTACCGTCGATATACCCGCCATTTTCAGCAGTCTTTGGGTTATAATCACTAACAGCGGCACCAAGTTTATATTGCATTTCAGTTTCAGCAACACTCGTTCTAAAATTTGTAACTGAATTTTTATCATAAGAAACTTTCAAAAGGTCTTTACCAACAACAAGTTCCTGAGAAATTTCATTACCATATTCATCCTGTACAAGAACCTCATAAATACCAATCGGCACCCCCTTAATTTTAAAATTATTCGAAGCCTCCTGACCCTGAATAACAGCCATTGGTTGTTTAAAACTAGTAATTGTTTGATAATCACCCTTTCCCACATTTCCTTTATCATCACAGTCTTTACTTTCTATAATATGATAATCATCCATATAGAGCCTTGTTAATGTATAGTTCTTTACACTCTCTCTTTCAAGACCTTTTATGGAAACTTCCACATCAAAATTCATATTATATATATTAGTTCGACCTGTCGACCACATAACAGAAAGAGACATCTCACCCTTGGGAGTTGTAATTGCCTGAGGAGCACATGGTGCGTAATATTGTCTCTTGAAAGCATCCAATGCAGTTGAACCATTTACAAGTCCGAAATAAAAATAGAACGAATTCTGATAAACAGGCATCCTATTTCCACCATAAAGGTATTTCTTATTATCACCCATTCTAAAAGTGATATAATCATTACTTTCGAACTCACTTTTTCTCACTATCGTATTACCACTCTCGAAAGCAACATCAACCCCCAAATTAGGATGAGATTCCATCAGTTCATTAAAAGTAGACTCATTCCAAAGAGATTTGGTTTCCTGTGGAAGATGTTTGGTATAAGTATACCCACTACTACTACTGATTATTTTCTCCAAAGAACCATCAAATGAATCAGGAAGAAGATATTTGAAATCGTATTCCTTATAACCATATGAATTAACTACAGTTCTAAGCGAATTCTGATTCATGGTTGCAAACGCACTCCTAAATGTCACATCATTTATTTGGTCCTTTGAAATCAAACCATTAGGTGCAACATACAGATAGTTAACAATATCATAAGATAAATCCGCGTCAGCCTTTAATCCGGATTTATAGCCCACAGGTATTTCCAAACGTTCTGATAAAGTCGTACCAATTTCACAGGCACGTTTAAGATTCACACATGACTTGATATTTGTCTCAGCATTAGAACATGAAAGACCCAAAAAATGCCCACCCGGTGATAAAAGTTTATCATCAGAATATTCCAATCCATTATTTTCACCATGTTCACCATCATAACCAACACCCTTATACGACCAATCAATTCCCGAAAGTTCCGTAACAGGGAAAATATCCTCATAAGCCAAAGTTAGGTCAGATTTTGCTTCCGTATCTCCTACACCATCATCAACCGGCCATTTATAGAAACCGCCTTGATAAAATACATAAGTTATCTTCGAGTCTTCATATTTCTTAGGAGGAAGCATATAACCATCAGGTATAATATATGTGTTAGTTTCATTAGCATTGGTAGGCACAATAACCCTATCAGCATCACTTACCTTGTTTTTCAAAAATTGATATTCTGCACCATCTCCCCTATTATGATTGATATCATATCCCAAAATATCTTTAACCTGAGGGACCGTACTATCTTTCAAAATCCTCTCATAAGAACCATAACCCTTGTCTAAAGAGTCTTCAAATGTCGCAAGATACTTATCAAGTTGTCCATAAGTTGGGGTATAAGGTTTAACACCTTCCGTACGAATATAAGGGGTCACCATGCGCCCATTACTTCCTCCCCAATCATCATGGTTCCATCTGTTACCCGGACATTTGGCATTGCAAGACCATTGTTGAATAACGTTAACTGTAGGCGCGGGCCAAACTGTGTTCTCCCCCCAAGCATCCTGTTGTTGTGCACTTACTTCCAATTCGCTATAAACATCACTCTCATCATCAACATTCGTCTGAGCCAAATTTGGTGGGAGTTGATAAGTTGTTGCGAGAAGACTGTCAAATGTTGAAGGAAGCCCATATTCATTACAATCGAAAAGCGTGCCCAACATTACAATATCAGTCGCAAAAAACGGCACTCTATTAGAACCTCTGAACTCACATGGTTTAAGATAATACACACTATCGCCCAACGATGTTCTACTCTCGTTAACAACGCCACCCTTAGAACCAAAAACCTCAATCATATCACGTCCGTTGGCTTTGTGACATCTTAATTTATTACGATGGCACCCCACTTTAGTTGTGATTTCATTATTGGAATCATAAGCCAATGAACATTGCTGTACATATCTTCTTGATACCCGTGATATAGCCGTATTATTCATACAAGCCTTCACCTTCTCAGTTATAATTGTCTGTCCTTTCTTACGTTTTTTCTTATATTTTACATTTCTCGCCCAACGAGGGAGATAAACTGTTCCATTAATCCAATCGTTATAGAAATCAAACTTAATAACCTGATATTCCTGTGCAAGATTAATTTCGACACACTGCATAAGATAGTCAGTGTTATTGGTTAAATTAATACCAATCACCGAGTTCGACTTATTATCCAACATATTATTAACTTCCACAGAGGCATTGTCTTTTGTGGAAATTGTTGTGGGGTCAACCTGTTTAATAACAACGTATTCCTGATTATTAATTTCCACTTTATCGTCTGTTAATCTAAAAACGCCATTCTCTACCTTCCCACTAATTGTAAATTTCTTTACGGCCCAATTAGACCCCCCTTCTTCTGTATATTTAATTGTATATTCTTTAGAACCTGAAGTGGTTTCACCTGTTATTCCAAGTTCTGTTTTCAATTCATTCTCAGTGAAAACATCAGCCACTTCTAATATTGTATCATAATTATTAGGGTCAACAAAAACATACTCATATGAGACATCCCCCCCATCATTAAGTGTATCAACCCACCCATAAATCTGTTCCTGAAGGGTTTGGTCATCATCAACTCCTAAGTCAGCAACAATCTCTTTATAGGTATTACAAACAGACTCATTTTCCCACTGTCGACATGTCTTATTACTCTTCGCCGTCTTAGGTGTAACTTTCATTCCCGGAGCAAAATACCAATATTCAAGGTCAGGGCAAATTTCATTTGAAATATATGAATAAGGCGTAGTGAAACCAAGATTTCCAATAACACTCATCAAGCCACGTTTCAATGTATTAACCACCTTAACAATCCTGACCATCAACTTTATGATATTGCACATAAGCCAAAACATGAAAGGTATCCTTATCCTTATATTGTTATAAGGAATTGGATTATTTACCCCATGAACATTCACTTTCTTAATTCCTGTGAATCTATCTGTCAAAATATTTCTTGCCTTTTGAAAACGAGGTATAAATGACTTAATTGTATAGACATTATTCCACATAAGGGATTTGAAAGAATGGTCTTTTGTCCTTGAACCGAAATTATAGTCTATTTCATTCTCATTATTTGGATTATGAGGTACAAGCACTTTTCCACGATGATAACTTACAGCATCAGGGTTTGTTTCATCAAGAGAAAGTCTGAAACGAACCTCACAACGGGTAGGGATACCCTTTTCAGGGTTATCAGTAGGTACCATGTTTCCATATTCATCAGTCATCATATAATCAAGATTCATCGGAATCTGAAAACACCACACACCATTACCGTCAATAAGTTGAGTACCTTTAATCTGCAACTCAGAAACTGTGTTGTCAATATTCTTTCTAATGATTTCAATAGTACCGGGACCTGTCACCATCTCACTCATTTCACCCATTCTTTTTGATGGCACACATTTCCTACTTATACCTTCGTTAGGCGTATCAGTAACTATTGAACCCATAAAGACACATGTTGGTTCAAACTTAAAAGCAACATCTATATCCTTTCTTGTTATTCCAATCTGTGTCCCTTCCTTAGCGTCGCCCCAAAACGGTTTTACATCAACAGTCGTGTCCTGCGAGAAAACCTGTGAAAGTGTTGAAAGTTCAGTATCAACCTTGAATTGATTAGGATTCTCAAATTGTTCTATCGTATAACCCTTATAAATAAAATCCCTCGGCCTCTGTGAAAGTTTTCCACAGTCTGATATATCAAGGTCCATATGAAGGGTATAGTTCCCTGTTGGAATACCGAAGAACATGTAATCACCCGCTTCATTTGTACGGGTCGTATATTTGTAATATTCGTCAAAAATCTCAAGAACCGACGTATCATCAAGCATCAATCTTTTGTTAGGGAAAGTTCCCACAACGCGATGACAGTCATCTTTCTGTAGGTCAGGAAGAAGATTATAACGTCTACCATCTCTATCCTTACCATTTATTATATCATAAGGATAAAGTATTTCTTTTACTATGTCATTAGTATCATTTTTCTCAATGAAAAGCGAAAGTTTTGCATTAGGTACACCAAAACCATTGTTGGCAAGAACTCTTCCCACAACAACGCCATAGTCGCCCACATTATATCTGTAGGTTCCTCTTTGGTCTATTTTCATTGACAGGATTTCCAAAACATCATATTCTTGCGTTAAATTAACAGTAACATATTGGTCCTGCCCCACATTTGTTCTAATTCTCAACGATTTATTGTTCTCCATATTATACCTATATTCGAACTTTTATTGCCTTAAAGAGTGAGATGGTTTCTTTTTTTAAAAAAGCCTTTACAAAAACAAGATAAAATAATACAATGGGGAAGAAAAGAATAATTATAATCCACATGAAGACAGCCTGAAAAGCCATCTTCACTTTCTCCTTTGTAGGAATATTCTCTTTTGTCTCAGGTTCATAACCATAATATTTTTTGGTCGCCCTGACATAATCGGTTGCCTTACAATTACACCCCATGTTATTTAAGTTTAACTCGTATCCTAATGTCCTGCTCAGGATATTTTATTTCTATCATAGTATCATTTTCACTATAAAGAATATGGTCTGATACTGATAGGTCAATCTGACTTCTATTCATCGCCACTTCACCCGCCGTTGCCCCATAACATTCAGTCTTAGACATGATTTGCTGTGTCGTCTGTGTTGGCGAATAATTAGGGCCATACTCATTATAAACCCTGAGGTCTATCAAGTTTTTAACACCATCAATCAACGAAATTTCCTTCTCAAGGTCACCAAGGAAAATATCGTCACCCATCTGATGAGTATCAATATTCATATATTCCTTAACCTTATTAATGATATTGGTAACTACATCCGCACTATTATAACTCTTGCTTATATAGCAATCTATTTCAAATGAAACATTAATAATACGCCCCGCCTTCATCTCCACGTAATCGTTAATCATTCTATATTCAGAAAGATAAGACTCAAGGTTCTTAGCAAACGCAGCCGGTATTGATGGCGTAAGTTTACCATTCATATCAAGACCGAGGAGATAAATCATTATCTTATTATTTTCTTCAGTAACACCAACACGATAAGGGGTACCAAATGCTGATGGAAGTTCCATGATACGACTACGGTAATCATTTAACGTGACACATCTATCCTGCGCCCCCTTATTATATTTAATATAGTTTCTAAGTTCCTCACCCGAAAGCATATCCCTACCTGATACTGCAGGAGTCGTATTTGTTACAGTAAATGAGTTTCTTATCTTAGCAACAGTATCGCTCTGCAACGTCTCATACTTACAATCACTAAAACCAACATTAAGATATTGAATCTTATTAATTGACCCCTTAGGTAGGTTACTATTAGCACCCGCACCCATCTTATAAAGGATATACATGGTCGTATTCGGTTTAGGAGTAATACCAAGTCCATCATTATTAATCATCCTCGTTATAAGATACTTGCTAAAAGAAGCAGCATCACCAAGTGTATAATCATCTTCAATATATTTGTGCCCTGCACCAAAAATAACTTTCAAATATCCTTTATCAGTATATTCAGTTATAAACTTCTGACGAAGCGGTTTCCATTCACCTTTTGAAATACATGCCGTTGGTACAGTAACTCCATTTTCACTAACATAACCATATGTTGTTGTTACAGGAAGATACTTATCATCCAAAACCTTTCCCCAACGGTAAGGCTGAACAAGTGCATCAACTTCAAAGAAACGATATATATCCTTTTTACTCTGTGTATATTCAGCAGGCATATATTCTGTCTCCATCATAAATTCATCAAAAGAGGGTTCCAATTGGTAGTTAACGCCTTCCTTAAAAATAACAGACTCAACAGACATTACGTCATCAAATGGGAGGAGTATTTCCATGAATGGTTTCACGTCAGACTTAGTTATCTCTTTCTTGTATATAGCCGTCGTACCCGCAGTAATGACAAAATGTTTTGAAACCCTAAACCCAGTGATATCGTCATTTGAGTTCTTAACAACCTCTATTGTTCTATTAGGCACACCATTTTCATCAAAAGCCTGACTGAAGTCAACATCATGGTCGAGTTCAAATATTACAGTACCATTAGTAAACTTACTTCCCCTTTTCACAACAGGAGCAAGGGCCCAATTTGGAGTACGTCTTGTTGAAACCGCATTCTGTACCTCACTATTAACAGGTAAGATACAAGTTAATTTCAATTCAGTAACAGAACCTTTAGGCCCCGGTATCTTAACACCATTATTTCTTGCAAGATTATAAAGAGATGAAGTCTGCTGCGCAGTATTGACGTTAGTTTCTTGAAACGCTCTGTCTATATGATAACTAAGACTATCAGAAACGCCTGCAACTACATCCATAAGCCAAGAACCTACCGATGCATCATTAAGACTTTCTGAAATTTCAGGGTAATATTGTTTAGTAAAATCGACCAATGCCTCACGAAAATCCGTGAAATCTTTATTAACGTAAGATATTTTTCTATCTGCCATAATCAAATTAAATAACTCTTATCTGTATATTATCAGGTTCCTCAGTTTCCCCTTTCATTATGCTGTAGCTTATATCTGCATAAACCCTATTTTCATTCTCCTCATCCATATAAAGAGATATGTCCTTAAATATTATCCTTGGAAGGTACTTAGATACCTGTGATTTTATTTCACTCTTAATAGCACTCCATGCTTCATCATCGTTTGGTTCAAAAATATACTTAATCAAATTAGTACCAAAGTCGGGGTTCCTATAACGCTGTCCCTTAGGCGTAAATATAATATGAAGCAATTCGCTCCTCATTTTATCTACATAAGTTTCATTAAGGTCAACGAAATAATTATTTTCAGACTCATTCTGAAAAGGGTATTTTATACCAAAATATTGTTGTTTTGCCATATCATTAAAAACTACGTCTATAAATAGGTTAAAACTTATTTTCGTAGGTTATAATAAATTAACAATAAAACAAAAAACAGTAAATAAAAAACCACCGCTTAAGCGGTGGTTTACATTAAAATACATCTGATTTAAATTCTTCAGCATCATTTTTCTGACGTATCTGTTTTGCCAAATCCATTAATTCCCGATGATGCCGAGCCTCAACCTCATCAGCCCTTTCAAAATAAGTCATAGCAGTGTCAAAAGTCTCAACTTCGTCACAAGAAATTGTTGCAGTACCATTATCATACCTGATTCCCTCAAAAATCGCGCCCGATTTTCCATTACGATTCTTCAGAACAGCAAGAGTGGCCTTATTTTTATCAACATCGTCAAGTGAACGTGCAATTGAAATCACAACCTGACAAATCTGTGTCTTGGTAAATGAACCACCAACTTGGTCCATAGTAACAACATCAGTACTTGTCACACTACCTCTATTACCCTGAGTTGGAATCCAAATGGCAATATTTAAATTTTTTGCCATATTCTCTATACGCCTCATTGTAATCGCATCCCTTGTATAATCCTTTTCCTGATTATACGCAGTCCTCTCAGGAACAAGACATTCAAAGTAGTCAATAATCACAAGGTCAGGGGAAAAACCTCTATTACGGAGTTTCTTAATATACTTTTCAATGTCAGATGCACTTTTAGTACCTGTATTGAAACGCTTGATTCTAAGATTCTTTGTAAGAAGTTCTCTATCCTTATAATTAAGGAGTTGTTCTTTAATTTGTTGTCCAACCTCTTTATCCTTAATAATCATTCGGGCTTCAACCTGCGTAAGTTTTGAAAAATGTTTTCTTGTAATATCAACATCATCATCCTCAAAATAAATCTGCAGAACCTTGAATCCCTCATAATCATTTTGTGGAAGGCGGCATGTTGCAGCATTAGATGCTACGCACGTTGAAAACGTTGTTTTACCAAAACCCGCAGAACCAATAAGAAGCCCAACTTTTCCCTTGTTAAGCCCCCCTCCTGCAAGGAGTTCATCCAACTTAGATACGCCTGTTGGAATTGCCACCACACTATCAGGGGAAACGGCTTCATCAAGTAGGTCAAAAATTGACTTACCATCGTCATCTTCTTCCCCTATTGCAGCCGCATCATCAAAGAGTTTCTGACACTCGTCATATCGCTCAATATCACCCTCACGTGCAATATCAAGAATTGTTTTCGATACTCTAATCAGGTTTTGTTGACGGAAAAACTTAACAGCCAATTCTTTAACCGTTTCAATACCTTCGGTGGACTTTTCCTTAAGATGAGATACAAAAGATTCATTCTGTTCAACATCAATCTGGGTTGATGCCTTACTGTTGAGTAACATTTTAATTGTCTCATAAGTGGGGCAAGCATCCCACTCCTTAAAATAATCTTTCAATGTTCCCACAAAAGTCCTCATAAGAGGCTCTGAAAATACATTCTGATTTACAATGGGGTAGAGTTCCTTGAAGAAACCTGGTTCCTCCACAAACGCTTTAATAAGTTTATATTGGAAATCAACTCCAAGGAACCCCAAATTGTCTTTATTAATTGTTTTATTACCCATATTTTGTTTTTGTTTTATGCCTTAACAGTAGTGTACCATGAGTTCTCATTGCTACAGGTACTCTGAATCTCCTTGATAATCCTGTAAACATAGTCAGGACGACCACCGAAAATCTTGTAAGACATAAACGCATCAAAACCAAGTGTAAAGGCATCAACCTTATCATAACGACCTCTCTTATTTGTGAGGTCAATTGAATTTCTCACATAACGAGGATAAACCCCTGTCCATACTGTTGAACACACCTCCTGCCCATTATCAAGGAACGACAACTTATATTCAACATAATCCTCAGAAGTAAGAGGGTTTGTAAACTCACCATCATCAAACTTAAAAGTGAGAGGCATTACCGAACCACCAACAACATTACCTTCGGCATCAATCTCATGCTTCCATGCAAAATCGTGGTCCTCTACGTTCTTTACAACAATACCGTTACCTCCACGCATTCTCTTCTGATTATAAGGGTCAGCAAAAAAACGGTACATCTCATCCTCATCATTAAAAATCTGAGGGCACATCATCTCCATGTAAATGGCAGACTTATCCTTAAGGTCCTTGTCAATCATATCCGCAAGAAATCTCATTGTATCAAGAATATCCTCAGACTTGAGACTTGTTGGATTAAAATTGAAAATCTTGAAATACCTCTGACAAATAATATTGTCACCTACAGTCAACTTGAACTCGAAGCGTTCTTTATAGTCTTTCGCTTCAACAGACTTCTTTACTTCAACCATTTTGAAATACTATTAATTGTTAAACATACTAAAAATTCCATTGATTCTTAAATGCAAAGATAAAAATATTATTTGATAATACAAAACTATTTTTTACCATATTCTTTTGCAAATTTCATCTTTTCTCTATTAGCCAATGAATTAAACTCAATGAAAAAACTTGAAAATTTATTTGAATCGAGTAATTCAAGAATATCATCTTCACGAACATAATTTGCTACATTTCCAAATGAGCGTCCTTCAGGGTCAATCGTAGCATACCTCATTGCATTTATTTCCTCCAAAGCACTTTCAGTAAGAAGAGGCTTGCGAAGATTTATCAGTTTTTCATTAATCTCATAAAAATCGCCTTCATAATTTCTTCTTGAAATGCCGTTAACAACATTTTCCAAAAATTTCAAAGGCTTTTTCTTATTTTTAACACGTTCTTCATTCAACTCCTTTGCCCTTTCTTTAACCTCATTAACCGTAACAGGTCTATCTTTCATTTCAGGCATAATCTCAAATAATTTATTTTCCGATAGACCATCAATGTTACCAATATTATCAGAAGTGTCGCCACAAAAAATCTTTTTGATAAGCACATTTTCACTTGGGTAGCCGTTTATTGTCCTGAAATTATCATATGTGACAAACGAATTGGTTCGGGGATTAAAAATACACACATCAGGTGCAATCAATTGTGTCAAGTCCATATCTCCGGATACAATCACAATTTTTTCATTAGGTTTCTTATTCAGAACATAGTATGCCATAATATCATCACCTTCAGTGTCCCTATCACATATACACCTTATGAAGAGTTCTTCAAAATATCTCATCAACATCTGACGTTGACGGGCAAAATCCTCTTTCTTCTTTATCTCTTCAGGACTTTTATCCTTCTTTGGCTTCTTCTTTGAAAAGATAGCGGACCTCATCTTACGGAGGCTCTCATTATATGCTTTAGCATAATCCGATTCACCCTCCATATATGCATCATAGTTCTTGTCTCTATTAGCCTTATATTCATTATATAACCTATAACGCATTATACCGCTATTATCATCATCGAAGACAACATATACATAATCAAAATCTTTTTTCTTAAGGAGGTTCTTCATCTTCACCAAAAACGTGAAAAATGCACCATATTCCTCGCCACGAGTGTTAACTTTATTCGCAACCTCACATATCTTAAGAACATTAGTCCCATCCACCAATAAAGTATAAATCGGTTTCTCAGCCAATTCAGGGTGAGAAACAATAATATTCTGTCTTACAGGTTGTGCCATTATTTTACTCCCCCTCATTATCTAAACCAGAAAAAAATTCCTCAAAATCCTCTCCATCCCAAAAAAAGAAATCGTCATCAATTTCATCATCAAACCATGTTTCATCAAAATCCCTTTCCATTATAGTTTTCCTCTACCATTTTTATCAACCTATCATATAATAACTAAAAACTCCTATTTTTCTATATTATATGATAGGTTATAACTTATCACATGTGTTATTTTATAACAGTTTTTTATATATAACTTATCGTATATAATGATTAATATAACTGTAAATATATTACCATTTAAATACAAAAATAAGGGATAAATGGTAATATATTACCATTTATTACTTCAAATATTTTTCAGTAAAACCATCAATATCCATAATTTCAATACCCATCTTCTCAGCCTTTTTCATCTTGCTTGAATTTGAAGATAAGTCTTTAACAATCAAACAGGTCGTGGCCTTTGTAACGCCATCACCAATAATACCACCAAGTTCCTCAATCTTCGAAAACATTTCTTGGTTTCTAAAACCTGTCACACAAACAACCATCCCATTAAGAGGGCCTTCAGATACCGGGGTTGTGACATATGAAAATTTAAAATCCTCTACGAGTTCATTCCAAAATATAAGTTTCTCATATCCATCAATGAATTTCTGAGCAGTAATTTCCTTAACACCCTCAATAGTAAGAAGATAATCCATTGCACAACCATCCATTCCACGAGCATCAATTATCTTCTGAAGAGTCTTTTCACCAAGGTCGGAAAACCATCCTGTGGCATGAAGAAACCTTGCAAACGGAAGTTCAGTCTTAATCCTATTCAGTTCAGATAAGAACTTATTGACGCTAACATCAGCCCATCCATCAAGGCCAATAAGGTCATCATATTGAAGGCCAAAGACCTCAAAATAGTTTTCTACTAAACCACATTCAAATAATTGGGTAAATGTCTTTTCACCAAAACCATCAATGCCCGCAATTTCAAAAAATTTCACTAAAGAAGACAGTCTTCTTCCTTTACAGTAATCATTCACGCAAGCCATTTCACACCAATCACCATCAGGCCCATAAACAGGTTGTAACTCATGTCCGCATATAGGACATTCATCCAATGAATTAACCTCATAATTATCAACCATCAGCATAGTAACACAAGACTTTCTCTCCTGAAGAGCAACCGCATATGCGTCTTCATACTCCTTGACCGTCTTATATTCTTCTCTGAAAGGAATCATCTTACCACCAACCCCAATTACCTTAGGAATTACTTCTCCTGAACGAATAACAGTCACCATTTCCCCAGGATAAAGCATCCAATCATGGATATATCGCATATTAATCCCACTTACCCGCTGTATATCTGCACCCGCAAGATTAATAGACTCCTTAAGAATAAGAACCGGAGTTACAACACCCTCCCTATTAACACTACGTTCAATTCGGTCAATTACCCCATAACCAACCTCAGAAAAACTTGGATGCTTATAAGCGACTGAATAACTTGGATTACCATTAGCCTCGACACTATGTCGATGCACATCCTCATTAACATCTATCACAAGGCCGTCAATTGGATATAGTTGTTTCCACTGTATAAACATATTCAACAACTTTTCCTCAGTAAGATGATGTGGATTTGTTACCTTCTCATAGTTCTGATTCATCAATGCCATCAACTGCTCCTCCTTACTCGTCGTGGAACCTTGAATCTCATATGGCATCACTCTTAAAAGGGCGTACTCATTCTTCCTACCATTATCAAAATCTCCGTTAATCAAACCCGTTGCGGAATTCCTTTGGGACTTGGCACCCTCATTAATCTCCTTAAACTTTTTCCAATCGGCATTGTCAATTATAATCTCCCCACGGACAACCATTTTTTCCGAAATGCTTGGTTTAAGATAAATTGCCGATACATGTTCAGTACAATCCTGCCCTGTTGTTCCATCTCCCCTCGTCCACGATTTATCAGTACTCATTCCAACAGAAAGGCCATCATATTTAGGGGTAATGATAAACGTCGCATAAGGAAATTTCTTCATCCAAGCAATAAGGTCATCATAATTCTTAATCTTATCTAAAGACATCATTGGATAAGGTAATTTCATCTCCCTACTTTTAGGTTTTTCATCATTCACACCTTTCTTGAACCATTCATCATCAGGATTCATATCTCTAAGTTCCTGTTCAAGAGCATCATATTCAACATCGCTCATAATTGGAGTCCCTTCTCTATAAGCATCATTTGCTACCTTCAGTTCCTCCCTAATATTATTAATATTTCTCATAATTAAAAATTTTCTTTTGCAAATATAGGTTTTATTTTTAATAAAAACAAAAGAAGGGACAAATATCCCTTCTTTTTAAGTTATTCAAAAGACTCTTCTTCAGTAAATTCAATTTCATCTACTGTTGCATTTTTAAGTTTACCACTCGTATCACCCGATTTTAATTGAGCCAAAATATCAGGGAGAACCTTTTTCTTATATTCTTCAATTTCACTTTCAGCAATAATACCATGACTTGTACAAATTATTTCTCCCTCATATGTCACGTTATACGGAGTCGGCAAATGGTTCTTCTTTATTGAAATTGGCGCTTCGGTTCCGAACACATACTTTTCACCTTTCAAAGTTGCCTGTAGTTTCTTAACACCTGACATAACAATTTTTCCACAGAAAATGAGCAAACGAAGAGCATACTCAAAACTTACGCCACCCTTGAGCTTAACCGAAGGTTTACCCATTGTCGCCATTGATGAGTCCCAAATCTTATTCACAATAAAGAATGAATTAGTATATGGATAATTCTGACTTCTTGATGATGGAATTCTCGTATTTACAATTGTATTGAACGCAACTGATATTGAGTTAGCATCAAACATATTATTACCTGCTTTAGAAGTATATGATTTCCAACTACCAACACTACCTACTGAATCCCATATAAAAAGAAGTTCAACAGGAAGTTCACCTGACTCCTGTTTATCAAGCAAGTCATTAATAATATATGCAATATCCTCAACTACTGCAACTTTTCTTTTAGTTGATTTTCTCGTCATAGTTGAATAATCCATATCCCCACAATATTCACAGATGGCCTCATTGTTAAAAAGGATGAAATTACCGTCATAATCAATAATTTTCTCTTCACCTGTTTCCTCATCAACACCCATAATAGGAGTTGCTTCCATACCACAATTTATTGCATATTGAAAATCAAAATTACTTTCAGTCTCAAACAATACAGGGAGGACACCTTGACGTTGCGCAGACGCAATCAAGCAATTTTTCAATGTTGACTTACCTGTAGAATTCCAACCACAGCATCCAGAAAAATAACCTTTAGGTATTCCCGGAAGGGATAGTGCATCAACATATCCTTTAGGCATTATAAACCACTCCATTGGTTTATCCGCTGTAGTAGGTAATTTTAGATTCTTTTTAAAATCTTTAATATCAAATGCTTTAACATTTTTTTTCTTTAACGGCTGTGCCATATTATATAAATTTTATTTTATTATTCTTTCGCAAATATAACGAAAATTATTGATTTTTCCTAATATACAACGGATTTTCTACCTTCTCATAGTAACATTTCCGACACATTGAAACATAACGGTCATCACCACCAACTTCAATCTGTTCACCATCAACAACAACATTTCCGTCCTTGTCAACACGAGCATTGAAAATTGTCTTCCCATCACATTCGCAACTTGATTTAATTTCAATCAACGAATCCGCCACTTCAAAAAGGCGTTTACTCCCTTCAAAAAGATTTGTCTGAAAATCGGTACGAAGCCCGTAACACATGACACTAATATCGAACTTATCAACAACTGCAGCCAATTGGTCAACCTGTTCCTTTGAAAGGAATTGTGATTCATCAACAAGAATCCATTTAAGTTGTGGCTTGTACATGGCATTATTAATGTTAACCATTGTCGATATCAGTTTATAGATATTTGTTGTTTTCTTGATAGTAACACACTCCCTATCACCTAACGCACGTGAATGTATAACATCTGTACCATCACGGTCATCAATCTCACTTTTCAATATTATAAACGGAATTTTCTTTTCTTGGAAATTATGAGCCTGTGCCAACAATTGCAGACTCTTTCCTGAATTCATAGTTCCATACGAAAAATAGAGTTTCTTACTCATTTAATAATCAATAAATTATATAACAAAAGGAGCCCATAGGATACAATTATCCCATAGGCTCATTTGTCTTATTTTTAGAATGGAAGGTCTTCCTCGTCCTTATCATCCATGAACATGGTATTCACCTCAGCCTCAGCCTTGGCCATCTGTTCTTCAACCTCAGATTCAACCTTTGCATTAGCAGCGTCACGCTGTGCATCTGCAGTTGTCTTCGGAATCCACTTTCCTGATTCTCTATCAAACCAAGGAATCTCACCTGTACTGATAATTGAAAGATATTCATAAGGTTTAACAACAAAAACGTCACTCCACTTCTTTGTGTCGTTAATCCACTCACTCATGAGAGCCTCATCCTTAGAAATTGGTGTCTGAGAGAGAGCCTGTGTAACTGTTGTTGTTGTCTTATTATCCTTATCATTATCTGAACCCGAAATTGTAATAATAATGTCACGTCCCTTGAATGAATCATAAAGATTTTCCTCTACACCCTCTTCAAGTCCCTCCTTATAAAGGCGCTCCGCAAGCTTCTTAATGAGAGAATATGCATCATCACCTCTACGTGAGACATTTACTTTCCAAAACTTAGGTCCCTCAGATTCTTTGCCACGTTCAATTACGCGCATAATGATAGTCTCTCTTGCAATGTTTCCAAGAGATAGTTCTTTAAGTTTCTCCTTTTTGGTTGGGTCTGTTTCAGACACTGATTCATTATAAGCACTCCTCTGTAACTCACAGAAAGGACACTTCTTACCAAACTTCTCGTGGTCAATATCAGACTTTTCAAGGCAGATGTATGACTTGAAACCTGATTCCGAAACCTCCTTTGGAAGCTTGTTTACTGAATGTGTGTGAACCTTGATAAATGGACTGTATCCGGGCTGTCCCGGATTAGGGAGAAGTCTGACTCTTATTTCCTTTGTCTTCTCACCATTCTTAAGACGTGTGTCAAGATAATTCTTAGGGTCAAATGAATTGAACTTTGTTGTACCCTTATTTTCTCTCTTCGACTTCATTTCCTCCTCAATCTGAGCGAGTTCTGCAAAATTTACGCTAGGAATGTTAACCAAATTTCCCATTTCAATAAAATATTTTTAAAAAATTATTATAATCGTTTCTAAATGTAAAGATAGGTAAAAAAACGTTAAAAACAAAACGTTTTTAATAAAAATTTTCGGTCATCAGGGATATATCCCTGATGCCGTAATACGTTAAATTAACAACTAATTTTCGTGGTCAAGTTTATACTTGTTGGCATAAATTGCCTTCTTCATCTTTGTTCTGTGTTCGACAGAAGGCTTAACATATTCCTTCCTTTCTCTAAGTTGTTTAATTAATTTTGTCTGTTGTTCCTTTCTTTTGAATTTTTTGAGGGCTTTCTCTATTGTATCCCCCTCATTAACCTTAACAATAAGCATTAATATAATCTCCTATTCTTTAAAAATCAAAAATATTCTTAAGACTGTTTAATTCAGCCATATCATCAAAAGATTTAGCGATTTCATTCCAATCCGATATACCATCAACATCGGCTTTTGTTATCTGATATTTAGGATTATCCTCGCCATTATTGTCATCTTCAACACTATAATTCTCAGGAGCCACATTCTGCCAATAGTTTTCAATTGACTGATTAAATGGGGCTGATTTCTGTTGACGAAGACTCATCTTCTCTTCAGCATTTGGGGCGCGACGTTCAATCTCCTGTTTAAGGGATTCAATGCCCTGATTATTTGCTTCAACCTTATCTTGAAATTGAAGTATGAGGTTTTTCAGGTCTTTCAGTTCGTCAGAAACCCTTCCAACACCTTTAGCAGTCTCTTTCTGATAACCCGTAAGAGCATCTATGTCAATGACCTCGTCGCCATCTTCCATATCTTCAATATCCTCATCTTCCTCCGGTTCTTCAGTAGAAACATCTTCACCGCCCTGAGGATTCAGACCTTCAACACCCTGTTCGCCTTCAGCACCACCCATTTCAGGAGTCTCAGCACCTGTCTGTGGAGCAGGAGCATTTCCCATTGGACTTGTTGATGCAGCATCAGCCATATCCATACCGCCCATCGGGTCATTTCCACCCTCAGCACCGCCCATTGCAGGGTCAGCAGGGGCTGCAGGGGCGGCACCGGCCATAGGGTCCTCAGTAGGGTCCGCCTCAGTGATTCTTGTTGGAGCAATTGCCTGTGTATACTCCATTATTCGATTAAATCTATCTCTATAATCCGCTTCAGTCAATATCTTAGCCATTAGTCATTAAGTATTTGACGATTATCTTCAGTAAGAACCACTTTTGATGACTCTGTACGTTCAATGAGGCCATGGTTATTCCTAACCCTATTGATTCGGTTAGGGTCAATACCACTAAGAGCATTTACAAGTTCCTCAGCCTGTTTCAATTTATTCTCGTCCATCTTCTTCAACTTTTTCTTCTTTATCTTTGTCCACCTTTTCACTCTTTTTAGGTTTACGTTTAACCTCAACGGGAGTTTCAATAACAGTGGGTTCAATTTTTTCTACATTTATGTCATTTGTTATCACAACAGGTTCAATAACAGTAGGCTCAGCACTTCGTTTTACCATTATTCTACTGTCAAACCTATCTTGACGAACATTTCTTGCTTTTTTCGAAACATAAAGCATAACTGCACAATATTTTCATATAAATATCAGTTAAAACAAGAAAATAATCAAGTATTTGCGTAACAAAACATTGCTGCAATTATAATATTGTTGTCTTCAAAGAAAATTTTCTCTTCTTCAGTTAAAAAACTGTTTTCTGTTGTAACATTTGTAAATCTTTTTTTAATCAAACTATATATTTTCTTCTTTTTCACCCCAACATATTCACAATCATCCAAAGAAATACCCAAAACCCTTTCACCATATGCGATATATAATGTCTTTTCTGTGAAATAAAAAGATTTTGGAGTATCATCTTGTAAAAAACGCAAAAAACCACGAAATTTCTTCCTCGAACATGTCAAAACATTGAAAAATGTGTATTTTATTGTCTTTTTAAGACGTTTTAAAACCTCTTTTTTGAAATTTTCAATATCACGTTCATTGTCTGAACGTTTCTCAGTTGTTGCAAATGTCCAAAATATATTATCACTCGTAATTCTCTCAATGTAATCCAATTTTTCAGTAAGCATAACCTCAGCGTTAGATACACCAATCACTAATGTAGGCAGAGATTTATCAACACCATCCAACGTATCAGATAAGTTAATAAACCTGTTGAACCTATATCTCTCTAATTTTGAAATTATGTTTCCTATATAACGCATAAAAGACTATTTTCACAAAATTTTCTGCAAAAATAGTCTCTTTTTACTAAAACACAAAAAGTTATTTCAAAAAACTTGTGAAAAATTTCCCAAAACCCCATTTTTCTTCATTAGTTGTCTCATCAGCAGATACCGTTTCGCTATATACCTTAGGGGACATCTTCATGAAAAAGTCATCAATTCCATCAGCATGTAATTTAGCGAAAAATGCAGCCCCACCTTTCGAACCTAAAAATCTAACACCATTGGTATTCGTATGGAATACATTCTCAGTAAGGACTGTAGGAGCAAGAGAGTATGTTGTTGGTCTAATGCCCTTATACGATTCACTGAAAACCTTAGGTTCGGAGTAAACACGAACGTTACCAATCTCATTATGTTGCTTGAACGATAACTCCCCGAAATTCTTAGCAGCAGCGGAACCAATACATTGGGCCAAGACAGTACTTACATCAACATGCGGCGCTTCCTTATATGCGCTTAAATAACTTATATACTCTCGCGACTGTCGATAAACAGACCAATAATTAGCATCATTCATCGTCTCACCATTACCCGCAGCATTACTATGTATTGAAATCAATATGCAATTACCATTCTTTTCACGATATATATTGTTCACTATTGGCAAAAAATTGGTAATAGAATCCGCGTCAACGCCTTTTGATGAAACAATTCTTACATCAGGATAACCTCGCGATTCAAGTTCCTTTTTAAGTGCATCAGCAATCTTTCGATTTCCCCAATACTCCCTATATCGGCCCGTACCTTCCCCATTGATACCAAGTCCATCGACAAACGCTCGCGAACCATCTGTTTTCTTGGCTCTCATTGTACCATCAACATCCAAATCCGGGGTAAACTCTTCCGTCCCACCCCAAACATCAGCCGCATCTATCTTTGGCGACTGTTTTCCTGACGTTTTCATATCATGCCCCGCATCAATCATAATTGTGGTATCATACTTATTGTATGGTATTGACGTAGCCACAGGTACTGAGTTATCACTAATTGTTGAATATACCTCAATCTCACCATGGTCACCTATTTGCGAATCAACATTTGTTGATTTCAATGACGTAATATTAGCATCCTTCTTGGAATCAAGTTCAAAACGATTCTTGTTTATCCTAACACCTTCAAAAGAAGTCGTCATCCCATTCTTGGTGATATTATGTTCGACATGTATTATGAAATAACCGCCTTTAAATAACGGTATGTTATTCAATTGGAAGTATGTCATTGGCATAATCTGCACATTACCCATCATTTCAACTTTACATGTATACGACTTAGTTGCATATACATCAAAAATATCATGAGCCTCAAAACCAAGAGCATTAGCACCTGAATTACCCTGTTGTGATATAAGAAGTTCAGACATCAACGAATGGGCAGTTGCTTTAGGATTATCCATACCAACAGAAATATCCTTAAAAAATCTTTGTGTTGACAAACCATAAGTTACACCAAAGACGGGGACGTCATTCCTATTATCATCATCGTCATATTTCCTAACAAAGTCATTCGTCTGCATAAGGAAATCGACACCGTCATCATCATACCCATTATAAGCCGCGGTATTGTTCAAGTGTTCCGAAGGTTTATGAGAATATACACCAATATAAGTCGTCACCATTGCACTATCATCTACCGCCATATACGGATATGGAGTGAATACTTCTTTCATCTTTTCAAGACTACTAAGATATTCATATGTATTGACAGGCAAGGCACATAAAGTGATATTACTAAACTTACAAATCTCATATATGAATGAATATACGGACATTTCAGAAGAACCATCCATAATTTTTCTAATGAGTTTGCTCAATTCTTCAGGATTTACCACATAACTCTTTTTAATATCACTGTAATGGCTATCATAAAACACAAAATTATTTATATCAACCTTATAATTTTGCGCAGAGCCACTATTACCAGCAGACCTTATTGCACCAAATTTCCATCGGTCATAAAGTTCTTTCAACGTCATATACGTGGCCAATTTCTTATCACGAGAACCATAAGTCTCTCCATTTCGCAATACAGTACTCTCAGTATTCTCTATTTCCCCACAAAGCGATTTTATCTTGTCTATGAAATATTTTACGGCATTTTCACCTTTTTGTTGATTTTCACTGTCTCCAATAACAGACATTCCCAATATACAGTCGCTACACACTTTTTCCTTTTTACCCTTTTTTTTACCCTTTTTTTTACCCTCAGTATTGAAAACCGAATTCTTTTTTCCATGAAGATTAAAAATAACAACATCTTCTTGGAAGATTTGCTTCAAAATATCTTTAGCAGCATCAGGTAAAATATATAAGTTATATTTATTTTTTTCACTTACCCTATTTTTTTCCGTACATAAATCAACTATTTGCTTTAACTTACCATATAATTCATTGGCAAATTTTTCATAAAGTGAATCCTCACTTCTAAAATATTTTTCCAACGAACCATAAGTAACATCTTTATTATATTCACCAACATACCCAAAATAAACAAAAAGAAGTTTCGGCATCTTAAATATACCATGATATTGAATATCTGTCATTCCTGAAGCATTTATATCCCCTTGTGGGTATATGTTACCGGAATTTATCATTCCCAATTGCGTGAAAAATTGTCTAAACAATTCTTTTCGTTCTATATTACCATTACGACCTGCCCTTACTACTTTTACATTCGTAATAAAATCAATATCCGCTTCTTCAAAACCAGCATCATTAGGGTAGTATTCTTTTAAAACCATTCTTGTATATGGAGCAAAAGATTGTACTAAATTAAAATTAATGTCCTCTAAAAAAGAATCGATTTTTCTAATATTTGAACCATCATTTCCGTAACGCCATACCTCACTATCACTATAGTCCCATGGGTCCCATTTTGTATATTCCCATTCATTATCTTTGTTTTTGGTTTTTAATATAAAACCAGTATTATTTCTGTCTCTTTTTACATCATCATCGAAATACCCATATTTCCTTTGAAATATCTGAGGAAAAACATTCGAATAGCCATCAAGATTTCCATTCTTGGAATTAATCCAACCCATGACATTATCCATTCTCATGTCATAACCGTTAATCTCAAGCTGACTACATTCATCACTCCACACATTTTTTTCACCGGCTGTTAAAATTTTTTTTCCACGGCCCGTGTCAATAGTGTCTTTATCATCATTATGATATACCTTATAATCTATTGAATATGTTTGGGTACCATCATATGATGCAAGATAGTTTTCAAGATATTCCTTAACTTTTTCTGTTGCATGGTTAGCATCCCAAACGGACGAATCCTTAAGTATTTTTCTCTTGGATGATTGTGAATTACACATAAAGAGATTTAATGCTTCAACCTCGGCAAATGTTTTCAATGACAGCGCTGTATCCTCCCCCTGATTGAACATATAGCGAAGGGCTAACCTCTTGGCAAATATCTTCAAAGCCTCAGGAATCTTCCCACCATCAGCCTCAAGTGGTGCCCCACTATAAAACACATTATCGCTACCGCCCTCATAAAGGTCAGTCAAAAGTGATGGAATACCACCCTGTGGAAAACCACTCCATTTTGTAGAACTATCAAAATCCGCAAGAACATCAGCAGCCCCCTTTGCATATGATGTTGCGCCCTTTACAACATACTCAACAAAATCCCTTTCATCATAGTTACTAAGTTGAGGGCTGTCAGCATCGCCAATCCAAATATATTTCTTATCAGATGTTAACATTGGAAATGGCGGCACCGTAAGTTCACGATTTCCGTGTTCCCTACAATCAGTATCATAATGTATTTCAGTAAGTTTACGGTTCATGCGATGACCATCAATGTTAGTCATGCATCGTTCCATATTCTTATAGAACTTATCAAGATGTGCAAGAACCATTTCAATCACATTACCGATAGTAGGGTCCCATCCCAATTCATTTGTGAAAATATCTATTATTCTGTTATTTATCGCTTTTGTATTATTTTCTTCTTCAACAGCAATCGCCTTTGAAATCTCCCTAACCTTCTTCTTATCACTATCATAATTCCATACCAACTTTACTTCAGACTGTATATTTACACTTTCAAAATTTTTGGTGTTTATATCAAGTTCCGAAATACGATGAACCACTGCAAACTCATTTTGATTATATAAAGTATAAGCATTTTGAATGTTTTCTTTGTACAAACAAAGTTGTTTATACGTTGTTTCAACGTTATCATCCTTTACGGTGTTACCTTTGGCGTCAACTGTTTTTCTTTTCAACGTATATATTTTTTCAAATTTATCTAACACGCTTTCAGCAATTGTGCATTCATAAACTTCCGAAGTCACCATGTCGTTATGAAGTTTTTCAATTGCCCCATCAAGTTCATTAATGAGTTTCTTACATTCACTAATATTTTTACCAACATTTTTACTAACAGTAAGTCCTTCATTCTGGCTTGAATTTTTAATCGCGTTGGTAATCTTACCCATGAAATCCGAAAATGTAGGTATTGTACTCTCCCCCTTTATTTCTTTATTGAAATGAAAACTCCCAAGGTCAGAAGATTCACCTCCATAATTGATATGAGGGGCAATAAGAAGATATTGCATTGGAATATCATTAAGATACCCAAACATGTAACCTATAAATTTAACAACAAACTCAAAATTACCTGTTGCTGAATTGAAATTTGAACGAACATCTCTTACCGTTAACTTATATGTTACGGGTTTGCCATAATAACCTTTCACAGTCAACTTAAAAATTGGATATGGAAAAGAAAATAGAGCATTCAAAAATGAACCCTTCTTGTTCCTATCATCCCTACGCGCCTCCATAGGACTCATAAGAGCATTACCCCTAAGGTCAATAAATTTAATATCCACCTCAGGAAAATACCATGTATTATACCGTATATTAATGTATTCAATACCTATTGAATCCATGTTTCCCCCATTGTGAGGGTCAAGCGAAGAAATGTCCGAATATGAGGTTGTCATATAATCCCCATCCTTATTTCCAAACAAATCAACATTATCAATAATAGTAGTCCATGACCCTACCGTTGTTCCGGTACTACTTCCATCATTACTACCCGACAATGGACGGCCCGGCACATCAACCTCTAACCTCACGCCAATGCAAAGGTCTTCATTGTTAAACGGTAAATCATTAGGCTCCAAATAGTGTACTGTTGTTACATCCATTATCAAATATTGTTATATGCTTTATAATTTTCAATGTCGCTATCATATCTTGAAAGAGTGATATTAAGAGGGTACGGAATTCTTATTTGCGCCTTATCAGGAATCATATATTCAAGAGAACCATACTGAGGATTAGCCTGCATTATCAGCCATGCATAGTCAGGGTCCTTATAATAATTGTAAGAAAGGATATCCAAACGTGTCTTACCCTTCTCATACACCTCATAATAATCAGTATCTTTTACGGGAATAGGAATGAACGGAGGAAAAAGCGTATCTCCGTTCACCCTAAATTTACCATATCTATCGTAAGCCATGTTTTTTAACAAATATAGCGTTTATTATTCAAAAACTAAATTATTGTTTCTTCAACTCAGGATTCCAAGTTCTTGCAGCCCTTACTCCACCATTATCATCATAAACCGATATATCACTCCTATTATCATATATTGATGTATTTGCATAGTAGTTAAACGATACTGCATTCTGCAGACGCTTAATCGGAGCAGAAATGTCGGAACCACCAATAATGTCAATATTCATTTGAACTTTGGCCATCATAAACTGAACACCAATCCCATCAGGGTTAAGGTCCCACATACTGTCAGGATAAGTGATATTCACACTCTTAACAACAATCTTAGTATTCAAGAAATCACCCAGCCTAAGAATACAGAACGGCGCTCTTCCAAATGCAAGATTGGCTGCAGTTGTTTTTGTACCCAAATCGGAAGCGGTTACCGTAGGCCCCTGACGTGTACATTGCTGTAAGAACGTTAATCGAGCATTAAAACCCTCAGGAGTAATCGAATGATATGCAGGAGAGAAAAACTTCACCTTATCAATAAGATTCGAATATGCAATATCATCATTTTCTTTAAGCATTTGGAAGAAAAGACGTTCATCATCATATCGGCGATATCGTGTTTGACCTGTAGAAAAACTCTGGAATCTTTCATCAACCCCTTCACTAACAACGGCATTATCCGATACATCGCTGTTTATATAATCTTCACCAACAACAATCACAACCTTGGCATTCCTATCTTTCTTTGAAATGATGTCGGAAATATCTTTTGACTCATCTTGTGGGGTCTCAACGTTTGTTGTGCCTGATGTTGAATTAACTACATCAGGAGCATAACCATTTTCATCAGCACCAAACACAGGTAGAGATTTTAAATATTTTTTCAATATCTCACCCCTTTGCTTACTAAGGGCATCATTTTTAGACCTTTGGCCATCAGAAGATGCATCTCCCACAATATTAGCCGATTTCACTTTAGTCTTTATATCTTTGGACTGCTGATTAAGAACTAAACCAATATATTTTATTCTTTCACTCACCTCATTAATCTTCTCTTCCAATTCCTCACCTTTCAAGTTCAAATACCTTTCCAAAATAGCGCGTTCACAAGCAAGTACAAAATCAGTATAGGTACCACCACTAATACCATCTTTTACACCTGCAAAAAACTCACCAAAACTACATGTAACACTTCCATCACCAACTTCCCGTTTAACCACCTCATAGGTTGAATTAAGGCCGAACGAACGAAGGTCAGCATAATTTGCGGCCCATGTCAATTGTTCGTTACTCTTATTAGAATCATAAGGGTATTCATATGCTTTTTTATTCTTATCGTTATCATAATCAAGAAATACACTCATTTCATACGTTCCATTTGCAATAGACCCCTTAACTTCCTCACTCTCCTGCATATGTGTCTTATTCATTTCTGACGCCACAGAACGTACAATGAAATCTTGTTCATCCTTATAAGCAAATTGCTTACTACTTTCGGATGCCTGACAGAATTCATAATAATACTGTACCATACAATAATCAGGGCCCTGTGTTGAAAATTCATTTGGGCTCATATATACATGATTCTGATAATATGCCGATATAAATTCTTCATTATCTATTTCAGGAAAACTTTCCATTATCTTCTCTTGCGCTGCCACAGTATCAGATTCTTGAACGCTATAATAAGCGATAAGGTCATCACCTACAAGTCCAAATAATTCTCCAGATTCTTTAAATTCTTCCTTACTACTATATGTCTTGGATATTTTATCCAATTTATCCTTCGCCGCTGCGGTATCACTAAATTCAATGACATTTCCTGAAGAATCTTTAATCATATAAGTGGTATCTACCTTCTCACCTTTCTTGGTTTCAAGACGACCAGTATATGATGATGATTTCTTGAAATCTTTCTTGGTCTTGAAAAGAGGATATGGCACATCACCCGTTATTTCAACTTCAACCACCCAATATTTCACACCATCATCAGACTTAGATTTAAAAACTTGATATTCAGGTACTTTTATTGTTAAAATATTTTCATCATCCTTAAAATCAGTTTCATTATCATAAGTCTTCAAAGTAGCAAGAATATATTTTGCATAAATTTCATCATACTCACCACTAATAAACTCACTATCTTTATTCTCTCTGTACAAATACAAAGGATTTGTTTTGAAATATGGATTTGTTCCCGGCACAAATTTATCTTCAATATCTTTAATTGTCTGAGTCGTTGCTGTTGAATTTATATCATTTCTAAGAGTTTCATTTAACTCTTTCAATTTTTCCTTAGCCGATATTTTTCTATCTTTCTCTTCACTTAACCCCTTAATTTGTTCTTTTTTCTCATCAATTTTACTCCCAATCAAAATATATTGTGTTGTGCCACTCTCATAACTAATATGTTCAGTATATAAATTTTCAAGCTCTTCTTCGGCTAAAATAATTTTTTCATCAAGTCCATTTATTTCTTCATCATATCTCACAATTGTTTCAGTATTGGCACTAATAATACCTTCTTTTGTCTCTTTATCCGAAACCAACACATCATATGACGCATATGTTGAACCACTATTCTTGAAATCATCCAAAGAAATGTTGACTCCTCCTTCCATATACATGTCAAGACCGTCAACCTCAGCATCTTCACGTCCTTTTATAGAAAGCAATACCCAAGGATTTGGGTTTACAAACTCAGTCTTAGTGAATTCCACACTTATCGGGTTATTACCCATTTCATAGCCCAAGAAATATTCAGTGTCGGAATCATCAAATTTTACTCCCAATTTATTATTATTTTGCCCACCAAAAAGTCTTTCCAAAACCTGTTCGGGATTATCCATCTCATCAATACCACTATAATTATTAGGGAAGAACGTATAAAAGACTATATCAGTATTAGGAGGTATCGGGGTTGTATCAACAGTGCCACCTAAATATGAACCACTAAGTATCTTTTTTATTACATCTTCACTTGGATTTATAGTTTCACATCCCGCAAAATAACGGAGGAGTGTCTGTTCATCGTCTACATTTTTTTCACCCTTCTTTTTATCAATCATCCAATAATCAAGAACCGCAGGGTGGTCAATAAGAAGAGTGAACGAAAGGCTTCCTGTTCTCTTTGTATTATTGTATGTGTACACAGGTTCCCCTCGGCCTATGAAATTAGCCTCATTCCATTCAGCCGATGAAGTCTCCTGAAATTCCAAATCATATGGCGGAAACCACATAATACGCCCACCATTCGGGCCACGCTGTTCTTCCGACAATGTATGCTGATAATCCTTTACAAAATCACCCACATTTTCATTTGAGCCCTTCTCAAATTTATATCCACCTTTTCCACTAATATTGACATCCTTCCAAGCGAGATTTTCAATTGAAAACATGCATTGTTTAATATCAACATCCAAATCGCCTGTTGGCGTTATATTCACAAAACCATTCTTGTTTAAGGTTGAATATTTAGCAAGGCGCTCCTCACCTTTGAAATTTCTGAAAACATTCCAATTTTTCTGCAATTCATCAACCCCAAGAAATTTCCCTTCATCAGTAAATGGTCTAATAAGGTCTGCCATCTTAGAATACTGATGATGGTAAGTCCATACACGGCAATACGGATTATCATACCCATTAACATTAGTACCATTACCTGTTTCCCATGCAGTCTTAGTAAGAAGATTCCTACCTCTTGACAAACCAAATGTTGAATGGACTGCAGATTGTGAAAGATTTTGTTCTTTATCTTTTGATGTATGGAAACGCCCAATAAGTGTATCAATACTTCTATTTTTCAAAAGTTCATTAGTGGTGCTTAAAATGTTTTTTCCACTAATCTCCATTGTTTGAGGCGTAAAATTAACGCGCCTATTATTAATTGCAACATTAAATGCGTTTCCATCATTCGAATCACCCTCAGCATGGAATTTATATACAGTGGAAATTTTCTTTATATCAGAATCTATTACCGCTGTGGTTCTTGAAGCATCAATTTCATATTGTGTTGAATCCAATGCCTTATGGAATCCATAATACATGTTCTTCGGCCCATAATTAGGATGTTTACTCCAATCATACCCACTATCAGGAAGAGCATATTCGGGATTAATCGTTGTCAGATAATCAAACATGTTACCACTTTCAATCTCCTTTATGAAATCATCAGTAACAGGCTCGGCAATTCTACCCGTATCTTCATTAATTCTGAAAAGAGTTGAAAGATTATATACATTGGCGTGATTATTACCATAAAGACGTTCAAGTTCAGGGGTGATATATTTTGTTCTCCTCAATGAATTGAACTGTGCTGCATAAAGAAGTGTTCGTGCATAAAGTTGATTTGTAAGCATACCCATACGAGTATCCTTACCACTATAATTGTTGATATTAGTGGTTATAATACCTTTAGATGCATTTGCCACATTAATATCACGAACAATACCAACCTTATCATGCTCCATAGCATACTTTATATCGCTATATTGTAAGATTTCATTGATAGTATCGGCAAACGTCTTTCCTTCGAGATTCGGGAATATGTCATAAGCAACATCCTCAGCAAGGTCCCTCACACCCAAAAGACCTGCAAGATGCCCCGCATAGGTTTCCCTCTTACCATAAGTCTCACTCAAATAAGACAAATAGTCACCATAACCATCATAATTATTAACCATAAATGATGGTTTTACATTGGTAACCACATAATACCCTAATCTTTCAACGTCCCTCCCATAAGAAGTGTTTAATTTTTTCCCATATTCACCATCAAGGTTATAGGTATAACTCAGCAATCCCCCGTTCTTTTCATTCTCAGGGCGTTTTTTCTCATTACCATATACGTCATATGCCAAACCTATTGGTGTATCAAGGTTTTTGGCATATAAACGATATTTTCCACCATTATTCAATAACTGCTCATTACGCAGTCCGGTATATGTCTTCACTATACTCTGCTTTGCCATGTGAAAAAATATATTGTTATTTATACATTAGGATATCTCTGAGAATATGCACGTTTATCGAAACCACCATTCTCATTAATATTAATCTGCCTTGTTATCATATCAGTCAACTTATTAATGAACGTAGGATTGTTCATCATCTCTTTCGTAATATCAAAAGTCTGACCCTGTCCTCCATCAAGTTTAATTGTACCGCTGATATTAATGTTTATCGGTTCAATTTTAACAGGCTGAGAATTCTGTACAAAATTTTGTTGCACTTCACCTTCTCTAACTTTCACTCGCCCACCCATAGGCTCAAGCGAACGTATGTTGCTGTCATTCAACGAGCCATCATTTATTCGAGTCAAAGTACTTAATGACCTTGAAGTAGCCTCTTTATTTATAATAAATTCCCCACCTTCTGCACTACTTATCGGTATTCCACCATTAGCATGTGAAGGTCCATTAAGATAACCACCCCTTTCATATTTCTTAGCCTTTAACATATCTTCATTTCCAAGGGCTATCATTTTCTGACGTAGGCTATCATTAAGTTCACCCTCTCCTATCTCACCGTCAGACAACGCCCCCGCAATCTTCTTCATCTCCCTAACAGAAAAAGAACCTTTCAGAGTTGAATATTTTGCTCTTCCTGTATCGTTTTCTATTCCTGCACGAATCTCATTATCCTTTCGAATTCTTCGAGCCTGATTACCTTTGCCAAGTGCCTCACCTGCAGCTTCGCCAACAGCAGAACCAATCATAGGTCCAACTGTAGCACCAAGAATAGGTCCAACCACAGGTATTAATGACAAAAGACTTGAAGCAGCAACAGCACCAACTGTAGCACCTATTGTCCCACCAACAGCCTTACCACGATTCATAAAATCATCACCGGTAGATTTATAACCACGAGAAGCACTTACGGCAGCCGTTACTCCTGCAATAACAGGAACACCAACATTAGCAATCTTAGAAGAAACGCCTGTAAACTTGTTCAAATTATTGGTAGATTTGCTTAACGTTTTTGTCATTGTAGAATCAGGTTTATTAATTCTTCCCCAACGTTCAATGAGTTTGGTTTGTTCCATGGTGGACATTTCACTTCGTCTTATCCATTTACCAATATCCCTCATTGTTTTATCCTGTTTACCAAACATACCCATTATTGGATTCATACCCATGCCACCACCAAACGTGTTCAATAAACGCCCACTTGTATCACTATTCAATAATGCCAATAACGGTAAATAATTCATTGTTGACGCTCTATTAATGACAAACTCACCATGTTGTGCTGAGTTGAGAATCATTTCTCTATTACCTTCACCATTACTAATATAGCCACCTTCGGCATGCGTCATAATCATGCCACCATGAGCATGACCCATTCTCTTCGCTATGATTCTTGTGGCTGCGCCACCAATTTTACCCATAGCACCATTCAATACAGGACTAACCCATTTGCTTGCAAGTTCTATCATTATGAGTTTATTAATTGCCTTAGCATTCTGACCAATAGCATCATAAACACCCTTCACTGAAGCAGCCTGTCTTTCAAACTTCTGTGCTTTCGTTGTCGCAATCTGTTTTTCAGCACCCTGTTGTACATCAAAATACCCACGAAGCATCTGAGCGATATCACGTATGTTCTCAGAATCAGTCTTGCTATAATCAGCCAATGCCTTAAGGTCATTACCATCAAGGCTTGCAAGCGATTTAAACTCACCATCAGCGCCCCTTGCACCGGCAATACCATTCTCAAATGTTGCAGTATTTAACAACAGTTCTTTATATTCATCAGGAATATTTGAAAGGCCACGCATCTGATAGGATATCTCATTCCTACGAGCCTGATTTGTGGTTTGTTCAATCAACTTACCATAATCAACGCCCATTGCGGAGGCAGCCTCACGAAGACGAAGTTTATCAAAAGTGGCAATCTCTATCTCCCCTGTAGACCTATTAAAGCTTCCCAATGAATTTGTAAGATTAATAAGGCGGTCTTGAAGGCCTTCCATATCATTAAGACTATCATGAAGAAGCCCCATAGGGTCTGCAAATTGTGCAAATGGCCCACCAAGAACCTGAAGTTGCGCAGATACATTAACCGATTTGTCCACACTACCAAGATTATCGGCCAATGTAGCAACCATATCCATATCAACACGCATCTTAGCGGCCTTTTCTGCCATTGCAGTAAGCCCATCAACACCTTTCTTGAAAGTATATTTTTGAGCCAACATAATATGGTCAGCAACATTCTTGGCATATTTTTCCAATGAAAGTCCTTGTTTCGTAGACCTGCTGAACATCTGCGTCAACATTTCACCTGCATCATTTGCTGACATTCCGAAATTTTCAAGAGATGCGGAGAAACGGACCGCCATATCATCGCCAACAACAGCAGACATCGCGGCAACGCTTTCAAGTTGCTGATTAGTAAGACGAATACTTCTATCCACTGCAGTTGCATAAGAACTCTGCAGTTTGATTAATTCTTCTAACGATTTGTTGTAATTTGCACTAAGTCGAGAAGCATTACCAAATTTAATCATCTCATCCCTGAGACGAGCAACTTGGTCAGCGGCAAGACCTATCTGTTTACCATAACCAAAGGCCGCTTGGTCCGCTTTTCCCCACTCCTGTCCAAGTTCATCACCAAGACCTTTTAGAGTATCAATAATTTTTTTCTGAAATCCTGCTAACGGGACATTAGCAAACACCTCACCCATAAGACCTCCAAGGTCAGCATCAATAATACCTTTCCTCAGAGCCCCACCCAACGCACCTGGCACTGCGCGAGTAATACCACGCACAACCCATTCACCTGCATCACCAAGTGCATCAGGAATAGCGCCGGGTGTTCCCGCCGCCCTCCTTCCATTATATCCTCTATCAATATTATCACTCATTGCTGATAAACTTTATTGTCTATAAATATCTTATACCAAAAAACCACCTGAAGAAAAACAGGTGGTTTTTAACATATTTATCATTAATGCCAATCTTTTACATCCGATAACATCTGAAGTTTATCATTTTCGCCTTCAAGCCCCGTAGATTCAATCTCAGGAGCCTTTGAATTATCCTGATTATTATGCATCATAATATAAAACCTCCTATCCGCAATCGGCATCGTCATAAGGATATCCATAGGGATTCCAACATATTTAAAACACCCCCAAATTTCCTCCTTAAAACTTTTTTCATATTCCTCAGGCAATGTTGAGAAAAATAAATTGGTCAAGCGGTAGAAACACAGTCTGTGAGCCACCCCCAAGACTCTGAGGCTTCTCAACCTCTATATTAAAATCAAGTCCCGGCTCATTCTCGTTAATATACTTTCTTAATGCAAGAGAATCACGGACATTCATATTCAAAACATACTCTGAAATATATTGACGGTTAGTATTACCATTGACAGCCATCACTTGCGCTTCAAGCCTGTTGGTAATGGAATTTGTATAATAGACTCCATCATCTTCAATTCCTTCCTGCCAATCCTCGATGCTTCTACAAGCCTCATACAATTTACTTTTCTGAGCCTTATTCAGCATCTCATCAATATCAAGGAACTTTCTTAATTCCTGACTTATCGTCTCAAGACGTGTTTTCACTGATGCAGGACTTTCAGCCGTATCAATACCCTTAAGAGTCTCAACCTCTCTATGATTAAGGAACTTAAACTTCACCTCATCACCACTTGCAGGTAATTTATAAGTAAACCATCCATTCTCATCAGACTCAAGATTAAACTCCTTGAAATTAATTGTTGACAAATCTACTATTGACTCAAATTCAATGCCTGTGGCTTTATCTGTTGCAGTAATAGGAAACTCATTACCATAACCTGTAGCACGAAGCCATAAAATGATAGCATCACGGTCCCCGTCAAGCAATTCCGAAGGCTCTATACCTGCATCAAGAATTTTTTCATTAAGAAGATAGTCAATAAGAAGATTATCCCTATAAAGGTTTGGTGATACAAACATATTCTCGTCATTTGCTGTAAGATAAGAAACCTGAAGCCTGTCAGTCTTATGCTTATAAGGAAGACCCTTAGATGGAAGAGGAATCACATCGAAAGCGGTTGACGCACCGAAATCCCTTTTCTTTGGGATATATGTTGTCTTAGTTCTTTTCATCTCCGTTTCTCTTTTATTAACTTTCTTCACATCTGTTGTTGTTTCATTTGTCGTTACCTTAGCAGAACGTCTCTTCCCCTTTTTCTTTATAAGGTCATCGGGATTACCCCCTTCTTTAATATATTGCTGAAGAGTGTCATCAAGCATCGCTCTCAATGGCTGAAGACGCTCTTCAAGTTGCTGTGGGGTATACAGTTTTGTTCCATCGTTCTTCAACCTGTCTTTAAGAGCCCTCTCAGTATTTCTCAACGTAGTTTCATTCATTTCATACTGAGACTTAATAATATCAAGTGCACTTTGATTTATATTTTCCATTAATATCAAATATTTTATTTTATTTTTTCAACTAACAAAGTAAGACGATAGGGCTTTTCAAAATTTATCACCCTACATTTAACTAAAACTCCCTGAACATCACCCAACTGTACCTTTAAATCTTTGGTGGGTAACATTTTCAACCTTTGCCCCTCAGGAATTTCATGATGCACGTTAATCTGCATGCTGTCACGCACCCAAAAACGAATTTCTGATTCAACATCAGGTTCAAGATTCTTTATCGGAAGGTCAACAATCATAACAAACATCAGTTGTTCCATGCGACACTTAACCAATTCCATAGGCTGCATAAGGTTTTTACGCTGATTAAGAATTGGACATCCTATCTCATAGAATTCAAATTTTGTATTGTCAGCCATCTTTTCCTTATATTCAAGAACACCATATTTCTTATTAAGATAACTGACATTTCCTCCGGACATGTAATAATCAACGTTTCTTGAATTCTGTACGTTAAACTCATTACCAAGATTGCGTTTCCACTCCTCAGCCGTCAAACCATCTCCTCTTTTCTTGTCACCCCAAATATACCCCAATTCATCATGCTTATCAGAATATAACGCAGCATGAATCGGAATATACGGAATATATATCTTACTCTCCATTTCTAATGTCTTTTTTTCTTTTCTTCTTCAATTTGAACTTTCTTAGCACTCGTACCTATCTTTTCCTTCAAGATTCTCATTACCATACTCGGATTTTCATGTATATCTTTTTCCCATATCCTTAAAATTGGTATCCCGTGTTCCAAAGCCCAACGATTTTTATGTTCATCCACCCTTTTATTATGTTTTTGTGTTGGAGTAAGTTCTTTACCCTCAACAACCCTCGGGTCTGAATGCCAATATCCCCCATCAACTTCGATGATTAATCGACACTCCGGAAGATAAAAATCAAAATACCTACCAATACTTTCAGCCTTGAACTGATAAACATACTTTACACCAAGTTTATCAAGAAATTCCTTCGCAAACTTCTCCTCCAACTTGGAAGTACCGTATTCCTTATGCTTTCTTTTCTGAGGTTTGGAAGGTTTAACCTTAATTTTCTTAATCTTATTGGTTTTTTTAATATCTTTCTTTACGGGTTGTGCCATTATATATCGTTTTACAATATATACCAGATATTAGATTTTTAAACAAAAAATTATTCAAGATTATTAATTTCCTCCTGAAATTTCTTTGTAAGAGCATCCATTTCCCTCATATAACGCGCCTTGATGTCATCAAGCGATGGCTTCTGCGGCTGAGCAACAACTCTTTCTTCCATGAAAACATTTTTACCGTCATTAACTATAGGACACCCCCCGCCCATCTCACGAACATACTCCATCTCCTCTTTCTTCTTTTCCTCCATTAAAACATCTCCAAATGCATTTGGGAAACTATATCTACTACCACTTCTATCCCTTTCATGTCCCACCATATATTCAAGACGAGTCTTATCACCCCTACCTGACGGAGAACGAAGATACTGTATCACATTTATCAACTCATCTTCAGTCAACATTGCATCCTTATAAGAAGTTCCTTGTTTTCTATCTTCTTCAATAAGGTCTGCCATCCTATTAGATTGCTTATAATCATCCAAATTAATCTCACGGATTACATTTCTTAAACCCTCACGGTCAAATCTATCAATTGCCTGTGCCATATTACTCCACCTTGCTTTTATATTTTTTATTATTTTTCTTTCTTCTTTTAATTCAAGACCATCAAAAACATCCATATGATGATTTTATCAGAAAAATAACTATTTTCTTAAACATTGTCAATAATTTACGTAAAAAAACATTGAACGAACTATTTATATTCAAAATAACCATTGAATATGGCAAAAAGAAATTTGAAACAAGACATTAACGAAATTAATAAAATGTCAAAAAACATACCAACCCTTATGGAAACAATTCATTTCTCGCCAGAAAGAGAAATGGAAATGTGTGAGGGGGATGAAGAATATCCTGAAAGTGAACTTCCTGTTGAAGATTCAATGCCAATGGAAAAACCAATGGCTATGCCAGGAAAAGATATCGTTGACCAAATCAGAAAAATGGCATTGAAAGCAATGGCTGAACTTGCTGATAACACTGAGGATAGTTATTATCTTGTACTTAAGAAAATTTGGCAAATGGCCGATAAAAATCCTGAGGAAGGAAAAATGAACAAAGAATAAACAACCATTTTTAAGAAAATTAAAATGGGTAGGAGCACTCCTACCCATTATTTTTCCATATATATCTATACAACCCACAATCCCATATTTTTACATAATCAAGTTCCTTAGCCATCTCACTTTCTGTCATAGTTAATGGAAAACCATATTTCCTATTAAGATTTTGTTTTCTGAAATTGAATTTATGTATCCGTTCAACAGATTTATGTGTATTGATGTAACGATAATCAGGCTTTAATACACCATCTAAGTTAAATCCCAATTTTGTATATAGATTATCTCCTTCATTTATTGTCCATCTCCTATCAGCAAATGATTTGACCTCATCGGGATTATATTTTTCAACAAAATATTTAAACATCTTTCCCCCAACACCACAACAAACATAATTATAGTCAGACGCAAACCTCGTCAACTCCCATTTATTAGAATTTTTATTTTCCCGTTTAAATGTCATTACAGCAACTATATTATTCTCATAATAAGCACATAGACATACTGTAGACTTGCTATATCCTTGAATATGATATTTGCTTAAAAATTCTTCGGCAACAGTACAATTTGTCTCAGTAACCAAGCATTTCCTACCAAATATTTTATGTTTATTATTAGTTTTACCCAAAATATGTCTTATTTTTCCTAAAACCACATCTTTATGACGTAAATATTCATCTTCAAAAATTTGAACTAATTTTATACCTTTATCAATACATTTAATAGTTTTTGATAAATGATATGCGCTATCCTTACCAAATTCCTCACTGTGCCATCTCAAACCATTGTATTCAAAACCAATATTTAAACTCGGAATTAAAATATCAATTTCTCTTCCTTCTAAAATAACTCTATCTTTTTTCACCACATTTTCACTCCCTACCATATTACATATAAAATCATATATTTCCCTTTCTGCATTTGATTCCAACATAGCACAAGATGGACAACCATGCCCAGCTAAATGGTCATACGCAAATTGAGTAAAGTTACCATGCTTGGGACAAATAATATCTATTTTCGAATGTAATGTTTCAAACTTCTTTATGCTCGAATAATCATATTTTTCCCCATGGATTTTTTTTACCCGTTTAATATATTCATCATACTTAACTGTGAGTTTTTCTGCCATACTCACCTTACCACATTTAGGACATCCTTGCCCATATAAATGTTTAGCCGGTGTTTGCCAAAATTCCCCATGCTCAGGGCATATAATACAAACCTTTGTATTACTGTTTATGTATTCTACCTTCGAATAGTCAAACTTATTTCTATGAATACTCTTTGCTTTTTCAATAAAAATAAATTTATCCATACCCCTCCCCGCACATTTGGGACAACCTTGTCCAGTTAAATGAACAGAGGGCATTTGCCAAAAATCACCATGTTTTGAACAAACAATACAGACTTTAGTCCTAGCATTAATATAATTCACTTTCGAATAATCATATTCATCACCATGAATCTCACGTGCTTTTTCAATAAACTCTTCTACCGAACTTCTCGTATTAAGAGTCCTATTTTCAAGAGCACATTTGGGGCAACAATTCCCCCTTACATGAGCTTGTGGTGTTTGCCAAAATTCCCCATGCTCAGGGCATATAATACAAACCTTTGTATTACTGTTTATGTATTCAACTTTTGAATAATCATATTTATTACTATGCCGTTTTATTGCTTTTTCAATAAATTTTTTTTGTTTTTCCATATTTTTGTTTTCCATATGATAGGCAAATATATTAACTTATTTTTTATAAAACAATTTTTTAAAAAAACTTTATTAGTACTATTTATATTTGAATACTATAATAAATAGCCAAGAATTACTTAAAATGTCTGATATGCTTTTAAAAATGCCGCTTCAATACGAGCCGCTGAGAAAAAATAGATGGATTATGAGATTCCCTGCTGACCTTGGAATTCAGGAATGGTACCTTGCATCAGCTTCTCGTCCCGGAGTTTCACAAACCGCAAAACCAATACAGTTCCTTAATACTGAAACATATGTTGCAGGACGTTACGTTTGGGATTCAGTAAATGTAACTCTTAATGACCCAATAGGCCCTTCTGCTTCACAGGCAATCATGGAATGGGAACGTTTGATTTCAGAGTCAGCAACAGGACGTCAAGGTTATGCTGCAGGATATAAGAGAGATGTTGAACTTGCAATGCTTGACCCAACAGGAGTTGTTGTACAACTTTGGGTACTTAAGAATGCATGGCCCGAGAATGTAAAATTCGGAGACCTTAACTATTCTGATGACGGTATTGCTCAGATTACAATGAGTCTCAAAATAGACTACGCTTTACTTGCGTATTAATTTATTGATAATAAATATTTTAAATATAAAGGATGGTAAAAATACCATCCTTTTTTTGTTTTTATGAATAAAAAATACTATATTTACAAAACTTATTAAAACTTACCAAAAGTTTTCAAAATATGATAATATTTATAATAAAAAGATATGGAAAAATTGCTTAAATTATCTGAAGTTGCTGAAATACTAAACGTCAGTAAAAATACTTTAAGAAATTGGGATAATAATGGAAAATTAATTTCTGTTAGAACTTGTGGGAATCAAAGACGTTATAAAGAAAGTGATGTACAAAATTTAATAAATGGTAAAAAACTTTAAAAATGATAAGTACAAAAAGAAAAACAACTGCAGAATTCATTGAAGAAGCAAGAAAAGTTCACGGTAACAAATATGATTATTCAAAAGTTGAATATAAGAATAATAAAACAAAAGTGTGCATCATTTGTCCTGAGCATGGTGAATTTTGGCAAGCGCCACTAAACCACATAAGACAAAAACAGGGCTGTCCAACCTGTGGCTTGCATAATTTTGTTGATACTGATATTTTCATAAATAAAGTCCGTTCTATTCACGGGGACAAATATGATTATTCAAAAACAATTTATGTTGATTATGAAACTAAAGTAACCATTACATGCCCAATACATGGAGACTTCACACAGAAGCCTTCGTCATTAATAAAAGGGTATGGTTGCCCTAAATGTAAAAGAGAAGAAAACTCTAAACAATACTACGAATGGAGAACATGCCCTATCTGTGGAAAACAATTTTATATTCGTAAAAAATATGAAAAAATAACATGTTCAGAAGAATGTTATAAAAAGTACATTCAAATACATAAAACAGAGATTAACCAAAAAAGAAGTCTTTCCCTAAAATCTTCTTTTAGTAAAATGACTATCGAACAAAAACAAGAAATACAAAAAAATAGAGAAAAAACTTTTTTGGAAAAATATGGTACCACAAAACCAAACCAATCCAAGGAATATAGAGAAAAAATGTCAAAACTACTTAAATCCGTCGATTGGTCTCAACGCAGTGAAAAAATTAAAAACGAACAACTTATACCAAAATACACTAAAATTTGTGAAGATGATAACCTTACATTATTAGAATTTCGCAATAGGTTTGACTGTACTGTAAAATGTAATAAGTGTGGAACCGTATTCACTACATATTGTTTAGGGAATTTAACTGAACAAACAACACATAATATTTGCCGAGTATGTCATCCTATCGACAATGTTATTTATGAAAGTATCATTTCTACACAAATAGAGGAAATTCTCAAAGAGCAAAATATATTTTATCATAAAAACACACGAAGTGTTATAAAACCTCTGGAACTTGATTTTTATTTACCTGAATATAGATTAGCATTTGAAATTGATGGGAATTATTGGCATTCAGAACTTAAAAAAGATAAAAATTATCATCTAAATAAAACAAAATTATGTGACGAACAGGGAATCAAACTAATTCACATTTTTGAAGACGAAATCCGCTTGAAATATGATATTGTGAAATCAAGAATATTAAATCTTATTGGCAAAACACCTATTACCGTTTATGCCAGACAATGCAAAATTAGAGAACTTTCTTATAATGAGAAAAAGAATTTCTTTAATATAAATCATATTGATGGGGATTCTGTCTCCAAATATAATTTCGGATTATTTTTAGAAAACGAACTTGTTTGTGCAGCCTCTTTTGGCGAAAGGAAAATTTCAAAAAAACAACAATTTGAATTGATACGTTTTGCTAATAAAATCAACCATAATGTTGTTGGTGGCTTTTCCAAAATTATGAAACATTTCATGAAACAACACAAACCAAGTGAATTAATAACATATGCCGATATAAGATGGAGCGGTATAAACCCACAAAATACTGTTTATAGTAAGAACGGTTTCGAATATATTAATACATCAAGCCCGAATTACTTCTATTTAGCAAGTAATGATTTTGTTCATAGGCTTAATCGTTGTAAATTTATGAAACATAAGTTAATAAAAGAAGGCGCTGACCCAAATAAAACTGAAAAAGAAATAATGAAAGAAAGGGGATATACACGTATTTGGGACTGTGGTACACTGAAATTTAAATACAAAAAAGAGGAGTAGAATTCTACTCCTCTTTTCTTATAACTATTTGAATATCAATTACTCATTGAACGCCACTGATTCAGGCATAATAACGAATGAGAGGTCAATATATTCGAGCGCCTTCGTAGGTTTGATGTATATAATTGCAGGCAATTCCAAACGGTCTCTTGCTTCAGCAGAATCATTAACCTCAAGACGGTAATCGTAGATACCTCTCTTACTCTTGATATCATCGAGGATTGGTTTAACAAGTCCCTCGAACTGAGCCTTTACAGTTGCATCATTCTGTTCGAAGATAAGTCTACGACAAGCACCTGTGATAAGTTTCTTCACGCGGAGCATAAGTCGACGGACATTGATTCTGTTAAGCGGTGTATCTGCAGAATACATTGTCTTCTGACCCCAAATTTTAACACCGTCAGTTGCGAATGTCTTGATAGGGTTAATCATACCTTCATAAAGGGCATCCTCATCCTCAAGTTTGGTGATGAAGTGAGCACGTTCACAATCAACCGCGCCACGAACTGTACCTGCAGGGGCGAACCAAGGATATGATACATTATCAGTGAAAGCCATTGCTGTTACCGCATCCTTTGTAGCAGGAAGGTTGATATATACACTGTTGTCGGCATCATAATACTTAACCCAAGGGTAATATGTTGCAGCATATGACGAATCAATCTCAGCATCCTCAAGATTTGAAACTGCCTCATCAGGGTAATACATATCATTGTCTGAATTTCCTGAAGGTTTGTCAGGAGTTGTCATCACATAAATTGAATCACCACGTTCCTCTTCAATCATCGAAAGGATTTCCTGTGAAAGCATTGTCTGATTCACATAGTCAATACCCGGTGTACAGAATACGTTAATGTCAACAGCCTCAGGATTACAGAACTGACGAGCACCTGCAAGATACGCATAGTAGTCTGAAGTTATGCAATTTCCTGAAAGTTCAAGAGCCTCTACATTATTAATCTGAGAGAAATTAACGCCAAAGCCATTTGCAATCTCGCCTTTATATTTGTTAGCCTTGAATTTATCGCCATTTGTACGTTCATCACGGTAAGGGTCCCATCCATCAAAACCACCATAGAAACATACAGTGAACTTACGAAGATTTACATCTTCATAGATAGTACCACGCATCTCTTCTTCAGTTCCAATCTTAGGCATCTCCATCTTCTGACCATATGTCGCACTAAGAATATTGTTTGGCGATACTGTGATGAAATGATAATCATCAGCATCATCAACCATTACTTTAATCTCATCATATGCGGAAATTCTTGCATCAAGGTGGAAACCGTCACTCAATGATTTAATATTATCATAAGCATTTTTTCCCTTATAGTTGAAAAGGTCAACATCAACACCCATCAGATTAGAGAAACCGAAATACTGTTTCTTAGGTTTAATATCATCTTCAACATTAACATTATACCCCATTGCAGGATTTTTAATGCTATCTTCCCATTGTCTCATTGGATACCCAAGGAAACCTGCAGGAACGCAAGCCTCAGTCATATCATTTGCAATAACCTCAACAGTAATGTACTTTGACTTAACGATATATTCGCCATCGAATGTACCGATTTTGAAACCGATGAAATTATTTGTTCCCGGTACCATACTACACTTAGTAAAGCGTTCAAGAACCGCAGGAGTTGCATCCATATCATCAAATCTACGAACAATCACATCGAAGAGACCTTCATCGGGACGGATATTCTGAATTGAAACCTTAACCTCCTTGTTTGCTGCATTACCATCTGAAATTGTGTGGAAACGGAAAAGTTTTTTAACTTCAACCTTATTACCATCACCCTTAAGCTCAGAAACAACCCATGGAGTTGACGCACAACGGAAACCTTCTTTATAGTCATTCACATCAGTTGAAAGTTTTATCATCTTACCCTCTGCATATTGATACATTCTATCTTCAGAGAGAACATAAACCGTACCACTTGTAATAGTAACACCACTATCAACTTTATAAACTCGTCTATTATTTTCCTTAGCAGCGATTACTTCATAAATCTTAGCATTATCAACATCAAGATAAGTCTGTCCTACATTTGCTACAGTCCATTCTTTTTTATCATCATAGATACCAAGAACAGGCTCATAAGTAGGAGTAAGCGGAGTAAAATCAGTCTCACCAACCAAACCAGATGTTACAAGAGTTACTTCAGAAGAAATAACATCAACCTCTTCTCTATCAACCATATTCATGAAAGCAACATCATAAAGTTCCTCCACAAAAATTGGAGCCTTGCCATCTGAAGGAGTTGTACCAAGAACATTAAGAATGTAATCCTTATCTCCCGGGTTCAAAGAAACAGGATAACGATTACCACCAACAACAATTGTGAACTTACCATAGAATCCCGAATATACATTAAAATCCACATCCTCAGTACCTCCAGTTAACGTTCCGTTACACTCAATTGTCTTTGTTGCTGAAGCATATTTCTCTAATGAAACGCCTGTCGCAAAATAAGTAAGTTTATCATAAGAAGTACCCGTTTCCGAACATGGGTCAAAAGCAGCACCACTTCCATCGTAGGTACCACGTGAACGAAGAACAGCAACTACAAATTTCTCACTTGTTTCTTCTGTTGCACCTTCCTTTACTTCCTTTTCAGCAGTAATAAGCCATGCAGGTCCTGCATTGTATCCTGAAAGACCCAACACCCTGCAGACCTCAAGCTGATTGGAATTTCTGAGGTATGACTTCGCAATATAAGGAAGTTCATATTTTGGATATTGGCTTCCAGCAAACTTCTCAGAAGAAGTACCACCGAAATAGTCAACGAACTCCCTCCAATTTTCAATTTTAATCGGTTCAAAAGCAGGGCCTTTCAATGTCTCGCCCACAACACCCAATGTTGTTATGCCAAGAGTTTTTGAAGCATAACTCAAATCTATCTCTTTAGTATAGATGCCGGGTGAAGAATGTGACCCTCTAGCATTGCCTATCATTGTTATATAATTTTTATCTGTTTATTTTCAATATAAATAGTTGTAAATATCCAAAAAACAAAAGTTTGATATTATTGCACCTCAATTTCTTGAGAAATATTTATCTCATCAAGAGCCGATTCAGGTACATCATTCATTTTGTCATAAATCACATCAGGATTCTCACCATAAAACACTATCTTTGAATCCTTCATTTTATTGATTCTTGCGATATTGACATTAATTACATCACCCTCTTCAAGATATAAACCATCTTCATCAACTACAACAACTTCACCATTAACCCTTATCTTATATTGTCGAACATTCGTTGTCTCAATTTTCTTTATTAGAACTTTACAATCAATTTCAAATTCACGACGGTCAGAATCACAAGTGAGGTACGTCATTGTAATAGTTACGGGCTGATTATAATAACGGTCTTCAGAAGCAACCCAACAAGGAATCTCAGAATCTTCTTCCACTTCCTCAATTTCAACATCGGCTTTCTTTACACGATTACCTTCAACAGAAAGACAAGAAAGATTCATAATCGGAACAAGCCTTTCCTCAAAATCATCTTGCTTCAAGATATATCCTGAAAGTTTTATTTCGAAAACCTGAGCAAAATACTGACGGTCATCAACAGTATAATCAGATTCATCAGAAACGTTAACCAATCTCATTGGCATTGGATGGTCATTTGGAAAAATATATGCCTGTATTGAAGAAAACTTACTATGAACTAATGAATTGAATTCATTAAGAAGTTCATACTTATTAGTAACCAACATAATCCTATAAGATAAATCAACCGTAACAGGTTGTGCCACTCTATATTCAAGATAACATTTTTTCCCTTCATCATTGAGAATTTCTTTTCTCATCATCAGATATTTCGTATTGATTGGAATGTTTCCTGCCTTGGCATACATTGAACTATCTTTAGGGTTATTATCCCTTGTAATGACTTTAAAATTCATTTTAAGGTTTCTGTTTTCGTCGACCCCATCCCACATCTGAGCATATTCCGAAAACCTCTGATTAGAAAAGAGAGCATATGTTGGTAACGCCTCATCTTCAAAAACAATTCTTAAATCTTCCTCTACCCATTCCTTAAAAGCCTCATCAATATCTTTATATTCAACTGTTTTAGGAAAAAACGTAGAATCTCTAAGAATCTCTTTAGTAAGATTCTTTCTTTGTTCAGGAGGCGTTGGGTCTTCTCTGAGAGGAAGACTATATTTATTCATTCGTTTTCTTAACATCACCCATTAAATTCATTTTTATCCACAGAAGCACAGACTACCTTCCTATAATAAGGCTGTCTTCCATAGTAACTCATCTTATTCGCATAATTCATCCTACCATCGTCAATAACCGTAAAAAACTCCATTTTTTCAGGAGTAACCTGCAAACCAATGTAATCACCTCGTTTGATATCACATTCATTTTCAACAAGGGTCATTTCATAAACACCAAAGGTTAATTTACCCATCTTAACATAAACACCCTTCTGATGTGTTTTATCATATTGTTTAAGGTCAGGTTCTTCAAGTTCATAAACAACAGGTAATTCAACAGGGGTTTTAAACCTAATACCATCTTTCTCTGAATCCATATAGATATCATTTATCTTGGTATTATCAAGGTCAACTTCATAAAGAACTATAGTCTGCCCCATATCCTGTTCAACATAGTTACGGCCAATCATCATTTCATAATCAAAATCAGATTGACTCATAAACATGCTATTTCTTGTTATTGGGTTTCGTCTCTTCACCTCCCCATTATTGAACACCGGCATAACTATCTCCTTTTATAAAAATTATCAAATACCTCGTCAGTAAGCCCGTAATCAACCAATTTAAAATAGCCTTCGCTATCAATTCCCCAACTTGAAATCCTACAAAGGTCACCAACTCCACTGAGCATCTCCCCACCTATATATTCCTGAAGGGACATGAAAAGCATCTGCAGGTCATTTTCCTCCCCTTCCCAAACCTGTTGTACAATTGGCTCATAATCAGCAAAAGGACGATACCAACTCTTTCGTGGACTTTGATTTTCCGCCTGTTGGTACATCATACAACAAAGTACTTCAAATGGGACACCATATATTGCCTTGAAATCACTTTTCTTCGCTCTTCTACATATTTCCATTTCTACCCACAAACCATTCCCATCGTATTCGTATACATCAGCAAAACAAGTATAATAAGGTTCAGTTCCAAGCCTGATTTCAACTTCATTTTGAGCAATTCCTTTCTTGTTTTTAGCAAGTTTCAGGACTTTTTCATCATCGACTCTGTATACAATTCGTGACGTTCCTTGAGAAATTCTTTGAAGACGTTCCTCACAATACCTGACTCTTTGAGCAAATGATGTACATTGTCTGAATTCATCAAAATTAAATGAAGCGGGATAAGCCATTTCAGTAACCATCTCCTTCTTCATTTCATTAAGAATCCAATTATATTGTTTTTCATTGACAATCAGTTTCATATAAGATTAAAACATTTCTTTATAAATAGTTAGAAAAATTGTAAGAAAATATTTGGTAAATTCAAAAAATATCTTTATCTTTACATGTGTGCGTGTGTATACACGCGATTAATAATATATTATATAATTAATATTTAGATATAAAAATAAAATATAATATAATTTATATATTATTTTATATATTTTATTATTTCTAGATTAATTTAAATTATTTCGCACGTGCGCGTGTGAGACAAAAAAAAATGGCTATATCAATAAAAGACCAAATGAGGTCAATAGATATTGTTAAAACATACGGGGGTGGAAATCCTTACATATGTATGTTAAAAAAGGACGTTCTGAAAGGTAAATCAGATGTCCTGAATGACTTTGCTATCGAATACATCCTCAAAAACTATGAATTTAATCCAATTGCTATCAACAAGACGATTAAATTGGCTGATTGGTATGCTGAGAAGAAACAGGATGATTGGGGTATTGATTTCGTTCCCTCCAAGATATCTGTAAAGGTTCTGTTGGGTGAAACTGCTACCAATTATCACTGTTATGTCAAGTATCGCAAGAACATGGAACCAAAACAATGCTTCATACCTAAAAAGGCTGTTCTTACTAATTTTCTCGTGGAGGATTACAATAATATTCAAGTAGATTTTGACCGTTACGATAGGCTTTCAATGAATAAGGACCCCAATAGGAGACTTAGAAGTCATCAAAAAGATGCTGTGAAGTTTCTTCTTTCAAGAAAAAAATGTATTCTTGCAGATACGATGGGGTTAGGTAAGACTACAAGTCTCTCTGTGGCGGCAATTGAAGGGAATTTTGATAGTGTAGTGATAATCTGCCCCGCATCAATTAAAAATACATGGAAAGATGAACTTATGTGGTATGTTTCTGAGAGGGATATTACTGTTGTGGAGGGCCTTCAAGGTAAAACAAAATCAGAACTTGAAAAAATGCTTGGTTATGGAGAGGGTAGGTCAGGTAAAAAAATGTCAGAACTCCAAGAAGAATTCAAGGAACGAGGCAAGTGGCAAGATAACCGTTTTGTGATAGTGAATTTTGATATCCTTGATGAATTTTATAAGATTCCGAAAACTCGTTCAAAGGAGAATATTCAGAAGGCATATGATGAAAGTCCTATGCTACAATATATCGTGAATAGAAAAAGCCTCATCATAATTGACGAGGCTCATAGACTTTCAAACAACACTTCGATACGTTATAAGGTGATAAGGGACTTCATTAAACGAGGTAATCCCCATAGTATTTATGCGGCTACAGGCACTCCAATTACAAATAATCCACAAAACCTTTATTGTGTTCTTCAATTTCTTGGAGACCCTATAACGGATGATTATCAATATTTCATGGAAAGGTATTGTGGGGCGTTTAAAGTGCCTGCTAAGGGTGAAAAGGAAAAATGGACGAACATTTTTTATGCTCGTGGGGGTGAAGGTGATTTGAAAACTTTCATAAAAGAAAATGCACGTATGATTCAAGTTCCTGGTGAACCCAAAAATCTCGATGAACTTAAAGAACGTATTTCCCATATGTATTTGCGAAGAACAAAAGAAGATTTGGGGGACCTTCCTGAAAAAAGAGTTCATGAGGTATTCTATGACCTTACTGATATACAGCAAGAAGAATATAATCGCCTTTGGGATGAATACGAAAAAGCAAAACTTGAAGAAAATCCTGATTCGGAGATTAATAAAGAACTTATTGAGGGGGGATTATATAGGAAATATCTTTCAAATCAGATGGTTCCTAATACAATAAGAATGTGTGATGAGTTTATTGCCCAAGGAGAAAAAGTAGTCATTGCATGTTGTTATGATGAGGAATTATATAATCTTCAAAAATATTATGGTGATTCTTGTGTTATCTACAATGGTAAAATGGGGTTGAAAGAGAAAGATAATGCAATTAAAGAGTTTACTAACAATCCTAATGTAAAAGTATTTTTAGGAAATTTAATTAGTGCAGGTGTTGGTATCACATTAATTGTTTCTCATAAATTAATTTTTAACACATATGATTATGTTCCCGGAAATGACCAACAGATGGAGGATAGGATTCATCGTATTGGGCAAACACAACCTTGTGATATCTATTATCAAATGTTTAGGAATACTCAATATGAAAAAATGTGGAATATAGTATTAAGAAAACAATTGGTAATTGACCAAGTCATAAAGAAAGAAAATGAAAAATAGATATGAGTAAAAAAATAATTGTAAATGAGAAACAATATCAGAAACTTCTTGATTTGATTAAAGAAGAGTTAGGTATATCTGATGAAGTCAAAAGGATTACACATGAAATAGAAAAAAAATTCAATGATGAAGTTGGTGAAATGACTGAAAATAAACATGGTATATTTTTTGTAGATGATTTAAAAGTTGAATGGAAACTTTTATTATTTGATAATATTGAAAATTTTTCAACATGGTATTCCATTAATTCTGAAGAATATAAAAATGGATATTCAACGAGTGAAAACACTATGTACTTAACTGTAATTGCTATTGGGGATGAATATAATATCTCAGATACCTTAGACACAATTCAGCATGAGGTTGAGCATTATTATCAAACGAAAATGAAAAAAGGAAGTTTAAGTACTGAAAAATATCAATTGGCTGTGCAATATTTTCAATCCAATAATCAATATCTTTCTAATTTTTCTAAATTAATATATTTTTCAAAACGTTTTGAAATTGATGCATATGTGAATGACGCTTATAACTCTGTTAGATATAAAAGAGTAAACTCTTATGAAGATTTCATTGAAAAAACAGAATTAAATAATGTATTAAAAACATTAACAACAATAAAAAAATTTTTCAACAATGCGCCATTTAACACACCTAATTTTTTAACGATGGAAAAATTTATTAAGGAAAATGAATTCATTATCTTTAACGATGAAAAAGAATTACGCGAAAAATTGAATGATATTATCGAAAAATCTTATGATTATTTTCTTAGAAAAACAGCAAAGGTGTGGGTGAAAATTAGAAAGGAAAATGAAGAAAGAAATGATTCATTATTTGAAAATGGTAATTTAATAAAATTAAATCATATATTTGGGGAAGTATGATAGTGATTATAGCAACATTTTTGACAATAGCATTTATAATATTCTTGTTCTTAAATTTGATTTTTAGGAAACAGGAACCTAAAAGAAAGATTGCAGTATTTGGTGGTTCTTTCAACCCTCTTCACATTGGGCATCAGGCAATCATTAAAGACCTATCAGAAAATTATGATTGGGTCTATCTTGTTGTTACTCCTAAAAATCCATTGAAGGAAACTGTTTCTGAAGATACGGTAGATGATAGAATGAACAATGCTTACAATGCTCTTACAAGGCATGAATTATGGAATGTAACTGTTTCGGAAATTGAAAAAGAAATGATGCCTCCATACTATACAATCAATACGTTGGATGAACTCAGGAGAAGAAATTCCAATGCTGATTTTACTTTAGTGATTGGTGCTGATAATCTTCGACAGATGAGGGGATGGAAAGACTATAAGAGAATTTTAAGTGAGTATGGTGTATTGGTTTTCCCGCGAGGAAAAGATGATGTCGCAGTCCTTGAAGACCTTAAAACCAATTTTTTACATGAAAACTCTGCATACAAAATTGAAATAAGTCGGACAATAGTACCAAATATATCCTCAACAGAGATAAGGCAATCAATTTCTGAAGGGAATAATGTGGATAATCTCCTCATGTAATATAAACAAATAGGATTTTGCAACTATTTATGGTTTAAAATAGTAGGAGAAAAATATGGCAAAATTCGACCCGAATCTTGATGTTGAGGTTTCCGTAAAACCAACTCAGGATGGAAAATCTAAGATATTATCATTTTATGGTATGAAAAACGGAGATGCTGCGGTTGTCCTTGACCGTCTTCTTCTCCCTGGTAACGGCCCTTTTAGAAAGGTTAATCCTCTTAAAAATATTGAAAAGGCGTGGAGTAAAGGGCCTGTTGTTCATGTGATGGTTGCTGCGGATAAGACAAAAGAGTTCCTTGATACAGGTATGAAGTCAATTATTGCAGCCCTTCTTAAAACAGGGAGTTATGATGGTGATAAAATCATGCATCTACAGGACGTTGCTGATTTCCAAATGAATAAATTAAGTAATGAGGAAATGAAACAACTTTATCAGGATGCTGAAGTTTCGGTTGCTGACCTCTGGACTGATTACCTTAATAAGGTTAATGACCCTGAGACTATGCGTATATTGAAACTTTACGCTGAAATCTATGGTAATACTATATATGGGCATGCTCTCTCCCTGAGAAATGTTATGCTTATTAAGGCAATGGCAAATAAATATGGCAAAGCGCCTACATTTGTTCTTGGTAGAAGTACATGGAATAAATACGGTCGTGACGTTAAATCGGGAGTAAGACCTTATCCTCTTTGGAGATATATTTCTGCTGATAAGATTTCTCAGGCGGATTATGATAAGGCGATGGCTGATGCTCAGAATGCCATCGGGCAGGGAGGTGCTGATTATGATGAACTCGGTGTAACGGTTCAGAATAAGATTGAAATTGAAGCTAATAAACAACTTTCGAAAGGTAAGAAACTTATTCCTATCAAATATCTTGGATATGATATTGAAGATACATATATAGTAGATAAGAAACAGGAAGACCTCCTTAATTCAAAACCTAATATTTCGGGAAATATTCAATATAAACTTAACGCTCTCGCTCAGGAAATTGAAGATAAAAAGAAAGCGGGAAATGGTGAGGTTATTGACCCTGATGGAAATGCTGCGATGGTTGAGAGAACAGGTAAAGCAGTTGCTGCGGTTGAAGAACTTTGCGCTGAGAGTGGTGTTAAAATTACAGGTAATGGTAGTTCTGATGAGGACCGTCTTGTTGAAGGACTTCTCTCATATTACAGAACTCAGATTACTCCTAAGATGAATGTCCTTAAGCCTGAGAATGTGGAACAATATGCTGAAGATGCTGTTCAGTTGACTCTTATCATGACTGATGTCGCGTTGAATGCTCTTAAACGTTTCAGACATTCGCTTGTTTATACCCAAAAGGAGGCTACCGCTTTGGCACCTGTAATTAGACGTGCTGTTAGTAAAATTGGTAATGCAATTGTTTCTGAAGGTTTTGGTGATGATTTCATGATGCGATATCGAAACGCATTGAATAAGTTGGGTATTGAGATTGTGAATGATGAAATGTCGATGAGTGATGCTCAGAAACCAATTAATAATATGAATGAAATGAGGGATAGTTTCTATAGTATCCTTAATAAAATTAATAATCCATACTTATATGATTAACGAATTCGATAATGGATTTGGAACGAACGTGAAGGGGGAACTTACAATTGATGATATCGAAAAAGGAGTTCCCCTTTTTCATAGGCCTATGGATTCAAGGGGTTCTAATCCAATGGGAGTTATAAATTCTCTCATGAAATATGGTTTCAGTAGGGAATATACCGGAGATAACGGTGGTAATATGTATGGAGTTGGGGTATATAATGTATATTCTCTCCGTTCATCAAATGAAAAAGCCACAGGGTATGGTCGATTTATAGTAAAATCTTATCTTCTTGGGGGTTATCAGGACTTTCTTATCTTTAATAAAGATATGGCAAAGAAAGTGTATGGCGCTGATTATAGAATAGAGAAACAAATTGAAAAACTTATTCCACCTAAAATTGCGCAACAAATTCTTAGTCGTTTCAGACTCTACATGAATGATAATAGTAACTGTGATGATGTTCGCACTTCTAATATTGCTTATCAGATAACAAGTTTCTTGGGAGATAAGATTTCAGAAACTAAGATTCGTGGTATTGTTTACTCAGGAGGACATGATGGACACTGTGCTTTCGTTCGTAACTTTTCTGAAGTAATTCCTCACAGTTATAGTAAAGACAATGGTCGAACTTGGATTAAAGCCATTACTGATGAACTTATTTACCGTGCAGGGCATGACACTGATACTGAAGCGACGTTGAAACACTCAGTTGATGCCGGTGGAAAAAGGAAATTCGATGATGTGGCAAATCGCTCAATTAATGGCTATGTAATTGTTTATAAAGGAAATAAGGCTAATTATTTTGAGGTAGCAACAAATAAATTGATTTCAGATGTATGGTTCGATTTTGCTGCTAATTTTGATGAGGAAGGAGAGGCTGAAGTAGTATATAAAAAGCATAAATTATCAATATCAAAATATGAAGATGGTAATTTTATTGTCTCAGATTCAGATGGTGCCCCATTATGTTATTTAAATGACCTTCCAAATGAATTGAATGAAAGTAAATCAGATGATTTTTTTAAAATGATTCTTGAAGAAGTTCTTATTGAAGAAAGAAAGTTGATTGACAATTTTGACAGGGTTGCAAAACTTATGGAATTCAATTCGGATGATGATTTCTATTTTGTGCAGATAATCAAACGTTTTAAGGACAATAAGGGTGATGACCGTAGCGTCGGAAACTATCATGCGGGTGCTTGGTACCCATTTAAGGGATGGAGAATACACTCTGTGGATGAACTTATGAATCTTAAACCAACAATCATTGACATTTGTGATAAAAATAACGCACGTGCATATATAACAGTTAATAACCGTAGTGCAAAAGCAACTGATGCTCAGATTGTGAAAGTTAAGAAAATGTTTCCGAAAACTGATGCACGTCATATTAATGCTGATGATATTGTACCTGCTCAGGCGAAACATGGTAGAAATTGGAAGGGGCAAAGACCAAGATTTTTTATTGATGTTGATACTGATGATAAGAAAATATGGGGTGAAGTTCGTCATATGATTCAAATGTGTGGTATCACTCCGCTTGACGAATATGAAACATCAAGTGGTGGTTTACATATTATCATGCCAAATAAAGAAGATAGAAATATACAATATCTTGAACACCTTTTCCATAAATTTGACAATTGGAGGGATAAAGGACGTTTATCATTGGTTCATCCAAATTATGATGGGAAAATAATTCTTTATTCAAATGTCGAAACAAAAGGATATTAAAAATTGAAACGGGATGTGCTTCACAGCAAGTCCCGTTTTTTCGTGTAAGCATATATAAGTAAAATGTGTATTCATTATAAAGGTATATATTTGTTTGTACTTAAAATTAGTGACTGAAAAACTATTTATGTTAAAAGTGAAAATATATGAAAAAATTGTTGGTTTTTATTGTGGTCATGCTGTTGTTTGTAACGTGTGGGCCTGCAAAGCATACATGGAAAAATATTGGTACTGATGGTTCCATGGTGGAGATATTCAACGGCGAAATTGAATATTCTGACTTTCTTAAGAGATGCGAACTTGATACTCTATCCACAGACCTTAGTGAGTGGCTTGAGATGGGATTTTACAGTTCTGATTATAAACTCACAAAACAATGGGTATATATAAAGGATACTGATACAAATAGAGTTTATGTCTTAACCCTTAGTCCTGATTCAACATATTTCCTTGATATTAGAGATATAATAATTGAAGATAAAACGAAATAGGCATGTTTAACTCAGGATTTATTCCGTCAATAATTGACGGAACCGAACAGGTTTTCAAAGAACCCAAAAACATGGGTTTACCAAAAGAATATTCTTATAAGAAATACCTTCCAAGTGTTTTAAACCAAGGTGCCGACCCAATATGCGTACCATGTTCTTTATCTGCAAATATAAATTGGAGGCTTAACCTTGCTGATGGGAAACCGAAAGATAATAAAGTTGCGCTCTTTGATATTTTCAACAGTAGGACAACTGAAGGTGAAGGCATGACATTCAAAGATGCATTTACATACCTTATGGAAAATGGGGTTAAAACTAAAAAAGGCAACTATAAGATAGGAAGTTATGCAATGGTAAAATCAATCCCTGCTATTAAATTTGCTGTAGTTGCAAATGGACCTTGTGTTGGTGTTCTCCCGGTTTATAATTCCGATAGTGCTGACGAGTTTTGGAATGAAAAGTATGGCGATTTTGTCGGTTACCATGCAGTTTCAATAGTTGGGTATAATACCGATGGTATAATTATAAGAAATTCATGGGGTAGTTCATATGGTTCTGATGGTTATACATTAGTGAAAAACAAAGACCTTAATAAGTTTAAAGAAATTTGGACAATTTACGCATAATTAAACCACCTCATTTCGAGGTGGTTTTCTTTTATTCAACTATTTATCGTTATATATTGTATACTAATGGGAAAAACGATTATCATATCTGAAAGACAATTAAATGAAATACTCGGTGTTGATTCTTCATATCTTGATAATATGGAAGGGGATTTTAAAGAATTCAATGGAAATACTGAGGTTTCTGTTAGTGGTAAATTATCCAAGAAAAAGGATGGTAACCCAATGACGGGTGATGATTATGCAAGGACTTTATCTAAGACATATGGCTTTAATGGTACTTCACGTCATCAGCCTCTTGTAATGAATTGCAGTGCAGAGAAAAAAAAAACATTGAGTGAGAATGTCCCTATGGGTCAGGGTAGGACTTGGACCATTCCGGAAGAATTATATTCTCAATTACAGAATAATTGCAGGATGTATAACGGGGATAAAAATGCTGCAGGTTGGGACCGTCTTAATAACCTTATCAATCAGAGGAATATCAAATATGATGAGATGAAACAACTGAAAAGTTTTTTTGAAAGAGAAGGTAAAAAGGATATTAACAACTATAATCTCATTGGTGGCGAAAAAATGGAACAATGGGTTCAGAACTCATTGAAATCATATAGGGGTGCTGTGGAAAGCGATAAGGCAAACCGCGCTGCGATGGGTTTTGAAAATGTCTATCAGAAAGCAGGGGGTACTAAAAATTCAGGTAATGGGCAGGCCCATACAAAAAAGAATAATAATGGTATAACTTACCAAGAATAAAAATAAAATAGTATAGGAAATGGCTAAACAGTCAAATCTCGAAAAAATCGGTTTCGAGCGCAGAAATGAGCATGAACTTGTTAGAAACGATATTAAGAAAACTAATCCTTATGGTCCCGACCATGATACTGCTGTATGGCATGAGGGTGATGTAACCAAGCCACTTGGAAAAGGTACCCGTTCAGGCGGGCATCAGCATACCGTACCTATGGGATATAATGAATTGACTAAAAATCGCATTAGCCCGCAAATTGACACTGAGAATGGTGGCGGTGCATATGACATCAATGGGCGTCCAGGTGTTGATGGTGGCCGTAAATGGCTTCAGACAATTAACATTTATGATAAGGATAATCAATACGGTTTAAATAGTATTGATACTTCAGCAAATATCGAAGACGGACAGTTTTTCATAAAGTAATTTTATTATGGATTATTTCAAGAGACTATTGGAAGAGGCTTTCATTAATGAAAGTATTGCAACAGTGTCCAACGTGAATGACGCTATTAACAACCTAACTCAGGTGGAAATACGTTATAATTCGGGGGGGGAGCCGGTTGCAACAGGTCGTCGCATCATATATCCTGTGGCTTATGGTCTCACAAAATCGGGGAATCCTGTCATAAGAGCATTTGAACCGTATGGTGATACCAAGACGAAAGTCCCTGCATGGAAATTTTTCCGCCTTGACAGAATTAAAAGATGGCGTCCATTAAAAAAGACATTTAAGGGTGAAGTTTTGAATGGCTTTAATGAAAATGGAGACGAATCAATGAGTATTGTATATAACATTGCTGATATTAAAGGGCGACCTAAAACAGTACAGTTTCCTAAGATTGGTAATGAACCTATAACAAAGGCCGATGTTTCTCCAAAAGAAAGAGAAAAGGAAATTGATAGTGCATTGAAACAAGGCGAACAATATGGGTCGGAAGAAATAGTTCAGGACCTCATGAAATATGTACCTCAACATGAAGACCCATTACAAGGAATCAAGGCTCAGGTTAATACTCCTAATAAACGAATGGTTTCTCCTGAAATGATGAAGCAAATTGATAAGGATAATGCCCGTAGAAAACTTGCTCAAGCAAAGAAACGTGGGGAAAGGCTTGACAATGAGCAAGAACTCTTTAATATTATTAAAGGAAAGACTGCAGATAAAATTAATGCGCCACAGACAAAGCCAATTACAAAAACAGATATTGGAAATTCAAGCCCTGTGGGAAGTAGCACAATTAAACCTGCAGGTTCATCCCCGATAACTAAAGCGGATGTTAACAATAGAGGCGTTGAATATGAACTCTCGAATGATGACATTGAAGCAATACGTAAAGAATGGGGACTTTCTTAATAAAAAGAAAATATTTTAAAAATGGGATTTAATGCGGAATCATTACGAAGGGCACAGGCATTGTGTAGCCCTGATATGGAGAAAAAAATGAGCGAATATCGCGGGCAGGGTATTTCTTCGGTTAACTTCGATGCGGCACCTGAAACTTATATGACTGAAGGCCAACTTTATGAAGCGGGATATGACCTTTCACAGATAACAGGTAAACAACAAGGTGGAGGTAGGTCCATTAGTGAATCAGGACTTCCTGATGTTATAAAAAAATCATTTATGGAAACCGAAATCAATGTTGATTGTCTTAATCCTGATTATCAACGTGAAAAAAACTTTTATGCGGGAATGGAAGCAATAATTGCTGAAAATGAACGTCAGGAAAGGGGAAAAAGGGCTATCAATGAAGGGGTTGTATCTCAGCCTGATGGTTTTGGTCTTGACCGCGAATGGTTTAAATCTATTGTTGATGAATGTCTTGATAGAAAACTGAAATCGCTTAATGAAAGTGTAATTAAAGGGGTGCGCCTAAAAGAAGGAAAAATCATGTTAACAGACCATGCGGGAAATGTTTTTTCAGCAGTTCTCGAATATAAAGGAAATGTTAATGAACAGAAGAATAAGAAAAGAGGTTAGAAATAACCTCTTTTTTATTTACATTTTTCAAAAAAGAGCGTATTTTCCTTAAAAAGTTAAAGAATGAAAAAAATAAAAGTATTGGTTGTACCAAGTGATACCTTTGGGTGTGGTTACTATCGTTCTCTTAGACCTCATACTAAACTACAGGAACTTTATCCTGATGAATTTGATGTTACAATAAAATACGATTTCAATTGGCGAGACCTTGAAACTATTAAGAAACAGGATATTGTACATTTTCACAAAGGTGTGTACAATGATATTGAAGGATTTCGCAAGGCTCTTCAATTCTGTAAGGAAAATAACATTACTACAGTAATGGATATTGATGATTATTGGGACCTCGGGCCGTTCCATCCTAATTATTTGGGGTATAAGAATACAGGTATTGATAAGATTATTAAGGAAAACGTCCCTCTTGCGGATTATGTTACCACAACAACCCCTATTTTTGAGGCTGAGTTGAAAAAGTTTAATCCAAATGTTAAGATTTTCGTTAATGCTATTGACCCTGAGGAAGAACAGTTCATTCCTAAGGATATTAAAAAGACTGATAGAATTAGGTTTGGTTTCATTATGGGTTCCTCTCATCAGCACGACCTTGAAATTGTAAGGGGTATGGTTAATAGACTTCCTAAGGATATTATGGATAAGATTCAGATTGTCCTTTGTGGCTATGACCTTCGCGGAACGATACAGATGTTTAATGAAAGGGGTGAAATGACAACACGTCCTATTAAACCAACTGAAAGCGTGTGGTATGTTTATGAAAAACTTTTGACTGATGATTATAAAACAGTTTCACCTCATTATAGCGAATTCTTAAAAGCATATATGCCAAATGTTCAGTATCCTAATGTTGACAATGAACCTTATAAAAGATGTTGGACAAAAGATATTATGAACTATTGTACTCATTATAATGAAATTGATGTCCTAATGGTTCCTCTTGCTGATAATAAATTCAATTCATTTAAATCTGAGTTGAAACTTATTGAAGCTGGTATGATGAAGAAGGCCGTAATTGTTTCTGATTTTGGTCCGTATAAGATTGGAACTAAAAATTTCTTTGAAAAAGGGGGAAAAATCAATGAAGAGGGAAATGTAATTCTCATTGATAATATGAAAAAAGATAAGGATTGGGCTAAAGCCATTGAAAAACTTGTCAAGAACCCTGACTATATTGAAAAATTAAGAACTAACCTTCACGAGACAATTAAAGATAAATATAATTTGTCTAATGTAACGGCAGAACGTGCTGCTTGGTATAAAGAGATTGTCAAGAAATCGTGATTCTATCATCCATATTAAATTGTTTTTTTTAACTGCGAGTGTTTTTTACTCGCAGTTTTTTGTTTTTTGAAAATAAAAAACTATCTTTGCCATTGGATAAAATTTTATTTATTATGCTAACACAAGAACGACAAAATGTTGAGTATACAAATTTTTGCTCAGAATTAATGAAAATCAATATCAGTCCGCTTGATATTGTTAATGAAAATAAACTTTTTAATGCACCTGCAGGAATGTCGGAAGATACAGGCAATGCTTTTCCGGGAGGTCTTGTCATGCATTGTAATTTGGTTTTGGGACTTGCAAGAAAAATTGCTAAGAATATTTCAGGTACCTTCCCGAATATTGATGATAATTCGTTAGTTAAAGTATGTCTTCTTCATCAGATAGCCAAGACAGAAATGTTCGTTGAAAACGATGATACTTGGGGGCTTAAAAGGGGATATAAATATAAGTTTGCCAATACTGAAGGTGTGTTGAAAGTGGGTGAGAGGAGTCTTTGTCTTGCCACTAATGCTGGGGTTAAATTCACCCCAATTGAGTTTGAAGCCATGAGGGTTCTCGATAAGGATGGCGATGAGTTAAAGTCTCAGAAACAACTTATCAATATCATTTCACTTATAGTTTTACAGGCAAATGAACTTGCATATGCGATTGAAAAGGAGAGGACAAAATGAGAAAGTTACTAACTGCTGATAAAAATAACATTGAAAAAAGATTTGTTGCAACTCGTGCTAATGGTTGTCTTGACAATCCATTTGAGATGACCGTTCTTGAGTTTTCTGATTCAGGGAAATATGTCAAGTGGAGAAATGTTCAAAATCTAACATTTTGGGATTTAACTGCTGATTTTGAAATTCTTGATACCATAACACCTAAATTTGACTTTGAAGAATTGCGTATTAATATAAACGAAAGAAATTATGAGTGATAGATTAAAACTTGGTTATGATGATGTCGCGATTGTACCTGCGATTATAACTAAAATAAAGACACGTAATGAGTGTAACCCATGCGATGAATTTGGTAGGCTACCAATTTTTGTTTCACCAATGGATACGGTAATTAATGAAGGAAATTATGATGACTTTGCGCGAAACTCACTTAACATTGTAGTTCCACGTACCGTACCTTTGTCAAATCGTATTCAGATGCTTTTCGAGATTAATAATTTTGTTGCTTTTTCTCTCAGTGAAGCAAAGGATTTGTTCGTTGACAATAATCTTGAGAAATATGTTTTTTATGATACTATAAAGAATGGGTGGGGATGCAAAATTTGTATTGACCTTGCAAACGGTCATATGGAGAATCTTCTTGATATCGTTAAGGCAATTAAGATGAAGCATCCTGAAATTGTTATCATGACAGGAAATATTGCGAATCCTAAGACATATATTGAATATGAAAAGGCGAGAGTAGATTATGTAAGAGTTGGAATTGGTGGGGGCTGCTTCACGGAAAATATGGAGGTTAAAACTAATAAAGGCTTAAAGAGAATAAAAGACATTGAAATAGGTGATTGTGTACAGACACATACTGGTGAATTCAAAGAAGTACTTGAAAAACATAAGTTTGAAAAGAATGACACAATTTACGAAATAAATGGTATTGAATGTACTGAAAATCATGAATTTTATGTAGTTAAAAATGAAGATATTGATAAAATAAATGATGAAAATATTCATGAATATGCTTATTGGAAACCTGTGTGGTTAATTGATAAAGAAAATGAAAGTTTAATTGAGTTGTAGTTCACCCCCAATGCCATTTCTTAAATAGTCATACTATTTATATATAAATATAAAATATATGGAGATTTTAAAAAATGTGCTTTTAAGAGATGGTATAAGGTTTACGAAAATTGAAAAAATTAATCATCATTTATTTTTTATTGTTTCTGAAGACGAAACTGTAAAAATAAGATATTCTAGTTTTACTAATTTTGAAATAAAATGTCCTAATTGTGGAAAAATCAGTAAAATTAAGAAAATACAAAAAAGGCATGTAGAGAATGAGTATTTTTGTTCTAGATGCCGTGTTGCGGGAGAAAAAAACCCTATGTTTGGGTATAAATTTTCAGAAGAGCAAAAAAAGAAAATGTCTGAAAATAGAACGGGGGAAAAAAATTTTTTCTATGGTAAAAAACATACAAATAAAACCAAAGAAATGATATCACAATCTAATAAAGGTAGATTATGTGGTGAAAAAAATCCCATGTTTGGCGTTAATGTTTATGCTATGCTAAGTGATAAATATGGGGAGGAGTATGTTAATAAAATCAAGGAAAAAATATCAGAAAAATGTTCTGGTGAGAAAAACGGGTTTTATGGTAAACGTCACACTGAAGAAACGAAAAAAATGATTTCAGAGTCATTAAAACAATCGGAGAAAATGAAGAGTATGTTTAAAAATCCCGAATGGCAAAAACGACATAGAGAGGGAATGCTTAATTCTGAAAAACTCAAAGAAAGTAGACAAAGCCCTGAATATCGTCTTAAAAAACGTTTACAATGGTACAATATGCATGGGGATAGAAAAAATGGTCCTTCTTTTAATAGAAGGGGGTGCGAGGTTTTTGATGTAATCATGGAGCGAGAGAATATTAATATACAACATGCATTGAATGGGGGCGAATTTTTTATTAAGGAACTTGGCTATTGGGTTGATGGGTATGATGCTGAAAATAATGTTGTGTATGAGTACGATGAAAAATTTCATTTTCGTTATGGTGAATTAAAAGAAGAAGATGTTAGAAGACAAAAAGAAATAGAAGAATTATTAAAATGTAAATTTATTAGAATTAAAGATGAAGATTACGAAAATTACATCAATAACAAAGCATGAATATAATGGTTTTGTTTATGATTTGAGTGTTAAAGATAATTGCTCATATAATATTAATGGAATTATTGTCCATAATTCAGGCTGTTTAACTGCTTCAAACACAGGTATTTACATGCCTTATTTCTCACTTCTTAAAGAAATTCATGAGGAACGTAAGAAGATTGATGGTAAGTGTAAAGTTATTGCTGATGGAGGTATCAAGGGATATAGAGATATCCAAAAGGCTCTTATTTATGCTGATTATGTAATGATTGGAAGTCTTTTTAATAAAGCATTTGAATCAGCAGGAAAAACAACTTATGGTAAGTTCTATTGGAATATTCGTGGTTATAAAATTCTTCGTCCTCTAAAGACACTTCTTTATTATGGAAGAGAGCTTGATAGGCTTAAATTTGATAAGTTGAAAGAGCGTTGGAAGAAAGGTGAATTTGTTGTTTGGAAACAATATTATGGTATGAGTACCAAAACAGCGCAAAAACATGTAGCGGAAGCAAACGGTCTTAAAGATGTTAAGTTGAAAACTGCTGAGGGACTCGTTAAATATCAAAAAGTTGAATACACCATTGATGGATGGGTTGAAAATGAAATAGATTACCTAAAATCTGCAATGTCATATACAAATTCAACTTCTTTGGAAGAATATAAAGAATCTGAATGGGTTGAGGTTAAATCAATTGCTCATAATAAGTAGAAACAACGCCAAAAGGCGTTGTTTTTCTTTACCTTTACATTACTTTTTTGTATTTTAATGAAAAGTTTTTAAAATGGCTAAAAAGAATACAAAAAAAGTTGAAAAAACACATGAAAATGAAATAATTGATATCCCCCCTGTAAAAATTATTGAAAAAGAGGAGGATACACTGGAGGCATTAGAAGGTACAACGAAAGGCGTTATTGCACCAATGACAAAAAATATGAATTGGCTTTCAGTTCAGGAACTTGAGTCTAATGAGAGGATGCTTAGAATGCTTGTTCTCTATTATGAGCAAATGTTAAGAATTGATGAAGTTGAGGGACGTCCTGTAATGTCTGAGAACAGGAACAAATATACTCGTTTATCAACCCTCCATAAAAGATTAATGGGATATATTGAAAATAAAGTGTTAAAACTTGAGGATTATGTTTGGGAAGATTAAAAATTTCTTCAACAATCTTCATTTTAAACTGTCTGTCTTCTTTCATTCTTTTTTCAAGGGTATGAAATCGGCTGATGACCGAATGATGGGAATGAAAA